TATCTCAACACCATTAAATATTCTTTTATATGTACGTCGTTCCATACAGCTTATATTAGACTGTATAATAAAACGATATATATTAGAGCCTATTGCAAGTAGATTATCAATCAAATCTGGTTTCTTATATATAGTATCCCATACTTCATCTATTGGAGATGAGAATACTGAGCTAATATATAATGACAGATTAACTGCACTACGTGATGGTTTTCTTCTAGTTTGAAATTCAGATACTAAATCTACTACTGCATTAGATTGACCCATCAATAGTCCATAATGAACTATCCAAGATGCAGCCATATTCTCACGGTAATGGATTTCAATCTTATCAGCATATTCACTTTCTAGAAGATCTTTCGTATTCAAATGACCATCTATCCAAATTACTTTCTTACTATTTTTAATCAACAATTTAAGTCTAGATATAGACTTCTTACTATCTTTGAAGAAGCCTACACCTAGAATGATTATAGTATGATCTTTACTCGTAAGCTTAGTAATATCAGATTGAGAGTATTTATAATTTACTAAAATATCATGACTTGTATCATTACAAAATTCCTCTTTATGATTGTAGATCATGTTAGCTGCAAACATACAATCTTGATTATCTTGATAATAAATTATCATTCTCTCTCACCTTCTATCTCTAGAATACATATTGCGAGATATCAACGTCTTTCATTAACTGAATCTTGTCGTTTTCAATCTCTTTAATTTTTTCGATTTCGTATTTAACATCATCGATTGTGTATTTGATCAATACACGATTACCTTTTTCAGATGGATCTAAAGTTGAATTGAATAATTGATCACCATTCATTTCACCTAACCCTTTATAACGTGTTACTGATGGAGGCGTCAAACTTTCAAACTCTTTCATCAATCCATATAAGGAAACTTTCTTACCATCTACAATAAACTCAGTTGGAGATTTCATGATACATTCGGAAATGAATTGACATGCATTCCATAGAGTTTCACTAAAGTAGATAGTTTGATATCTAGAATCAACTAGACCTTCAATACCATCCTTAGATACTTTTAAGAATGGGTATTTAGATTCAATAGCTTTCTTAAACTTAGCAGATCCTGGTGTAATACCTTGTGAGATTAATACTAAGATATACTCTAAAAGATATACATCAATAGCAAAGGAGTTTGCTACTGTATCGATATCTCTAATATAGTTAGTATTCTTATTAAGTAATTCAACTACATCAGTTTCTGTTAACTTAACCTTATTAGATAAGCTTAAGTTATGAATCTTGAAGAATTCTTTTTGTAGATACTTGTTATATGCTGTACGGTCAGTGAAGTACTTCATCTTACCATTAATCTTAGCACCATATAATGGTGGTACTGTAGCATACAATCTACCAGATGTAATCAATGGTTGCATATACATCAAGAAGAACTTCAATAGAAGACATCTAATGTGTGCACCATCTGGATCGGCATCTGTTGCGATGATAATCTTTTCCCATTTACATTTTTCAATGTCAAATGAACGTCCAAAGCCAGCACCAATTATAGCAGTAATTGCTGCTACTTCTTGGTTAGCTACAACTTTTTCTCGAGTAGCTGCCATTACATTGACAATCTTACCTCGAATTGGGAATAGACCTTGGCGAGTATTATCACGGTTGTTTTTAGCTGGTCCGGTAGCGGAGTCACCTTCCATGATAAATAACTCTAAATTTTTCTTACCAGTCGGTTTAACGAACTTCTTAGGTAACCCGCTAATGGAAGATACTTCCTTAACTTTAACCTTAGCACGTTCACCCTCCGACTTGGCTCTGATTTCTGCAATATCTTTGAAATACTTACAAATCTTTTGTAGGTCATTATTGTTACGCTTAGCCCATTCTTCTAGACTAGCTTCAGTAAGATCTCTAACAAAAGGTACTAAGTCAGCATTAGAGATAATCTCTTTAGACTGACCAGTAAACTCTGGTTCCATGTGAGAGCAAGTTACAATTGCTCTAAGACCAACACGGACATCGTTGTTTGTAATAGTTAACTTACTCTTTGCAGGTAAGTAGAACTTATTCATATAATTTCTAAAGTATTTACTCATACCAGCAATAAATCCTTCTACATGAGTACCATCTCGTGTAGGGCAAAAGTTACCATATGAGTGGATGATTTCACTGTCATCAGCAGAATCAAATGTGAAAGCAATCTCAGCTTTCATCCATTTATCATCACGTAATGCTCCAAATCTAATTGGAGTGATGATAGGTTTCTTAACAATGGTATTTAAACCATCCATCAAACCATCAACGTTAATGATAGTTTCTCTAACTTTAGCACCATCGAACGTTTGACCATTAAATACAACTTTAGCACCTTGCTTCAATAAAGGTACTAGAGATTTAATAAGTCTTAATACATCTTGACAAGTTACTGTAGTCTTACCCATAGTATCTTCATATGGTTTAAACGTAACAGTTGTACCTTGCTTATTTTCGACATTTGGTAAATCTACAATCTTAGCAGTAGCAGCATCGCCTAATTTAAACTCAACTTTCTTACCTTTACCTAAGATGTAGGATTCAACTATAAAATATTCTGAGCATGCATTTGTAACTTTAGCACCTACACCATGACGACCAGAAGAGAATTCTCCAGGTTTCTTATCATAGTTTGAAGATGTATGTTGTGATGCAAATACACGTACTAGACTATTATGTGGAATACCACGACCATTATCTCGAACAGCTAGTTCTTGAAGTGGTTCACTAAAAGCCACATGTATTTCAGTACATGGGCTATCATCTTTCATAAGTTCATCCGCAGAGTTCTGAAAGATCTCCCGAATCATATTAATAAAGCCTTTATTACCTGTATAACCCAAGTATTGAGTAACAGTCTTTCTAACAGCTTCAGCGAAGTTCTCAATGGTCCTAATTTGCTTATTATAGGACTTGATCTTTTCAATTTGTTCTTTAGTATATGCCATATCAGGGTCCTCCTACTTAGCTGTTACATAAATAATCAAAAAATACCAAATGATATGAGCCCATAGGCAAAACGCCTATGGGCAATACCATTCAGACCAGGGTTCTCTTATTTATTATAATGTAACTTTTGTTTCAGTAGTTACATTTTCAGCAGGAGCTGGAGCAGCTGGTTGTTGAGCTACAGGAGCTTGCATTTGTGGAGCTTGTTGCATAGCCATTGGAGCTGTCATTACAGGAGCTGCATAACCATTTGCAAATGGGTTACCCATTTGTGGAGCTGGAGCCATCATTGGAGCTTGTTGAGGAGCTTGAGTGAAAGCACCGAATACTTGACCTTGTTGTGGAGCTGGTTGTTGCATTTGAGCTTGTTGAGCAGCTACCATGTTAGGATCATAGTAACCTGGTTGAGCCATTGGTTGTTGCATTGGCATTACAGGTTGTTGTTGGTTATATACGTTGTATCGTGCACCATAGTTACCATTGAAGATATCTTGGTACGCATCGAAACCGAAGCGGTTGAATGCAGGGTTTGCATTAGGTGCTACAGTTTGGCTATTGGATGTTTGACGTACAACTTCTGTGAAGTTTTGTACAGCCATTTCATACAAGTTAGGAGCTTTGCGAAGAAGTGGGATCATCATCATATAATCTTTGTAGAATTCTTCGTCAAAGTTTACAGCGTATAATTTCATTTGTTCTAAGAAGTTAACCAAGTTGTTTACGGAAGCTTCGATATCTTCTTTAGAACGGATAGTTAAATCGAATTCTGCACCACATTGGCTACATTTAACCATATTGCCACCACCGATTGGGTTGATAAGCAATTTAGTTGCGTTTTTATGTGGGCATTTAGCACGAGCTACATCGACAGGATCGATGTTCATGTTGAACTCGTTCTTAACTGGTTTCAATAATTCCAAATCCTCTTTAGTCATTGGGTTTGTAACTTGAACTTCTTTGAACATAGTTTGAGCAGGCATTACGCTTGCACCATACATAGGTTGTCCAAATTGTGGAGCAAAGCCCATTTGAGGTTGTTGGAATTGTTGTTGTGCGAATTGTTGTTGATACATACTTGTATCCTCCTTTGAATGTAATAAGAGATTTCTCATTGTATATAATAAAACATATGTGTTATTATATCACGTTAATAATATACAATTATCGAGATGTTTAGGGTATGATATTTTAAAATATCATACCCACATCTGATAATTATTGTTGACGTTCACGGATCTGTTGAGCCGTAACTCTGTGTTCAGCTTTAGCACGATCTTCTTGTAATTGAAGGGTAGCTTTAGCTTGAGCATCGATAGCAGCTTGCTGTGCAACGATTTCATGAAGTACATCTTCAGGTACTGCATTAACGTAAGTACGCAAGTCTTGGTTATCGAATTTATTAATAAAGTTCTTAATTTGATCATCAGTAAAGTTAAATGCTTTAGCTAATGGTTGAACTGATTTATGTGTAGAATAAGCAATCATATACTGAACCATTTCAAATGTAGTAATGATTATCTTTGTTTTTACACCAGGGTGATTTTGTTGGTCATCATTAGATTTAATAGCTACGATAACCTCATTAGGATCATCCCATTTAACAAACATAGTTCCTTCATCAATGATAATACCATTATCGCAATATAAGCGAATAGCAATATTATTTTCAGTAGCTCTTAGTTTGTCACGATATGCTTTTAATTGTGTTGCATCCATCGTCTAATCTCCTTTTGTAATAGTCTTTTGCACACTTTACAATGCTTTCAGGTGCATATAATATAGTTACTGCAATGTTTGGCTTCTCAAACAAAATTATATAGCGACGGAAATAAACTGCATATCGTTCTTTGTTTCTTTGTGTATTACACCGTTTGGTGTAAGCATTCATAAGCTTATAAAGCTTAGAATAGGGATCTAAATAATCCATATAGATCCCATCATACAAAGCATTTTTTATTAATCGTTCCACTCCTTTTTTAGGAAGACCTACTCTACTTTTTGCCCTATCGTAGAAATGATCGGAAATACTATAGTCTGCGTTGAGCATATGGATCACGTGCTGCCATAGTCAACTTCTTATTCCAGATTGTTGACTCAGCTACATGGATAATCTCAGGATTGAAAATCCCAGACATTACGTATTGTTTGAATTCTACTAGAGCATTCAATAAGATAGAATAGATTTGGGCATTGGAGTGGTGGTACAAATAGAAGCGTTGCTCCACAGGACCATAGTTTTCTGGCAATAGTCCTTGCTGAGATTGCTCTGCAAATGCACCATAGAAATGAATAGCACCGGCTGTAAACATATGATAGTTTGCATTAGCTTTAGCTACACTGATTAAGCTATCTAATAGACGATCAGACTTGAAGTATTCTTCATAATCTGGTACGTTAATATTAGCATTAGCTAAATCATTAAGAATACGATTAGATAAATTCTTGATTTCTACAAAGAATCTATCACCATACTTAGCTAGGAAATCAGGACCATATTTCTTAATCTCACGATCAATAGCATTAGGTCTTGGTTTACCATTCTTATGGATGCTAAGAGTATGGTTTTTCTTAGAGAGTTTTTTCTCTTGCTCGATATCGATTTTAGTGATCTCTTTGAATCGATCCATAAAACCTTTACGATAATAATACTCTAACTGACTAGCTGGTTGGTTACCCCATACTGGGATTTGAACTGGCTGGTTAGATTGAGTAAACTGAGCAACCCATTTCTCTGCTTCAGCTTTACCTTGATTAAAAGCAGTGGTTACTTCATTTAAGTTTTCATTAGACATCGTATTCGTCTCCTTCCTCTTCAAGACGACTAATATCTTGAAGTACAGAACCATTCATAATCATATGAATAGCATTGTCATAATTTTCACGCTCTGTCTCAGAGATTTCATCGATTTCAACTTGGGATTCTAGATAACGTTGAATATCAAAGTCATCTTGGAACCATTTGTTTCCATCTTCATCTTCAATAGAATCGAGATAGTGCATGAATTGAACTAATGAGATAAATCCATCATAATCATATGGGCGAGTTTGCCATGAAGAGATTTTGGATTTCTCAAAGTCAATAATATCTACATGCTCGATGATATACTCACGAACTGCAGTTTGACCCATTGCGAATTTGAATGTCTTCTCTTGATCATATCCATCAATGAAGAATATGAAGAGAGTATACATTCTTTCTTCTGGGTCCACATTAAACTTGCCGTTTTCATCTGGCGTAATTGGAAACGCCAGTTGAAGTGGGCTCTCAAAAATGTTACCATTATCCATAATTAGTTTTCCTCCTTTGTGCATAATATACTAAAAACATAATCAGGAATCATGTTTATAATATATGCTCTTAGAAGAATTTAGGCTTAGGTTTTACATATATCATATAGTTTGAGAATCTAGTGATACCAGTGTATATTAGATTAGACATAATATCCCTATGTAGGAATTCTTCCATAAAGATACCATGGCTATATTGGGAACCTTGAGATAAATGTGTCGTAATAGCATAAGCTAATTCGAACTTATCTGCTTTATTATAAGGACTTCTTTTAAGATATTCTTTCTGATCTTGAGGAGCTCTATAGTATTGTAAATCCATCTTAATCTGACTAAATAGATTATTACCATCATCTAGGAAGTCTATAGTCATTTCTTTTAGATCTTTCCTAATAGTTGTAATATCTGGATGGTTTCTAACTATACCTCTAAGACCATTGACTAGATTAATACCATTTACTTCAATATTCCAATTATTCTTACGACAAATCAATGGTTCATTGAATGTAGGATATTGGGTTCTAATCTTCAAGATATCATTTCTCATAAGATTATTAACGTATTCCCTAGTCTTATTTTTACAGCATAGGATAACATCTGCATATAATGCCATCTGATCTGTAAGTTCATCTTCTGGTATTACTATAGCATTATTATAAAAGCCAAAGTGTATAGGTAACCCTTTGATAGCTCTATCTGCTAGATATACAATACCAGATTGCTCTGCTTGTCTCATAATTTGGTCTAATCTATAGACCTTGCCTGATACTAGGTATCCTGGATCATCTCCTACAGGTGGTAACTGATTAAGGTCTCCACAGGCTATGATCTTGATACCGAATGATTCTATGTCTTCTACCATAGATCTTGGAGTCATAGATGCTTCATCTATGATTATTAGTTTAATATCATGGAGACGTTCTCTTTTAACCCACTTAAGAGTAGTCTTAGGTTTATTAAAGTACGTATCCATAACAGGTTTACCATTATCATCTAACATGATAGACTCAGATGGTTCATATATAGATGAATGTATGGTCTTAGCTCTAGTCATACCACGATTACGCATTACTATAGCCGCTGTACCAGTATAGCTCATTGGCAGTATCGAATCATATGGTATATTTAAGCGTTTTATTATTTCATTTAATACAACAGTCTTACCTGTACCAGCCGCACCAGTATATTGAAATACCAATTCAGATGAATTTTTATACCAATTCACTGCTGCTGATACAACTGCTTCTTGACCTGGGTTTAAAGTAAATCCCATAATCATTATCTCCTTTTACGTTTCTTAGTTTCTATCTCTGGTGGATAGTCTATATTCTCGTAACCGAATCTTGATTCACCGAATAACATGAAGTCTATAATCTCCATATATTGTAAAGAAGAATTATAGTACTTTCTTGTAGTGAATTGTGTACCATCTGACATCATTACGTGTAATTGACTTCTTGGATCATTAGCTGGACCAAATATCTTAAAGTAATTAGATAGATAGTAGCTATTGTCATCCCATTCGTCAATAAAGATATCAAATAGGAACTTCATAATATTCTTATTATTAACTGGGTCGAATATAATAGAATCACCATAAGCACTTTCATAATAGTCTACTGGCATTCTAAGATATTTACCTTTATAGTCTAGATCTCTAAGATCTCCATTATTATCTGGAATACAGATATTACGTGAATAGAAGTCTTTCTCTAGACCAAGTTTACTTATTAGAGTATATGTAGCACCGATTACATTATCGTCCCACATACACATTAATGCGTTTTCCATTTCAAATATTCCTCATGCCCCAAAACATTATAGTATATAAGAATTGAGGTGTAATAAACATGGATGATAAATATAATTCTGATTCTGGATTAGGATTTACCGAAGTTGGTATCCTTACTTCCGTATGTAATAAATATGAGCCTGGATATCAAACGTTTTATGTGCAAGCACTTAATCCGATGAATATGAAGTCTCCTATTAAAACTACAACTAAAGTTCAAAACCCAAATATCATTAATAAAGAAAAGTTCTCTACTGGCAAAGTTCAAACAGGTTCCAATATCCTTATTGAGATGCCTAAAGAGGTTGCTAGAAACTTTCCTACTAAATTCATACCTCCTGGGACTAGATTTACTATAGCATTCCTTGGTGGTGATATAAATAAACCAGTTGTTACAGGAAGGGACTACGATGGCTACGAAGACAACGCTAAATAGTATTAAAGCATTTATCAACACAAAGCCAATCATTAGTACTGATTACTCAAACATGTCCTTCATTGAAGAACGTGAGCGTATTCAGTTTGCTGTTGGTAATATAATCACTGATGATTATTACCCTGAATTAAAAGCTAAATGCGTTAAAGTCCATCTTGACGATAAAGAGATTCAAAAGTATAAATATAGACCTAAGATGCTAGCATACGATGTGTATGATAACGCTGAGTTATACTATATCATTCTTAGAATCAATGATCTTTATAGTGTTAAAGACTTTAACTTAAGTAAAAAGTATATCTATCTATTACCTAAGAAAGAACTCAATGCTTTTCTAGCAGACGTCTATACTTTCAGTAATGATAATATACTTACATTTAATTCAAATCATAAGATTAAAAACGTATAACCAAAGGTCTAGGCTCATTGTAGTCTAGACCACTATTTATTCCAAGTGAACTCTATAACATCATCTATTAACGCTGGAGTACATCCTGAAATATCTTCTTGGTCATTATATAAGAGGGCATCCGTATAAACTATTCTAGGAGTACCATCTTCTAAGTCATCCATATTGAAATCTCTAACTACATTTGCAGCTCCCTGAATCTCGTCAGGTGGTGTAACTCCAAATAGTGTATAAGTATAGAGTTTCTCAGCATCATTAAATTCATTAAACATTCTTAAACCAGTCTTAAGCACGATCTTGGTATCATCGAAGTTAGCTCCTCGATTATATGGATCTGCTTCATAACAATCTTCAAGTTCTTTAATGAATTCTTTACTAATACCATAAGCATCAGATTTCTTTTTAACTGTATCTGATTCTTTAATCTCTACAGGTTTCTCATTACCTAATAATGCACCCCAACTACCATTATTATTTTCATTATTAGCAGTCTTAAGTTCATTTAATGATAACTTAGATAATGGTTCAGCTAAATGAATATCCTGTAGGAGTTCTAAAGGTCTTTCTTTAGAATAAGGTAAATAGAAGAATTGAGATGATTGGGTTTTAAAACGTTTCTTAGCATTTGCCATACCAAGATATCGTCTACCATCAGCTCCATCTTCTGGTACTAAGATGAATGCAGAGTCAGCATTTTCTGTAATCAAAGTAGATTCACCAATATTAGCTCGACCTACTTTACGTACTAAATCTGCTTCAGTAGATTTACGACCTTCATCAATTATCTTAGCAGCATCACGATTCAACTGAGATGCAGTAATAACTGGAATATGTTTAGCAATAGCAAATTCTTTAAACTCATCTACTACTGCACCAAGAGCTATACGCATATCACCACCCATGAGTTTAAAATCACGAGGTCTAATACGTTTAATATAGTCTTGTACTAAACAAACGACTTCCTGTCCATTAGCAGACATTTCATCATAGATTGTATATAAGTAATCTGTGTCTACAGAGTTACTTGGTACATATCTAAATTCAATATCAATAGGCGAATCATTAGTTACTCCTAAGCCATTTTGTCTAAGAAGATGCATTACTTCTTTATAACCACCGAATTCACTAATATCATCATCTGATACTAAGATACTAAATACACGTTCCAATGTCTCGTTCAATGTATTTTCCATCGTTAGGAATAATATAGTTGGACGTTTAGTTGGATCTTTTGTAGTTATATCTTTATTATTACCTTTGATTTGAAGTGTTAGATTTAATAATGTACTAGATTTACCTTCACCTGGTAAGCCTAGATAAATATAACAACGATCATTCTCAAAGCCGCCATTCAAGGATCTATTGATTGCTTGAATGCCTGTTTTTAATTTTGTAGAACCATCGAGAGATCGATTATACATGTGAGCCACTGTAGCTTCGAATTGCTCATCATTAGATAATGATAAGGATTCAGAAACACTAGTTACACTTACATTCTCTTTGATCTTTCTGTTGACTTCAATAATTTGCTTTTGTACACCTTGGATGATTTTGAACTTTTCAGCTTCATCAGATGTAACAAAGTCACCATATTCATGATAGATATTAGACATAATAGATTGAGTATAGAAAGAGTTTCTATGAGACCCAATATTATGCTCAATGAATGCTATCTCATTAGCACCCAATGGTTCTTCTAGTTTCTTTAATGAGAATAAGTTTTTCTCATCTAACCCCTGCAATGCTGCTTGAAGAAGGATATCTCTATTTTCATATCCTTTAAGTCTAGCATCGACCAGTTGTCTTAAAAAGTGGTAAGTAGTCTTTTCACGAACTTGCTCTACACTAAAATTCTTACCAGGGTCTACCATTGTAAGTAGTTCCCTTAGATCTGTTAATACACCCCTGTTTGAGGTATGTATGGTCTTTAAGATATAATTTGCATATAAGATCATTGATGATAGCGGTAATACATATCCGCCACCTATATCTTTCTTAGCCATCTTCAATCCTCACTTTACGTAATTGATCACTCCTTTAATAGTTCAATTAACTCTTCAGGAGTGATGTAAGTAAATCCCTTACTATCATTTATATACCTACTTAAGATATCAAACTCAGTAAGGCTTTTATCAGTTATATAATCATATTCCCTGCACTGCTCAAGTACTTCTTGAGATTGGCGTCTGATTATATCATTCTTATAATCACACTTAATAGCAATATTTGGATTATTCCTATAGAATGACTTAAGAATATTTATATTCTCGTGCTCTAGTGTAAACTCCATACGGATATTATCTACGCCTTGAGCTTGCCGTTCTTTAATGAATGCAATAATCTTTTGAGGATCATCTTTGATCATCTCATCAAAGTTTATTGTATCATATCTATAAGACTGTATCTCTTCAAAGTGAACGTAATACTGTCTTGTGTTTATATCATGTAATAAGATTAGATATCCTTTAGGTTGCTCTTCACCATAGCACCACCGATAAGGTGATCCACAATAGTAGAAGTCTCTTTCATAACAACCTTGGACGTGTACATGACCTGAGATGACTGGTCCCATAGAGTATCTGAAATTATCCATTCCAAATACTGGACTCGGTGCATCTAAGTCAATTTTATCTTTTCCATATATAGCACCTCTAATTGTACCATGCATGCATACTGCATCATAATAATTCTGATAGAGGATATTCTCGTAAAACTCCCTTCCCATTCCTGGCACTTCAGGTATACATAGGATACGTTTTTGTTTTACATATTCAAATTTTATAGTTTCAATTACACGTACATCTACTGATGGATCATTCATATATCTATAGAATAGTTTAGTTTGATTAGCATCATGGGATGGTGTACCATGTAAGATAAATAAAGTACATTGTTTAGTTCGACATACTTGAACTAATTCATCTATAAACTTCAATGCATACATAACTGCATCGGAGTTACTCATAAACTTATGGTGGAATAAATCACCATTAATTGATATCAAGTCTAAGTCTAATAGCTTGATTCTATCTATAAATTGATTCTTAAGAATCTCATATTGTTTAGCTGGATCAAATACCCCAAAGTGGATATCTGAAATATGTGCTTCTGTTAAAATATTGCCTTTCATAATCTGCCTCTAATGAAAGAAAAGAACTCGTAAGGATCCCTGAAGGACCTTACCTTTATTTAATAATCTGTTAGACCATTAATAAAAAAATATTCCCAAGAGTCATAAAAGACCCTTGGGAAATGGTTCTATTTAGTTATCATTTCGAAACATTCATAGAAGTTTTCATCATTAATGTCTTCAGGCTTTAATTCATCTGTTGAAGCGTAACGATATCTAATAACGTTATACTTAGCAGACTTTTCAATACGACCTAAAGAGTTATTTAAAACTACACGAGCAATATCTTCATCTTTGAATGTAACTCGTTTATAGTTCTTAAGAGCAGATTTCATTTCTTCTTCAGATGCTAGTTCAATGAATGCTTTATAAGCATCAGCATCTTCTAGATTGGAGTCAATGAATTGAACTACTCGTCCAGTATCAATGATAATATCATCATCAGATTCTGTAGGTAATGGGTATCCGTTACCGGCAAGTCCAATGAATAAATCATTCAAGATTACACCTGGATCAGTTGGATCATCAGAAGTAATTCTAAGAGATCTGATTGCATTATATTTATAATTGTATTCATATTCAACTACAGCCGTCGTAGTATAAATAGTACAAGTATAAACTGGTCGAATATGATCACTAAAATCTAATCCAACTACTCTTGCTCTTTGATCTTCTTCTAGACCTTCAAATTCTGTTGGATCAATTGAATTAGTTCTATCTTGACGATATTCTAAATCAATCAAGATTGCATGATCTTTCAATAGATTCAAAATTTGACGTAATTCTTTAAAACTTACATTGTACTTCTTACCTGCCATTAGGTTATACCTCCATACAATACTTCATTAGATTAACAAAAGATCTCATCATTCTATTGATGAGATTAATAAATAAGTATTCATCGATCTTATTAGTAATCTCTAATTCACGATCTCTGAATTTATTACTGGACACTATTTCATTAGTGACAGTATTTTTAATAGAAATTGTAATGATTGGTTTATCTTGATTCAACCCAATAGTACAATAGCTAGTTTCATTAAGATCAAATTCAATATAGATTGAACCTGACTTGGAATATGTGATAGGAAGACCATCTTTCATATCCTTCGTATTATGGAAGAAGAAAGATATCTCTGCTATCTTAATGAATGCTGCCATCTCCCGCATCATATCATATGATGGAGAAGTATGGATTAAGTCATCAAAGTATTTACCTAGTTTATATTTGTATATCCACTTAGGTAAGAACCAACTAGGAATTGGTTCAGTGATTTTATCAAAGAATATGTTTTCCATGTTAGCTCCTTTTAAATTTCATAACCTCTTTCACTGAGGTATTCATTGAAATCAAAATCTTCATTGGATTGATTCATAGCAGCAATTGCTAAGATATCCATAAGATCAAGATACATAGCTTTAGCTTGTTCTTCTGTCATGATTCCTCCTAACTTAAAGTAGTTGGTTTAACTGTAGGCTTAGTATATGGGACTATACTCTTAAGCTCTTTACCAACTTCATTATATAATTCTTTAGCTTCTCTATAAGAGAGTGGAGTAAAGTTATCCTTATTCAATGCAATTATAGTTAATAAGTTAAAGTTTAATTCAAAATCAGTATCTATTCTAACTATAATTTGTTTATTATCTTTAACATAGTTTAAGAAATATACTATGTTAGGTAGATCATCTTCATCTATAAGCTCTCTACCAAAACATGATATATATCTATTCTCATCATAGATAATATATGTGGATATAGTTTTAAATATTCTAATCATTTCAGTGGTATTTGGATTAGAGCATAAGGTTGTTAAAATTCTTGGAGCATTCCAACTATCCCGTAAGTCTTCCATAATATCACTATCTTCTGAATCATAAATATAAAAGTCATCAAGTCTTTCATAGTATGATATAAAGTCTACTAATAGTTTTTCAGCAAGATTGATTGTATCTCTAAGAGTATCTAATACTGTTTTAGTATAGCATGCTACCGGCACAACTATAGCACAATCTTTTACTTCATCATCAAATAGAAATCTAACTTCAAACGTAGCTTCTTTATTAAAGATAACTACAGCTCTTTTATCAGATATATCATCAGTAATGACTTCAATTCGAAGTTTATTGAAATGAATAGTATTAAATATATCAATTAAGAATGGAGATATAGTACCATGAATCATCATGATACTATTGTCTGTCTCTTCCAGATATTGCATTAGGATTTCTCCCAAGAGAGGAATATCCTCTCTTGGAAGTACTTTAATTAAGTCTACTGCTTTATCCATTATTTACCACCTTTTGGGATACTTTTAACGATACCAAGTAGATCGAATTCATCATTAATCGCTGTGCTATTAGATAAGCTGTATGCAGAGTTGATGATAACAATACCGGCTTTAACGTCATAAGTAATATAGGTGCTATATTTAGCTCCGATCTTAATAGTATTACCATTTACATCTACCCAAGCTGTAGGTGTTTTTAAATTACCTACATCACTACCTGGGGTGGATAAGTAATCAGCAATCGATAGTAATCGTTTAATAGTAAGATCGGTAGAGAATCTTTTGAAAGATTTAATTACAGTGAACTGATCAAATGAGGAACGTAGTACTTTTGCAATACTAGTTCTTAATTTACGTTCACTTTCAATACCCAAGTCATCAAGCATCATACTTAAGATAAGATTCAATGCATGATAAGATTCATGAGTAATAATTGAATTGGATTTGATGTTGAATACAACATCATCAGATTCAGGAATAACTGCTATTTCTACTGCGCAGCTACTACCAATAAATTTAAATACCACAAGACCTGGGTTTGGTTTGATTACATCAGAGAATGTAATCTCACATCCATTAGCACCAGCTTTGTATTGTGGAATAATAAAGTTATCCTCTTCTACTTTCTTTGCTAATTTTGTTAAACCGTTAGCGTAGCGAGAAAATAATAAATTAGGGTTGATCAATTTCATAGCTGTTGATCTCCTTTCTAAAAAAATAAAAGAGGTGTGGTCTTGGCGGGGGATTTCACGTTCATTGTTTATGATATAGTTTATAGTGTTTGATGTGCAATATTTCCTTGGGAGTGTGAGAGTGGAAATATTGAGAGGTTTGTTTGGATTGTATTGTGTTTATATAGGGGGTCCGCCAAGACCACGATAAGAGAAGTTCATCTGCCAGGGAGAGCAGATGGATATCGATTCCTCGATATCACCTAAATAATATATAGCTAAAATAAAGTTTACCTAGCACGAGTTCTGGTATCTTCATTTAGGCTATCAAAGATAGTAAAGTAGACAGAACCACAGATTCTATCTTTAACGATATTATATAATAAGGTACTATCAAATGTCTTCTTATCCATAAAGTCTAGATTATCTGTATTTAGAAGATACATATAAAGACATACCTCTTGGTTGCTCATATAGTCATCTGGAATTTCATATAGATTGTAATCTGTGTTATTAAAGAATCCATGATTGATTAAGATATTCTCAGCTGCTAATTTAAACAACTCTATATCTTCATCTTCTCTTAGAGTATCAAATAAATCATATGAGTCTACTTCAGAGACTCCTTCAAAGTCATAATGCTCTGCATCTTTAAGATATTCTTCTTTCTCGAATCTTTCTAGAACTCTAAAGTTAAATCTAGAGAGATCTATTAGATCAGAATTTCTTTTATCGCTAGTAAACCAATCTCTATACCATTCAGTCTTTCTTAGATCGGTCAATAAAGAGACATCATCTAGATTGATTATATCTTTATATAGATTAAAGACATTCACAGAGCTTAGTATTAGTTCTCTATTCAGTCTTTCGCCAATAAATATAGTTAGAGCTTTACCACGATCTCTATTATTAAGATCTTTTAGTTCATAGATCTTAGATAGAGTTTCCTGTAATAACTCCGTATAAGTTTTATCCATTATAGTTTACCTTCTTTTACGTTAGTATATATAAAGTGAGCAATAGCCATAACTAATGCATCAGAGTCTTCACGGTTTATATATAAAGATAGCTTTTCTTTAGCTTCTTTACCATACCAGAATTCTGCTCCTGGTACATGGGCATTATGCTCTTGATATCTAACATTTAAGAATGAAGACTCATTTATAGTCCACCATAAATGCTTATCATTATCAATGAATACTTCTTTCTTTAAGATAAGATCTTTATTCTCTTCTACTAAGTCATATAACTCAGTAAGTAAAGAAGCCTTATCAAATAAATATATATAGCTACATAACCAGATTAGATTATCATCAGTCTTAACTGGGAATATGTCACTTTGAGGACGTAAAAAGTTAGTATATTCTAAAATAGTTCTATTAGGTGATTCCAAGTATTCTAACTTAGCCTTATCAATATCTAGTTTAGTATAGTCATATTTAACATTAGACCAGTCTTTAGACTTAAATTGTTCAATTACTTTGCTTAAAAGATTCATCACATCTCCTCCTTTGTTATATGAATGTCTTTAAATTAATAAAAAAATAAAGCCAAGGATCATAGTAACCCTTGGCTGTATTCTTAGTCTAAATTGTATCTAATAAACTTAATAGTGTTATTGATTTCTTTTACTGTTGGTAATAGAGTCTTATATCGATTGTAATCACTTTCGATATTAGTCACTATTACTTTATCAGATGGAGATAGATATCCTCTATCTGTAATAGCTCCAAGCTCTAAAGTCTTTTCAAGTTTATTAACTTTGAAGTATTTTAATCCTCCAGCCATAGCAGGATTATCATATAACTTATCATAGATAAAGATATACTTATCATATGTATCTTGTATATCAGATCCATGTCTATATCTAGTGATTCGATCATGTTTATCTTTAACAATCATTGCTGGTAATTGTTTATATTTACCCAACTCAGATTTAAGAATATCAAATTTCTCTACCATTCTATCTCTAACATTAGTTAGCTCACGGATCAATGTAAGAAGATTAAGACATCTAATATCGCTTAAACATACATCAGCACACTTAAGTCTATTTTGATATCTAATAGATACATAAGGAGCTTCATGAGGATACTCTTCAGTATTAGTCAAAATAGTTCTCTTAATATTAAGATGAACTTGTACAGAGTCTTTAATACCCAATCTAGTCTTACCTAAACGGATATTGCATTTAGGATCTAAAAACATATCATGCAATACATTCTTAACTTTATATCTGCTATTAGAATCATAAGATCGTAGTACTTTATTGAAGATATATCCAATATCTTGACAAATAGCACTAATAGATTGCAATCTTGTTAAATCACTTTCTGGTAAATACTTAGTTACACCTTTTTTCATTACTTGATACCTCCATTGATTAAATTATCAATTTTTCTAATTATACTATTCAACTCTTTTGGAGTTAAAAGATAGCCTGTACGTGAGTTACCACCATCAAGACTAACTATCATCTTCTCTTTAGGATCAACGTAATATAATAATATCTTTCCATCATAGAACTTCATAACGCCTTCTTCAAATTTGATATTTGGATAGAAGGATTGTAATAATGGACTTCCGATTAATAAGTCATATATCTTAATATATTTATCAAAGTCCTTTTGACGATACTCTGAATCTAAATAGTCAATATTACCATTTTTATATACTACAATAGTATGATCATTCCCTTTAAACTTAGGCAGTTTAGTCTTATCGAATTTATAAATATCAATAAGACGTTTTCTGATTTTATGTAGCATATGTATTACATAACGTATATCATAATCTTCCATCCAACGGAATGAAGTCTCACTATTAGTCTTATCAACATAGCTAACGCTAATTGATCCAAGACTACTATCGACTATTCTAGGTAAGTTATTATAGAAAGATACAATAGCTCCCCCATTATGATTTAGTTGGCATTTGAATAAACTAAGTCGTTTATCGATATTATCTAATATTACTCTAAGATTCTGTCTACACTTATATCGTGTAGATCCATCATATCCTCTTAGAATGATATTAAACATATATCCTATCTGATGTCCAAATTGCTTCACTGACCTCAGTAGAATAAGATCCCTTTCATTAAGTTTCTTTAGTTCTTTCATTTTTATCAATCTCCTTTAAGATAAAATATATACGTGATAGGACTAGATATCCTATCACGTATATAATATATAACTATTTATCTATTACCCATTCCATAAAATACTTAACACAAACTCTAAGCATTCTATGAGTATTCAATTTAGGATCCATTGTTGGATCTAAATACTTATCGATCTCATTATCATTATATCTATTGATATTGAATTCACTTACATACTTCTTACCAGGTTCTACCCAAAGAGTATATGTAACTTTAGCATCGATCTCTTTATTAAGAAGAAGATGATGTGCTGGTCCAGCATTAATAGCTACATTCTTAGGACATTCGGTGATATCAAATAAGACATATTCATTTCCTGGAATACGTTTAATCTGATATCTCACAGTAGGATCATTCTTAATATAGAAGATGTAATCTTGAGGATTGTTTAATTGGATTCCTACTACACCAGCAATTAGCTCATAAATATCCGCTGTCTCAATATAAGCAAACATACTCTTTCTTAATTTATAAATTTTATATTTGTACCACAAACTTTTTAAGACAGGACATGAGTCATACTCATGGAGAAGTTCTTTATATAGCACTATAAACTTCTGTAGCTGTGGTATATTAAATGTCTCCAGTATTGGACTAAACATATTTTATCACACCCATCCAAATAACTGACAAACTGTTGCAGCTAAAGATATTAAGAGAATACCAAATAGAATAGCAGATAACTTCTCTACTAAGATTAATACTCTTTCTTCTCTATTAGATAAAACTTCTTCACCATAGAAACTATATAGAACTACTGCATCTATTACAAATAATGCAAATGAAACTATCATTACTTTATAAGAAAACATTATAAACTCCCTATATATTAAATACCCACATCCAAGCTGCCAAGAAGGATGTCAATAAAGTTACTATTAATGCAAGCCCACCAATAGTTACACTGATACCATCATTTATATCTAACCCACGAGTAATTACAACTAATACTAATGTAGTTATAAGTGAAGCTGCAGCTATTTTAAACATCAATAAATAAAGCATGGGTGTCCTCCAAATACTGTGATTAACCATACAAAAACAATAAATGATAACCCAGCTACACCTGCAAAGAATGCAGTTATCCATAATAATACATCACCAATCTTAGATTCAAGATTGATGATTTTTATTGCACATCCACCAACTCCAATTATACCAGCAGTTAGTAATGATGCTAATGCTATATTTCCAAATAATTCACTCATATTATTTCACTCCAAACTCAGAGAGTTTAATCTCTTTTAATAACTTGATACTATTGAATGAGCTTAATGTATTGATGAATCCATTGAATAGATTATCAACTAACTCCTCATTCTGTTTAATATCTATAGTATACTGCTTATACTTAGATTCATATTTATTAAGCTGTAATACTGTAAGCTTATCTACATGGATACCTATCTTAGATAGTAGATATCTATATGCTGATAATTGCATAAAGTATTTATAACCAATATTACTTGAGGTCTTATAGTCTACAATATGAACTTCATTACCGATCTTCATAACTGCATCTATAGTCCCACAAAAGTATTTACCAATAAGTGATTTTTCTAACATGATTGGTTCTATAAGAATATTCTTCTCATATCCACAATCATTAAACCATTGAATGAATGACATAAATCCCATAGTCTTATCCACTGGATCTGTCATACATAATCCATCAGTCAGAAACTGTTCAATCTCATTATGAACTTTAGTTCCTTCGACGGCATATCTATTTAATTCTCTACGATATCCAATACCTTTAAATCCCAATGAGTTTGCCCATTGAGCGATATAGTCTTCATTTATATGACTAAGTACTTGAGTCACACTTGGAACTTTATTTTCTCCGTGCTCATAAGTACCTATACGTACCTCATCTGAGTTGAAATCAAACATAATTCTCCTCCTTTATATCTATATGTCTAGGCATTATTAAAGAATTACTTAGAGAACTTAATAGTAATATAGTTTCGCCGACTATATTACACATATATCATAATGAGAACAGTGACAGCCAGTGTTTTCTTGTATTCATTTTAGATGTGTGTCTCCATTGTTATAAACACATACTTAGTTGCACCCCTAGGAGGTTAAGTCTCCTAGGGGTGTATACACCTGCAAATTAAACATTGTAGTAATATTTTAAGATACTTTTCGAAGGAGGATTATAATGGCTCAGTTGAATTTCAAACTCATAAATGAGACTTTTATCTTTTCCCAATATAAAGATGAATATGAAAAATCTGTCTTAAGCTTTATCAAAGGTGGTAAAGTAATTGACGTCCATTCTGAAGCTTTTGCTGATATTGCATATGACGTTAAGAAAACACAAGTTGGTTCTTTCTTAATCTCTGCAATGGAATCTAAGCAAATTGTACTTTATACAAGTACACACCCATTAAACCGTAGTACTCGAGTATTAACTGCTAAAGATATTAAAGGTGGCACTGGTAAATACTTGATCTATGTAGACTGCACTCAAATCATTGACTTTGAAGGTGGTAAATATAAATGTAACAATGTTAAACAACTAGTTGCTCATCTATTAGAGGCATCTGTAAACATGATGTACTTTGCTGGCTTTACTAATATCGTATCCAGATTCGATTTAGTTAAATCCGGTGCATATGCTTTTGCTTCCCTATTCAATAATATTATTAACTATCTATTCAAAACGAATACTGTAAGTAATATCCATAACCGTGTTATGTACTTAGCTTCCCAATACTTCATTAAGAATATTATTGGTAGCAATAATCCTAAATATGGTTATGCTAATAATACAGCATTCTCTAAACAAATTGCTCGTATCTCTGATCGTGAAGTTGAATTAATTGAATCCTATGTGGAACGTGATTCCTTCAAGAACTTAGATGCATTTGTAGCTATGCTTAGAGATTCTTTGAAACTCCATAAATTAACTACTGAAGTAGTAATTGCTACATGGGTTAAAATGTACTCTCCATCTGCTTTATTTGCATTAGAGTACTTCCCAGCATTCTCTGCTATGATGACTAATGCCTATATTGGATGCTATTTAAATAATCAATCTACTATTGAAAAGGTGACTAACCGTGGACTTCCTGAATATGTTAAAACAGTTCTAGATGTCGGAGGTCAATACTATGAAAACTTACGATAACGAAGTTTATAACTACGTTGATCAACTTAAGAATTATTCTACTACAAATATCTCTGGGATGCAAAAAGGTATCGTCCCAGAGGTAGTTGATATTAGCTGGGATAAGATGAACTACTATGTATCTAAAGGTATTCGTCACTATGTAACTTATGAGAAAGAAGGCTACGTGCTTCGTATAACTGGAGTACGTTACCGTCTTAATTACTTGACTAAGAAAACTATTGACTTCGATAAACGTATGACTGATGCAGTCAACGAAGGTTTAGTATATCCATTTATGTTATTTGTAAATGGTCGACATGTAAAATGGTCTACTTTCCGTGTAGTACGGAATGCTAAATATACATATCTCGTTTGCGATAAGAATACTGTCAAGGATCTTAATCCTTTGCATATAGATAAAGTTGAAATGGTAAATCTACCATTTACTTATATGAGCTATTCTGAGACAAGAAAGATTCCTAAACCAAATACTGAGCTATTCAGATTTGATGAAGATGGTCAATTGTCTCCATTTGGCTCTATTGTATATAGTTTAGATACCACTACTCTTAAATTAGAGACTGGCTTCTTTAAAGTATTAGCTGGTGGTAGAGTTGATAACCGTGATTTAGACTTTGATGCTAAATATAAGCTTACTAAGAATAACTTCTTATGCTGGGCTAATGGTCTATTCGATAAAACAATAGATCCTGATATTAAGAATCTTAATATCATCACTATGAATAATGGTGATCCATTAACTTATGACTTACAGGTCAAATACTTCTATCGTGATATCACTAATCATAATAGAAGCAATATCACTATCCCTGAAAATAAGGATTTATTAAAGAGTCTTATCACTGAACCTGAGAATGAGATGCCTGCATTGGACGTTAATGCTCTAGGTCGTGATTTTGACTTCCAATATAAATACAATACAGACTATGAAGACAATGTATCTTCTGGTATTAGATATATCAGTCGTTATAATTCTTCTATGTTTGATAAACTCTATGAGAAGCGTTTGAAAATTCATTCTAGATCTATTAGTGGTAAAGAACTAAAAGCTCAGATTGCTAATAATGTATTATCTCTTCCTAGAGGATATCATAAATCTCCAGAGACATTTGTAATCATCTATAAGAATGGTGAACTATGGGATCTATATGATCGTATTAGATACGTTAATAATGACTTCCAAATTCCTATTACTAATGCCGAGATCAATGATATTATTGACTATGATGAATTTGAATTCACTTACTTCACTGGAGTAAACAATAACTACTTGAAAGTAGAGTGTACTGAAGATAATAATACTATCGAAAACACTACCATCAAGTATGAAGATCTAATGGTATTTGCTAACTATACCGAAGATCAAATTTATAAAGAACTTCCATACAATAAACGTACTATCTATGACGTTAAGTATACTTTAGATAAAGATAATAAAACTGTTACATTCACTAACCCAGCATACTATGGTAAGACTATTTATATGGCTGCTAAGAATCAGTTTAAATATCAGCACTTTAATATTACTAAACCTACAGTACGTTACTTCTTTGGTAGAGACTTTATCCCTTGCTTGAATAAAGATAGATTCGCCGTATTCCACAATGGTCGTCTCTTAAGTAAGGATATGTATAGAGTTATTGTCCCTGAAGTAGAAAATACAGCTACTGAAGTCTGTGTTCATTTACGTCGTATTGCTCAGAAAGGTGATAGAGTAGATATCTTCTATTTACCTTATGACTTTAACTATACTGATATTGGTAAAACAAACCGTGTTGATGTTGTTACAGTAAGAGCTACTGTAAATCAACAACCAGTGTTTGCTATTCCATTCCCATCTAAATCTTCTTTATTGAATAAGAACAGCTTCCTATTATTACGTGGCTCTGTATTGGTTGACCAATCCAGATATAACGTAATTGGACGTACTGTTGTATTCAAAGACCCTAAAGATTACGTTGCATATGGACGTGAGATTACTTTCGTATTCTTATATAGCGAAATGATCGAAGCTAATCCATATGGTGGTATTAAAGAAGACGATGTATTGAATATCGATCCTCAATTTGTTATGGCTACTAAAGATAATCAATTGACATTTGATATTCCTTATCCAGATAACTTTGAAGGTTTCTTCTTTGTTACATATCGTGGTATCTATGTAAACCCTAAACGATATGAAATCATGGAAGGTACTAAACAAATTAAGTTCTTTGACCAAGATACTGGTATTGATGCTGGTACTGCATTGATCTTTGTATTCATCTATCCAGATCAAAAGAATAAAGTTGGTACTTCTGCAGTATCTGTTAGAGCTACTATGAATAATCAACTTAAGTTTACTATTCCATTACCATACGCTAAATACTTTGAAGATCAAAATAGCTTCTTCTTAATCAGAAATGGTGTATTCCTAAATGATGCTGAGTATTATATTGATACTAAAGCTAATACTGTTGAGTTACTTACAACTAATGGTTTAGACTTAGGTCAAGAATTAGTATTCAACTTTGTTACTGGTAAAAATGTATCTGTTAAGACTGCTATTGAAGAAGTATTTGCAGAGCAAGATGGTCAACTAGTATTTAAATTACCTAAAGCATTACATGACTTCGATAAGAAGACTGGTAAATTCTTCTGTGTAATTGGTGATACCTATGTAGATAATCGTCGTTATGAAGTAGTTGGTAATGACTTACGATTCTTAAGTCGTGAAGATGCTGTTCGTGAAGGACGTACAGTTACATTTATCTTTGTATATACTGAAAATATTGACACTGAGACTGCAACTATTGGCGGTGTAGTTAATAACTCCAAATATACTAAGTTTGTAACTGAGTCTGTAGCATGTACAGAAAATGGTCAACGTACATTTAATATTCCATGGGCTGACTCTATGCTTATGGATAAGAAAATCATCGTAACTGTTGGTAGTACATTCATCAGAGAATCTCAATATACTATCTCTAAGACAATGAATACTATTACATTCATTGATGATAGTATAATTACTACCACTGATCGTCAAGTTACATTTACTTTAGCAGACTCTGACTATATGGTAATTGCTAAAGAAGTAATTGATAAAGAAGCAGTAGTTGATGGTCAAACTGAATTTGATATTCCATTACCATTTGAGAACTATCTTAAACTTGGTAACTCTTTAATGGTATTCGCTAATCAAACTTTCGTTGATGCATCTCGTTATGTATTAGATAAAGATTTGAATAAGATCACTCTAAGAAACTATAATGATGCATTAAAGGCTGGTCAAACATTATCCTTCCTATACTTCTATATTGCTAACCAAAAGAATAGAAGTTTAGAACGTGAAGATGTACAACATCCAATGATTAATGAACGTGGATACTTATACTTGAATAGAAATGACTTAGATCATCTATTGAATAATAAACTCTACTTCATGTTTATCAATGGTAAGAAGATCAATAAAGATAACATCATGAACGTTGCGAATAATATCATTAGATTGAAATCTGACGTTCAAACACGTTTCAATACATTAGTATTGGATTATACTCCATCTATTCCAGAATTAGCTGAGTATAAAGATATTAACTCTGACTATGATATTATTATGAATCAAGTATCTAATGATGATATCAATAAGTTATTCAATATCTATAACAACGTAACAGATCTTGAGAAATACATCGTTCCAGATACTTCACAAGAAGCTATCATTAATGATATTATTAGAACTCATTATACGTCTCATGGTATCAATAAGGGATTACCATTTGTATATACTTATGATGCAAGTACATTCAAGAATAGATCTATCTATAGTTTAGCTACTACAGTTAATAAGTATATTGCTCCAGGTAAATATACATTCACTTGCCCTGAAGATGTATCTATGCTTGAGATTAAGACTATTGCTTCTTCTAGTAGATTTAAACCTATAAGTACTGCAGTAACTACATTGGGATATTTAAGATCTAAAGATATTGAATTCGGTGAAGTAAGCTATATCTTACCTACAGAGGTGGCAGCTTATATTGATGAAAATATTGGTACTGATCTTAACCTAATTAGTCAACCAATCTATAAGAAACCTATTGGTGGATTACCTGAAGTAAATAATTTCGTTCCAGCTATGAAACCTTTACGTAAAACTGAAACTGATGAATCTAAAGGTAGATTGACTTCTGGTTACTTCTATCAAAAAGAAATTATCAGAAATGTCAAAGTATACCCTGGTTTGAAATATAAGTTAACCATTCCTCAAAATGGTTTCATCAATATCGCTTATACTACAGCTGATACAGATATTAGTCAATATCATTTAAAATATCGTATTGACTTTGACTCTGATCGTGATAATACTCCAATCTTCTATAAAGGTGATACATTAACTAAACCAGATACATTTGTTAATAGCTTAGAAGAAATGTATAGTGATGAATTCAACTTACAATTCAATCAAAGCTTTACTAAACCTGGTGAAGAATATTGGATCTGTCCAGACAATGTAGGTGAAATTATCATTACATTATGCAGTGGTTATAATAAGATGATAACTACTGAAGATATTGAAAGATATCCAGCAGCATTCCAATTCTGTGGCTATGGTAGTACAAACTTCTCTGTAGCACCAGTTCCTAAACTTGGCGATATTGAAGCTATTGAATTGAATACATTCTACGATAGAATTACTAATGAATACGATTCTAAAGTTGCTAATACTATCAATGATGGTAATGAAATTCATTATAGTAGTAATGGTACAATGTATGGCTGTGGTGTAACTGAGTTTGGTATTGTAGATAGAAATGATGAGAATGCTATTAACTCAAGTAAAGCTCCTGAAAACCGTAATAGAGTTAACTTGATGCTTATCAATGGCGTGAACGTTTCTAGATCTGAATCTTCTATTGCTCCAGAAGTAAGCTCATATATTAAAGTTGAGCCAGGTAAATCTTATACTATCAGAGTTGGTAGAAATGCTATCAAGACTGATATGACTTTAAATAAAGCTGACTCTGAATTTGGTGGTGTACTTGGTTTGAGCTACAATAATAAAGTATTATTAACTAACGTTGATACTAACGTATACTTATCTAATGCTTTAGATGCAACTCATATCAATAACCCTGATATTGATTACACTGGTCTAAATGAAGAAATGACTGAATCTCAACTTGCAGGTGATCCTGGGGTATCCAATGTAGTTTCTGAAGAAGCTATTGAAGAACGTGATAAACCAGTATTCCTTAAAGAATTACCTAAGATTGCTGTTGATGAAAGTGAAACAGATAATCTATTCCAAACTAATATATTTGATTCATCTAATGTAATCAGAGAATAATATAATACCGGATAGGGATGTCAAAATCCCTATCCGCTTATATTTTGAACATTAATGTAATTAAAATACATATTCGCAAGGAGGTATAATATGGCTACTTCTAACTATAAAGGGACTCGTCTTCCTCTTATAGCATTAGATTATAATTCTCGCTTCCTGGCTGAGAAAAAAGAAATCTTATTTGATTATAAGACTGGTAAACTCTATGTAGTTTCCGCCGAAGATAAATCTGTTATATTTGATATAACAAGAAATATTCTAAAAGAAGTTGAAAAGAATGTAGACCTATCTAGCTATACATTCAACGTAGAAGGCGTTGGTATTGTAAACTTAGATGGTTATATTAAACATCTTTCCAAATATAATCTAAATACTGTAGATGAACCTGTTAAGAGATATCGTGTACCACAAATCACATTCGATAATGATTCTATTGTCGACTATGCTGGTACTATCGAAATCAATGGTTTCAGTCATGCTGCTAATAATACTTACCCAGTTAAAGATGGTAATATCGTTAAATGGGTACAACGTACAGATACTGATATCGTAGAACGTGTACGTCACTTAGAAGAAACAGCTCCACCTGATGCTGCTAAATTTAAGAAACTTCAAGATGATGTAGCTGCAGTTAAGTTTACAGCTAACCAATACTCTAATCTTCCTGTATTACGTACTGATATTGATGCGGCTACTCGTAGATTGGATGATTTAAATACATTAATCGGCACTACTAATGATAATCTTAATACTAAAATTACAGGTGTTAAGAATGCTGCAGATCTAGAGCTTAATAAATTAAGTAATAAAATTACTGTATTAGAAGCTCGTGAAGATTATGGTTCAAGAGTAAATACTCTTGAAGGTAAAGTTAATGAACTTAAAGCTTTAGGCGATCCTAACTCTAAAATCTTAGCTTTACAACAACGTATTGCTAACTTAGAACAGGGTGAAGATTATAGTGTTTCTATCAATACTTTGAATGGTAGATTGAATAATTTATCCGATAGTACTGAAACTAAGTTTACTAATATGAACCAAGAGATTGGTTCTCTTAAAGCATATAATAATGAGAATACTCAAATTCGTACTAGTATATTAGGTCGTTTAGATGTAATCGATGCTTTAAATATTGCTCCTACATTAACTGACTTAAAAGCTAGAACTCAATCTTTAGAAGGTATTCCTAACCTTACAAGTAATATTGCTAATCTTGAGTCTACAACTAATACTTTAACTAATAGTTTCTCTCAACTTAATGCTAAAGTAACTGGTCTTCTTAATGCAGAAGATCCATTACCTCGTGTTAAAGGTCTAGAAAACTATAATACAACTAAAGAAAACTTACCACAAGAAGCTAAAGTTAACTTAGCTGGTGGTAGTAATAAAGTAATCCGTCCTGATAGAGTTTATAACTTTATCTTGGATAGCGCTAATCCATCATTTACCATTGTAGGTTTAGATAAATCTACTGCAGAAATTATTCTTATTCTAGATCCTCAAAATATTGGTACAGATGCTATCAATATCTTTATTACTAGAGCTGATGGTGTTCAAGTTAAAATTCCTAGACGTATCATTCCTAGTAAAAATAAAGAAGCTCAATTGGTTCGTCTTGTTACATATGACCGTGGCGTAAACTGGTTCTATTCAGTAGCTGCTGGTATGATTGGTAAAGATCTTGCAACTGATAATACTATTTAATAAAGGGGTATCTTACACATGGCAACTTTAAAATATTTGGCTACCGAACGAGCTCATCTCTCTCAGGTGCCAATCTCGGAAGGTCAATTTATCTACACCACTGATACTGAAGAGGTATTCTATGATGTAGCCCATGACATCCGATTTAAAACAAATAAACTTAAAATAGTAAATACTGATACTGAACGATATCGTTTGTCTAATAACGACCAAGTAAGTACAGATCTTATTTACTATATTAAAGAGTCTGAACTATTCTATGTTTGGACTAGTGCTTGGAAAAACGTTGTAGCTACTACTGAGATTACACGTTTTCTAGGTGACTATAAAAATGTAACTCCAACTACATTAGTTAAAGGTGAAGAAAGATTTGCTCCTATGACTATTGCTTCTCAAGTATACACAGATGATGGTGAAACTTTAGAAGCTAAAGTTAGACAAATCTCTCATATTGCATCTGCATTTGATTCTATTGTAGTAACTAAAAAAGGTAAAACGTTTGATATCCCAGTACCTTTTGAAAGATACTTTGATCAACCTAATATGCTCTTAGTATTTATTGGTACTCTTCAAATCTATCCTAACCGTTACTCTATTGAAGGTAATCAAATTACATTCCAAGAAGAAGTCGAAGCTGGTCGTACAATTAACTTCTACTTCATCTATAATGCTCAAGCTCCTAAACTTGAGACTATGAACTATATCGATGGTGCATATCTCAATAAAGGTACTGTGCCTATTGATAGAATGCAAAAGTATTCTCATAGCTATACATCTAATGATACTACATCTGTAGCATCTAGTGCAGCAGTTAAAAGTCTTTATGACAAAATGAATGCATTATTAGACCGTGGTGGTATTATTACTAGATGCGTTACTAAAGATGATAACGTTAATATGGGTACTACTTTACCTAATGAGTATAAATTACTTGATGGTAATGTAATTAGTGTACGTTTCCATGCTAACGTTGGTAATAACCCAACTCTTAGAGTTGATGGTAAAGCTATTCCAATCTTTGTTGGTTTTGAACCAGCTAAAGCTAATGAAATTCAAGCTGGGGATGAATTATACTTACAGTATGATTACATTTCTGAACGCTTCTATGTAACTAATGGTTTACCATACCTAATCGATAGTACTACATACTCCTATGCTGTATTAGCTGATGGCGAAAACGTATTCAGATTCAATACACTTAACTATGATCCTGGAGTGGATAGATTAGAAGTATTCCATAATGGTGTACGACTCATCCAAGGTAAAAACTATAAATTCATTGCTGAATCTAAGAGTATCTCTTTAGTAGGTTACACTGCAGATAAAGGCGATGTAATTGAAATTGTAGTTTATAAAGTAGCTCGTTCTCGTGCAACTAATAACTCTCAAGTTACTGTTATACGTCCAGACTTTGAATCATTAACACGTTCTCTTGGTGAAGCTTTAGAAGAAGTTAAAGCTAAGACTTCTGAGTTAAAAAATAAATCTCTTGATGTTATCTTCCCAATGTTTGGTCCTAGACAAGTAGAGACTCCAGATGGTCCAGAAGAAGATGTCGGTGATTGTGCATTTGTTGGTATTGATAAAAAATATTGGTTTATTATAGATGCCTTTAAAAGTAGCACTGGCAATGGAGGCTATAACTCTATTAAGCGTGCTATGCAAGAGAATGGAATTAAGAAATTTGAATTCCTCCTTATTTCTCACTGGCATAACGACCACTATGGTAATGCTATTAATTTAATGCGCGATGGATTAGTAGGAAAAGTATATGTCCAAGATGTATTTAGATATCCTAACGGTATTTCTGGTGAATGGGGAGGCATGCCTGCTAATGTATTGCAACGTGTCTATAATGAGCATAAAGCTGCAGCTATTCAATATGGAGTTCAATTTGAAACTGCTCCGACTGGTAATGTAGATTTCCATGGAGCTAATTTATACTTCCATAATAACGATGACTATTGGATTAATATTCATAATAATGGAACTTGGGCTAATGGCGATTATAATAATACATCTATTGGTTTATTAGTATCATATATTGGTCGTAACTATTTGACTCAAGGCGATGCTCGTGAACCAATGATGGCAGGTCATGCTTGGGGTATGCCTACTAATATTGACTTAATGAAATCTCACCATCACTCTATTACTAATATACCTTGGAAATTTAGAAAGGTAAACCCTAAGGATGTTGTTATTACATGTAATAGACGTCAGATGGTTGAGTGTACTAGATTTGATTACCAAGATACTCTAGCAGCTATGGGTGCTAATCTATATTTTGTAACTAAACAGTATAGAGATATCCATATTACATATAAAGCTGAAAATAATAGCGTGGAGTATAATAAAGAATTAACTCATGGGTATCCAGATCTATGTGCTCAAACTACTATGGGTGGTAGTTTAAATACTATCTATGTTGATATTAATACTAGCGCTGAAATTAGTACTGGTGACTCTGGTGCTCCATTGAAATATTTATCAGATGCAGTACGAATGGCACATCTAAGCAAATCAAGAGAATTAAGAGTTGCAATAGCCCCTGGCGATTATACTAAAGATAGAGATAATTATAACTTCTTCCGTATTCTGGATAGCAGCATGGGATCTCTACAATTAATAGGACTTAAGGGTAGAGTTAGATTTGTAAATCTGAATCCTAGTCAAGAGGTAATATTCCCTCCAATATACTCTCTAGGGTGCGATCAAGTTTATTTTGAAGGCATTACATTTAAGAATTCAAATATTGATGTCACAGATAGAGCGATTGCTGCGGCATCTAGTTTCTTTAATGCTGAAATTAGTGGTAGTGTAGCTAGATTTATTAATTGTAAGTTTGGTTTCGAGCATGAAAAACTTATCAATAAATACACTAATGATAGAAACTTCAATCTTATATGTGTAGATGCATTCTTTGCAACTGTAACTCTTAATGGCTGTACTTTCTACGGTAAAGCTAAATATGGTGTTAGATCTGCAGAAGGCTCTAATGTATCTATCACTAATAATATTACAGTTGCTGAAGGTATCGAAACTGTATACTATGCAACTGATGGCAATATCAATGTAAATTGTGTAGGTAATCGTAATACATCTAATGAGACTACGGGTGGTGGTCAAGTTAGATTCCAAGATGTAATTACACCTAGCTATCAAAATACATCTAGAGGTCAAATTGTAGGTAGTAGACTATCACTAAAATATGGTGGACCACAATACTTCATTTCTGATGGTAGAGGTGGATATGATTCCATGGATCATTTCAATATCCATGGTAATACTAACATGACTCCTAGTTTTGCTGGTCAATTTGGTTATGATCCAAGAAGCAAAAAAGTTAAATTTGCTGTTGGTAATTCCAATATTAATGACTGGGTTGAATTTGCTAACTCTGATACATTGGAAGCTGCTAAGACTAGCTTAACTAACTTAGTTAATACTACTAGAGATACATTGACTCAGACCGTTAATAATATTAAACAACAAGTAGCCAATACTATAAATTCCGATTTAGTCAGATATATAGAATTGCAATCCGGATATAGAATGTGGACTAATGGTGCAACTTTCGCTAAAGGTGAAAAATTCATCTATCAAGGTAAAGCATATCAAGTTGTATCTAATAATGCAGTTAATGTGAGTGATAATAATGCTCGTACATTAAGTAGTAATAGTAATATTATCGGTGCAATTATTAACTTGGAAGGTAATTCCATAGTACAATACTTTGATAGAGATGATGCTCATTTAGTTGGTGAATTAGTTTTACTTCCATATATGGCTGCTGGTTATGTATTAGCTAATGGTGCAGAAGTTGCAAAATCTAGATACCCTAGACTTTATGACTTTGCAGAAAAGAATGGTCTATGGACAACTGATACAAATAAACGTGGTCTATTTAGAAAATCTGATTCTGATAAATTCTTCTTACCAGATTATAGATACGTATATTTAAAGGCAGATGTCGATGCTGATGATATTGCTAAATTCGTTACTTCTAGTGCTCCTAGAATTACTGGCGAAATGGCAATCCGCTCCGATGGGATAATTGGTGTTGAAAGTGCGTCTGGTGCATTTGTTAAAGATACAGACATAACACGTGGTACTGCACAATCAATAGAACTTAGAGGTTCTACTTATGGTAAAAAATTAAAATTTGATGCATCTAAATCTTCTAGTGTATATTCTGGATCGTCTAATTCTATTCATCCAGATCACATCAATTTATACCCATTAATTAAATACTAAAAAATTATTCCCCATAGGAGTTGAACTCCTATGGGGATATTTTTACAAAAAAAAAATAAAGGAGGGAGATAAATCCCCCCTCCCACCAGTATTATACAAATAATACTGGATTTAGATCATCATACTTCTTAGTACTAGGATTGTACATAAGATCAGTAGTTGTATATGGAAGACTAGCATCTTGATTCAAAGTGTTATCGCTAAAGGTAAATAGCTCTACACTAATTTTATTAGCAGCTCGAACATGTTCATCGATGAATGTTTTCATTGCTAATAAAGCAGCTTTAGAAGACTTAAATAACCCTAAGTCGATAACATCTTGACCTTGATAGTCTACTCTTGCACATACGCTAAAAATTTTCATATACTTTTCCTCCTTGAAATAAATATAAGATATATGAATCACCTTAATAATATATAACCCAGAAGAAGTTTAAACTTCTTCTGGGAATATTTTATATCATCTCAGTTAAACTTAATGGAGTATATCTATTTTCATCTTTTGATCTCATAAGTATAGACATAAAATCTCCAGCATCTGATTCACTTATATAATTTTGATAATATATGCAATTTGAGGACTGATTATATCCAGGCTCATTCATTATATTAAATACATTGAATAAGAATAAATCAGTATTATCTAATAAAGTATCTTTAATAGACGGATCTGTAGATAGTATCATGAAATTATATGGATACTGATCAGTAAATTTAGAATTCTGTTTAATATTAAGCATATTATTTACTGTAAAATTCAATGATGGTTTATCAGTTCCAGGATACTTACTAATATTACCAAATTGACCTGTTTTTAAATTACAAATCAATGTACGAGATTTAGCTTTACCATCAACGAGAATATCTGACTTAATAGTTCTTATATTATAATATAGATTATAGGTATTCTCGTCCACTTCTGGAGTTATCAATAAAGTATGAAGAATATCATTACCGAATATAACTTTAACACTAGGAACTACTCCAGCTTTAAATTTATTATAATCAACTGCAATAATATCGCCATCAGTTATAGTAGTCTTCTCAGATGCAACTGCAGTTGCATAATCAGTACTACTTATATTTTTAATAACTGGAGCAATGATATAGAACTTAGCTAATTCAATTTTAGCTCCTGTGGTATCATGAGCAATGATATTAAACTGATAAGTTAATAATGCTGGATCAGATGATACATTTTTTTTACTTGTAGGATTCATCACCACATAGAATTTATCAAATCTATTTGAGTTTCCAGTTAATACAGACTTATCTCTAACTGTATCTCTACCAGTTCTAAATAAATAATCTATATTACTTTCATTATACTTAGTAACTGGAGCTATGAATGTATTACATGTGGCGTCACTAGGATTTTGATATACAAGTGTAGTGAAGTTCCAATTACTTAACTCATTAATATCACAACCAGATATTTCAATAGTATTATAAGAACCACTAGCTAATGGATCAATTGTATCAGTGCCAAGTTTGATTTTATTTATATGGCTACTATGACCAGTTATAATTTCATTAGTAGTAAGATGACTATTAGCCGAATTAATTAACATTCTCTTTATCATTGCATCATTATATTTGCCTAAGAATTGAATATCTCCATGCATATTAAGTACTATCGGACCACTAAATAAAGAATCAATTGCATAATTATAGCTATCAGCCATTAATATTGTTAATTTACCAGTATAATCTAGACTCGATGGTGAATATAATAATGCATATACTGGTACTTCATAGGTCATTTCTATATCACTATCACTAAATTTAATTAAACTTAAATAATCAATTTTCTTTGATTTATCAGAATAGTCATCTAACCTAACTACTGTACCGTTACTAAACATATCAGCAAAGTTATAATCATCCATATTAGTATTATGGTTAATCTTAACTACTCCACCGACACTTCGGTCTATATCTTCTAATTTATTAGAATTTTCTGGAGATATATATCCATTAGAATCTAATGCATCTAATATAGTTCTTATCCCATTAGAAGGAGTTTCATCTAGAGCAAGTAAGGCTTTATATGTTTTAGTACCAATAACTACAGTCTTCTTAGATGCATTTGGATGAGATAAATTTTCAGTCAATGGATAGTAAGCATCACCAATACCAGCTACTTTAATATGACGTCCTAAGTTATTTACATCACTTAGAGAACTATAAAGAGGGATTGCTTGACGATTACCATTACGATCATAGACTGCTAATACTTTATTAAGCTTAGGCATTTTCAATCCGCTCCTTAGAACCATCTGGATATACTAAGAATCCATCATTATCAAATTTAGGAATCTTACCAGCTACATTACCAACATCAGTTGCTTTAATATACTGACTGGAATCTAATCCACCTAAAGTTAATGCATTAGTTGGTGCTGGGATGGTGATATCATGAGATCCATCAAATTCTACACCATTAATATGAACTGGGGTAATTAGTTTACTTGCCGGTGTAGTTATATTAGTCTTACCATCAAATTGCACACCATTAATAGTAGCGGATATAGTTCCACCAGAGCTATTAGAGCCGCCTACTATTTTCTTCATACTGATTAAGTTGTATTCACCTTCCGCATTATCAGCACTATCTCTTGATGGGGTTGCATTACTGGAAATATTTGAAGTATCATAATATACAATACCTTGATCAGATTTAACTATAATATTTTTAGATAATCCACTAATAAAATACATATTCACACCTTTGCTATATGTACGTGCAGATTTATATTGTACATTATCTGGATTATAACTGTATAGTGATCCATTGTAAGTTCTAACAGTTAGATTATTATCTAAATCTAAAATTTTTACTTGACCATATAGACATAATGTATTATATTCTTCTAATTTAGAATTTACTGTTCTAAGACCTTTTGGTGGTGTAAATACTATTTTATTTGCATCATATATAGTATACCCTAAATTTGTAAATGATATTTTATCAATATTAAATGATCTCCATCCTCCTATACTTATATCCGTAGATATTTTGATATCTTCTGTAATAGGAGTGATAGATAAGACTTCTATAGTTATTTTAAGTTCATCATGGGATAATCCAGATATCGCAATTATATTATTATTTACACAGTAAGTTGGTACATATGCTGAATAATTATATAATTCTCTATCTGGAAAATCAAATAACTCCATCGTAGGAATGTATTGGTTGTATGTATTATTCTTTTTAAAAGTTTTTGTAGAGAACTTATCAGTTACTTTAATAGTAGCACCACTCATAGATTCTGGTATTGTAATTTGCATAGTAGGAGATGTAAATTTTAGAGTCTTTTTATATGAATATACTGTACCACCACCAGTAGTAGTTGTAGTAGATTCTGTTTTCAAAACAAAATCACTAACTGGATGACCATCCAGTGTCTTAGCATTAATATCTCCGGTTGGTGTTGCAGGATTACCGCTTCCACCAGTGCCACCAGCAGCTTGGATTTTTTGATTAATATATGTATCTAAACCAGTAATGTTTGCAGGGGTATGAGTATGACCTTCAACGGATAATACTTTACCACCAGCCACTACACTACCAGCTATATTTAAGTTATCTTTAACGGCTGTGTCTCTAAGTTTTGCCATAGTTTAATCCTCCTTTTATGATTATCTAAATGTTAAAATAACCCCATAGGAGATAAAACTCCTATGGGGTAATAGTTTATTTCTTTTTCTTTGGTATAAGAATAGTTAAAAGGATTCTTATAGCCTTCAAAATATAGATTGGTTTAAAGAGTGCTTTAACAACTCTAAAAACTTTCATTTTAATAGATTGTCTCTTGACAAAAGTTCTAGTAGTACTCATACTAATTCTCCTTTTACATATTAAATTATTCTATAGGGTTAACCCAAAACCATATTTACATGTTTTAGAAACCGGCATAGGAGAAATTTCGTACTATTCGTTCTTTATCATTAGTATAGTCTTTGTATACATCATTGAATACTTTAGACTCAATATGTCTCATTGCACATTGTTGTCTCATTTTATTCTGTAAGTTATTCTTATAGAATTTGCTTACAGCTGGACATTCAAAGCAATGATAACACTTACATCCATCGTTTTCAGAGATACTACACATTGGAGTTTGACTATATTCTTTGGAGAATGATTCAATTATATCTGGATATAATCCAGTGAATACATCACCAATCTTAACTGTTTGGTTTTCATAGAATGCATCATCAGAGAAATATCCGCATGGATATAATGAACCATCTATACCAACGTGAAGGAAATGACCTAGATGTCGACAACTAATAGCACGGAGTTTATCTTTAACACCAGCATATTTAGTATACAACATTGTGTCGACATTTGCAACTAGTTTATCATCATTTTCTTCTCTAGCATTCTCTTCAAAGATATAATAAAGTTGCTCTTCAAACTTCTTTAAGAAGTCTGGATCTTTATAATAATCACAGTCTGATAGTGGATAGTATTCCCACTTATAACAACCATTATCTAATGCAAATTTATATGCATCATATAGATTATCAATCGTGTCAGGTGTACATGCAGTACGAACTAGAACTTTATCATGGTAATCTGATCTTCCTAAATCAATAATAGCTTTATTGAAATAATCATCATTAAAAACTTTAATATTCTTTGGCTTTCTTGATTTTGATGCACTATATATACCATCCCAGGATATCTTACAACCCCATGGATCTAAAATATGGTCATCCCAAAGGTCTATCAGACCACCTATATTGCTACCATTAGAAATCGTCGTCATATTGATAGTTGTCTCTTTATAACGCTCTAATTTCTTAAACTTCTTATAATCTTGTCTAATCTTATCGCAATGAAGACTAGACTCACCACCAGTAACTTTGACTTCAAAGTCATCAGCTAATGGTAAGGTTATAAGTAACTTAATTAATTCATCAAAGTATGTAAAGCCTCTAGTACGTTCTTTGACATCATGCTTTTGGAAACAATAAACACAATCTAAGTTACAATACTCAGAGACTTTATATACTAATGCATCAAATCTTTCAAACATTTGATGACTCCTTATATAATTTATCATAAACTGCTAATTCAGCATGTCTAAGTTTACATTGTTGATATAATCTATTCTCACTGTTAGGAATAGATCTAAATGAACAACATTCTTCACATAGCTGATTATTGCAGGTTGCACAATCTAATTTAGATCTATCTATAATGAATTCCTCTTGGAATTTGTTATACAGATTAGGTAGATCTTTGTAATCACATAAGTCAATAGTAGTCTCATCAATAACATCACCACCAAAGGATAATGGACACATGGTAAGTCTACCATATAAATCTATAGCTAAAGAAGATCCATATTCACATAAGCGTCTAGGAGTCTTAAGCTCTTTATACTTATTGATATTATAGATCTTAAAATCAGATCCATCAAAATAGTCTAGAGTCTTTTCTAATTGACCTATAAAAATATCAATATAGTCTTGATCTCTATATCTATCATAGTTATTCACTGTATAGTATTCAATATTCTTGAATCCAAGTTCATGGATAAACTTAAATGTATCAAACATATTTTGAATATTCTTATGCAATGCATATCGTATGATAATCTTATCACTATATCTAGAATCAGCTAAGATCTCTAGTTGTTTAGTAATATCTATATCTCTATTTGGTTTAAATAATCTAGTAGAGTTAGCACCATCATATGAGATACTAATCATAGTCTTATTAGATCCAATATAATCAAAGACATCAATTATATTCTTTGCATTAGACCCATTAGAGTATAGTCTATACAATATCTCAGTGTCAGAGAATCTATTAATCTTATTAAGCTTCTTCACTGAGTTATAAATATACTCTACAGTCTCATCTAGGAATAATTCTCCTGTAGTTAGACCAATAGTAAGTTTATCTGCTAATTTGACGTTTCTTAATAACTCATATAAGTCATCCCAACGATCAAACTTTTGTGGTTCATTAGTATTTCCTCTGAGATAGCAATAAGCGCAAGCCATATTGCAGACTTGCGCTACGTCTAATTCCAGAGTAGATAAAGTAAAGTCTTCAATAGACTTTATATTAATCTTCTGACAATTGTACATATGCTTCATTCAATCCATTCTTATAGATATTATAGTACCAAGCTCTAAATGCCATTAAAGAGATATCATTGTTTCCAAACCAATCATCCATGTGTTTAGTTAATCGGTTGAAAGATTGAGTTGTTTCCAAATTGGAAACTTCTAATCCCTCATAGTCTGGTTTTAAGATAAACTCTCTATCTTGTGGATTAAGATTGATTTCTCTTTCACCGGTACGGTTAAAGAATTCAGTAGATAATCTTACATATCTACGTAGAATAGCACAGAAGTTTGGTGCCATAACTTTATCATAAATGATAAGAGTACGATATAATTTTTCTGGATGAAGTAACGCTAATTCAATCCAGTCTAATACATCATTATACTTTTGAATAGCATCTACCCATTTACGAGAAGCTACAGCTAATTCAAATTTCTTATCTAAGATACCAAGTTCGTTAATGGATGTACCTTTAAAGTCACCATTTTCAAATTCATCTGGGATCTCTAATTGTTGAACTGCTTTATAGATAAGTTTATCATTATCTACAAACTTGAATGCATTAGTTAGAGAATGGTCTAAGATTTCAATAAAGCAATATTTAAGAATATTGATATCATTTACAATATCTTTGAATGTCTCATATAGAGTTTTCAAAAGATCAATTACTTTAATCAAATAAGTACCATCTCTTGGAGCATCATACATTGCATAACGTTCAACTTTAGAGTTGATATATTTAAGATGAATATAATCAGAGAACTTATTACGTACTTCAATTGGTGTAGCTTCATAAGTTTCCACATAAGTCTTTTGGAATTGTGGGAATGTATAGTCATCATAAGAGCAATTGATTAGATAAGATAAAAGATACATTGTAGTTTCAGCATCATATTTATGACGTTCATCATAGTATCCTAATAGCTCATTCTTATCAGATTGCATTAAAGTAACGTGTAATTGTAATGCATATTCTGGACATTTCTCATTAACCAACTCAGTTAGAGTATTAACGTAGTAGTCATAGATTTCTTTGTCAGCTTTAGCATTAGTATCAAACATAACTACATCAAGTAATGTACTTAGTTTGGAGAAACGGTCAGTGATGATTTCAGTTAGTTCATTAAACTTAGGTTCATCTTTTAATACTTCATATATTCGTTCAGGAACGTAGTTAAGCATTAGTATTCCACCTCCGAATGATATTCAGCTTGATATGCTTTATATCGTTTTATAATTTCGTATAAACGTTCAGTCTCTTCTTCATTTAAAGAGTCTAACCATTCTTTAATAGTGTCATAGTATACGTGCATCATAATACAAGTAGACTCAAGGAAGTTATATTCCCATTCATCGCCAAATTCTAAGTAACGTTCATAACGGCAACCACCATCGCACATACAACGGCACTTGCAATCATCACACTTAGGATTCTTACATGGTTTTTGAAGTAACTCATCACCGAACTTCTTATCTTCTTGAGATAATGCTGTGCAATAAGATTCCCACCCACTTGGAGTGATAACTTTATATTTACCAGCATCACAAGAACCAAAGTATCTATCATTTTGCATAACTGCAATGATTCTATTAAGATGATCCATATACATCTTATCTAATGTAAAGGTCTTCTTATATTGCTCTTTAAATACTTCAAGGAAGTTATCAGTATATAGAGATCTATGAGCTACTACGAACTCACCAGATACACCATATTTCTTGAATTCCATAAATTGTTTATGGATCTCTTCCATAAGATGAACGTTTTCATTACCAATAACACATTTGATATCAAATTTCAATCCACGTTCAATAGCATACCAGATATTTTGGTATACATTAGATGCGATGGATTTACCACATGTATCAACACGGTTCTTATCTGCAAAACCATCCCATGATAATTGAATCTCATTCATAGGATACTTTTCATTAAGATCGATAAATTCTTTAAAGTTAACTACAGTAGAAGTTACTATTTGAAATTTAAGTTTCCCATAGTATTTCTCCATAGTCTTTTCGATAAGATCAAGACAAAGAAGAGGTTCGCCTCCGAAGAATAAAATCCTCGAAGGCTTTTCTGTTTGTATAATTTGATCTATCTGTTCAAAAGTCATTGTTGCAGGGTTATCTCGCCCTTTGATGTAGCAATACTCACATCTATTAGGACAAGCCTCTGTAAGCATTAGATATATTTCTTTATACATTATTCCTCATTAGCAGCTGCCATAGCTGCACGTTCTTCTTCAGTTAAACTATTTAATTCATCCTCATTGACAGTAAAGTTTTCTGGCAATGGAGGTATACCTGTAGGTGGTACAGGTGGAACTGGAGTTGTTGCTTCAGGTGTTGAAGTTTCAGTTGGTACTACTGAAGGTGTAGGAACCTCTGGAGTAGCTACTGGAGTAGTAGTTTCAGTAGAAGTTGTAGGAGTAGAAGCTGGAGTTTCAGTAGATGCATTTAAGCGTTCTTCTTCATGCTCAATCAATTCTTCAGGACTCATAACTACATGACTACCTTCTTGATTATTGAATTCTGCCAATCTAGCAAGATCTGCCGCATTAACACTAAATCCTTCTGGAGGCGCAACATCAATCTTAGGTGCGATTTCAGGTGCACCAATTTCTTCACCAATATTAGAATTGAATGTACCAGGAGTTGGTGTAATAATCAATTCAGGATGAGGTACTGCATCGTAGTTTGTATTAACTGCTACTGTAGCATTAGCCGCTTCTTCAGATAATCCTTCAACAACTATTTTCTCACACTTGATTAGCATCTCAGTATTATGAGATAAGTCTTTAAGCTTATCAAGATTATTTTGGTACCAAGTATCTACATAAGTTTTAAACTTAGTCATAACCAACTTGTTTGCATAATCATCATATAGTGTGAAATCTAAATCATCTGAGCTAATGAAGTTTCTATCTGATGGTAAGATATTATCAAAATTCATATGGAATAATGGGAATAAACTTTGAATCAAATAGAATCGTCTCATAGAGATGATGAATCCAGTGATATTATTTTTATTATAATAACGCAAGGAATCAAAGAATGCTTCTTTATCAGTCAATGCGTTATCAAGATACTTAAACTGTTTGTATACCCAGTAAAAGAACTTAGGATAATTATTCAAATCAAAGTATGCTTCATATAGACGTTCAAATGTCCATATAACACCAATTGATCTTTCTTTATTATCAAAGTCCATAGTGGATACATCAGCTAGAGCTTCAATTTTCTTTAAAGTTTCTATACGCTTTTCATCAGTCAATCTAGGAAGAATGTACTGTAAAGCTGCACATCTAACTTCAAGACGTAAGTTACTTAATGTATCTTTAGAGTTGATATAAGATTGAATTTGAGTATATACTCTACCCATATATTTTTCATATTCATCAAAGATATCTACATTACCAGATGTAGAGATACGTAAACAGTATCTAATGCTAGCGTAGTTGAAGTATGCTAGATGAATATATTTAGGTAGAGCAGCTCTTACATCTTCAGTTACTTCTGTATACATATTACAGAATAGTGCTACAAGAAGTTCATATTCAAGAGCACTTGATATTTTATATGAGATTGCTTTATCTAAGAGAATGAATCTATCACGTAGATTCTTTACGTTATTAAGCAATTCAACGATTACATCATACGATTGAGTCTTACTGTAGACCAAGATATTATAAAGAGACATATCAGTCTCTTTTAACTTGGTCTCTAATTCAGCAATTAGTTTAGCATACTCTTCAGAATGACTGAAGTCATAGTATGATTGTAAGTCAGATTGGATTGTACTTGGATCGTACATCTTCTTAGCTAGTGCATTGATTTTGTCGGTGATACCAACAGATTTAGCAAGCTCATACACTTCGTCTAATAAGAAGATTTTCATTACGACCAACCTCCACAGTTTTGATTATGGCAAGTATTATATTGGCAAGATTGACATCCTAATTGACATGCCGCTTGACAAGCTACTTGGCAAGAAAGGATACAATAACCAGAACCATCGAAATATTTATTCCAATTACGGTTCAAATAGTCATTGATCTTATTATAGTTATCCATAATTTGCATAAAACGATTATGGGAAATCACTTCATTTTCAGTAAATTTAGGCAAGTCACTAAGACCAGAGATTTGATCTGAGAATAAAGTAGTAGCATAGCTATAAGTATCCCAGTTAGCTTTGATGATTTTATTGAATTGAGCTAATGTCAATTTTTCACCACTGTCAGTAGTATTGAAGATGCTTAAATCATTTTTAAATGCAGCCTCACTAATATCTTGACCTTTCATTTCATAATATCGGTCAGGATACATTTGAGGATTATTACGAACTTTAACAATATCTTTTAGCTCTGAAGCTTGATATTTTAAACGAGTAGCTAGATAGTTAACTTGATTGACAAATTCACCATCTAACTTCTTTTCTTTATATGAATCGCTGATTGCAGGTTCAGCGTATTTATATTTACCACGATTTGGCATTTGTTTCCTCCAATGTTTAAATTACTTATCTTCTTCAGCTAGGCTATCTAAGATAGCAGAAGACATAGATAATTGGAAAGTAAAGTAGTCATTAAAGCTAGGAATTACATTACCTTTACAATCTAGATTATTATACAATTCTAAGAATCGATCTAATTTCATCTTGAAGTCTAAGGAAGTAATATCAGCATTCTTAACTTCATCATCAAAATATTTCTTGATCTTTAAGTTCTCAATAAGTACGTTTAACTTACGAGATCTAATATTTTCAGCAGTCAATAATTTATCTCTAAATTTAAGAGCTGCTGGTACCAAGATTCGTTGGATCTTACAGTAAGATGTAGTTGGAGTATAGAAGTCATTATTTTCAGTTAAGTTTTGGAAAGGACAACCAGACTTGCAGATAATCTTAGCTACACAGTCTTTACATTCTTCCATTTCAAACTTAGCTTGTTTGGCTTCATCAGAAACTTTAGTTTCATCTACACCAGTTTTCATATTACCAATCTTCATTTCTTTTAAGAATTCAAGATCAGTAGTTGGGAAGTTATGACAAGGATATACATCCATATTCCAGTCAATACATACCCAGTATTTATTACCAATATGACACATCTTTGTATCGGATGTCTCTGGTTCCATTGCAGTACCAATAATATCATCAATATGCTTAATATTGATATTACGATTATTATCAGTATCATTCAAGATATCTACATAGAGCTCAAGCATCTTATTATAGTTATCTTCATAATCTTTCAATGCTTCATCGGACCAATCTAAGTCAGATGCAGCGATTGGACAAATATTGTTGATACCTAGATCGAGTAGCATCTTAACGCTCTCATACATATATTTTGCACTCTCAGGAGTTACAGTCATACGAGCTTCAATAAGATGAGTTAACCCACGATCTACCATCTTTTTAATATTCTTAACTACAGTGTCAAATGAGCCATTACCAGCATGATCTTTACGATGCATATCATGCATTTCTTTAATACCATCAATGGACACTAAAACAAATACATCATTGTCATCAATATAATCAAGCATCTCATCTGTCATTTGCATCATATTAGTTGTAATACCAACTTGAGCATTATAATGCTTTTTGTTAATATGATCAAGAATAGCTTTAACAACCTTCCAATTTACCATTGGCTCGCCACCAAATAGATTATAAGTAAATCTTTGGTTAGGCATATTTAAATTCTTATTATAAGTACGATCAACGATCTCAATAGCTGTATCGACATCCATGTCTTTATCACCTTTGGATCGTTCAAAACAATAATCACAAGCAAGGTTACAACGATTAGTAATAATCATTGTAACCGAGTTTAGATCTCCATATATTTCTTCAAATTGTTTCATTACAAATTCCTCTTAAATTCTAACTTTAAAATACATATACTAATATGTATTTAAGCCCCTAAAAAACTATCTTAGAGCAGCTCCAGTCATTTGCCAGCCATCATTTGTATATACATATAGCATACGTTGAGCTGTATGATAGAAGAACTCTTTATTGTTTTGAGGGTTAGATGGATAATCATTTGCAATAGTCAAACGAATACCATTTACACGAATTGCACTATCTGCATTTACTGCATGTGTAGCTTCATCAGCTGTTTTAGCATGACCTGCTTCATCAGCATAACCAGCACGTTCAGCACGTAAAGCTTTATTAGATGTATCAGAATAAGACAATGCAGATGGTTGATCTCGTAAGTCATTATAAGAACCACTTGTAGCTACAGCTGCTAATCCAGTACGGAAATTTTCAAAAGTAGATTTATCTAGCTTAGAGTTCAATAAAGTGGATAAAGATGTATCTGTACCACTAATCATATTTTTAATTGGACCAAGAGCCTTAGCCAATTCAGAATCTGTATAAGATTTGGCATCGTCCAATGCTTTATTCCATTTAGTACGTTCAGCCGCAGAAATATGGCGGTCGCCGTCATTAACATGAGATGTTAAGTCTACTGCCAGAGCTTTAGCATTAAGTAAGTCAACAAGACTCGGTGCAAGCTCGGCTATGGTAATTTTATTTTCTTCATTAAAAGTTCCCATTATGAACCTCCTTGTAAAGTATTATTTGAATTATCCTAATGTTCTGGATAGGCGAAAATATGCTTATATACCAGCCACATTCTATTAAATAAAAGGAGGTACTAGTAATGGCAAAACGTGTTGCTAAACAGATTACCAATCCGAAAGATATTGAATTTCTTTTAGGTATTACCGAAGAGCAAGGAACTAAGTTATCCTTTATTATGGAGACATTTGGTGAATTCAACGGTAAGGTAAGATTTAATACATATGATACTTTCACTGTACCAAAAGGAGTCTATGGTAAAGAAGGTAAAAAGAATAAAGAAGCCTTTGTAACTACTGTAGGTATTTGGATATTTAATAAAGTATTCATTGAAAGAGAACTATTTGATTTATATGGATATATAAATGAGCCAATCAATAAAAAGATGGTTGGTAAGATTACTGATAAAATCGGTTATGCTGTACTTGAAGAGAAAGTACCATTAGATGCATTGAAAAACTTCATTATGAAAGCACAGAAGTTTATGCCATATGTATCAGTATTAGCTAATGGTTATTCTATGAAACTATTAACTATTGCTAAGGTTATTAATAAAGCTAAAGCTGACTTAGTTAAGAAATATCGTGATAGATTGGATGCTAAAGATCCTGATGCGGTAATCGCTATTCAAGATGAGTTACTTAAACTAGCTAAAGAAACTCTTAAAGATGATATCGCTATCGATACATATAACTCTGGAGCTCGTGGTAGCTTTAACAATGACTTCAAAAACATGTTTATCATGAAGGGTATTACAAAAAATCCAGATCCTACAAAGGGTTATAATATCATCATGTCTAACTACATTGAAGGTATTGCTAAAGAAGAGTATGCTGACTTCGCTAACTCATTAGCAGAAGGTCCTTATTCTCGTTCTAATAAAACAGAAGTTGGTGGCTACTGGGAGAAACTTATGTTGCCAGCATTCCAACATGTTAAGATTGGTAGGAAAGGATCTGACTGTGGTACTAAACGTACTATCACTGTAACTCTAGATGATAAAAATATTAAAGAGTATATGTACTGTAATATCAAAGAAGGTAATAAGTTAGTAGAACTTAATACTGACAACCAATCTAAGTATATTGGTAAGACAGTACAAATTAGATTTGCTTCTTTATGTGAATCTAAAGATGGTATCATCTGCAATGCATGTGCTGGTAACCTATTCCATAAGTTAGGTATCACCAATGTCGGTGCAGCTATGCCTCAAATAGCAGCTAAACTTAAATTAGTTGCCATGAAGGCATTCCATGATTCTCAAGTTGTTATGACTAAGATGGACCCAGACAAAGCATTTGGGTTTGATAAATAATACCATAATAACAAATTATTAGTATTAATAGCCTATACCCTATCTATTGGGTATAGGCGATATTTTTCCAAGGGGTGAGTATTAAATGATTATTTATTCTAAGAACCTTTTAAAGAACTTTAAACTATTACGTGAGAATGATATCCAAAGACGACAAGTACTAGTAGTTCTAGATATCGATCAAAAAACTTATCAACGCTTATATTCAATTCTTCATAAACGTGAAGTAATTGAAGGTAAGTATACTAGCAGCAAGAGCTGGATTAACTTATTCAATGACGGTCTTAATATCTTCCGCATCATGAGTAAGTATCCAGAGATTACATCTTATAGTACTTTAGAACTATATTTCCGTAATCAATTCGTTTCATTGGAATTGAATGAAACTGTAGATAAGTCTAATGCTAGATTTATTGAATGGCTTACTGATGAATACGTTAATAAACGTCGTAAACTAAAAGACATTGCAAATGAATATGGTTATAACCATAAGGCTTTACGCTCTGCTTGTGAAAAGTTTAAGATTAGACGTTCCACTATCGAGAATCGTAAGATTAGCAATCGTGAAGTACCTTATACTGTTATCTCTAAACATGCTTGCAACTTCTTAAAGAATCCTGAAGAAGTTGAGTTGCTTAATAAAGCATTAGCTATCTTAACTGAAACTAATAATCCTACAGATGTATATAGTAAACTTAATGTATCTCCTAGATATGCTAAACGTTTGTATAGTGATTATAATATTCTTAAATCTGATCAAATTCCTTTCACTAAGATTATGCGTCTTATCAATGAAGGTCGTTTAACTTTAAGAGAAATCAATCTACGATTAAAACTTCCTAGAAAAGTTCAATTCTATATCAATCATAATATCTTTGCATCTTTACTTATTGGTAAATCTGTAGAAGATCTTACATTAGAAGAAAACCGTAAATGTATTTATCCTACAATGTGTGGAGATAATACATATATCACTCGAGCTAAAGGTCGAGCTAATATCCAATCAGTAATCAATGCATTATCTGCAGTAGATCCAGATTTCATTGAAGACTTAAATAAAATTAAAGTCATCATTGAATATCGTGGTGATCATGAAGCAATCATATCTAAACTTGGTTGTACTGAAGATGAATTAAAATCTCTTATGACTAAATATTATATAGATGAATACATGAAAGGAGGAAATAATTAATGGCAACTATTAATGAACAAGTCTTGAAACTCTATGAAGATGGAGTTCTATTAGCTGATATCCATGAATCTCTTAAACTTCCAGTTAAGAGTATTGTGGATATTATATTTAATGCTAGAAGTAAAACTACCAGTAGTCCTAATATGTTGAATAAGAAGACTAATTGGTATATCTACTTCTGTGAATTTATGTATGAAAACAAATCACTCAAAGATATTGTAGTTGGTCGTACTCTTACAATTGATGAGTGTATTGAAATGATTGGTAATGTACTTAAACTAGATACAGTACCAAAATCTACTCGTGAAGATGCTTTAACTAAGATGGCTAAGGAGATCGGCGAAACTCCTAGTGATCTTGCAAAACGTTTAGGTGTACCGTATAGCAAAACATTTGCTACTGCTATTAAGAAACTCTGGAGATAAATGATATGGAACTGAATATAAGAACTACACAACCAATTGACACTGAGTATGAATTCCAAACTCGGTTAGAAATATTGGATCTTGACAAAGAACGTGAACGTGGTATTGTGTATGGTCGGGACTTCTTTATTAGAGATTCCCAGGCTATTAAGAAAGATATCAAATCAGATGCATCTATCTTCTCCAGTAAGTATGGTGCATCTATCTTAGACCAAGATGCATTTAAAGATCGTTATAGATGTAAATGTGGTCATCTTAGAGGGGCATTATATAACGGCGAAGAATGTCCTACATGTCACGAGAAAGTTAAATATGTGGATGATGACTTTGGTATCTTTGGTTGGATTGTATTGAGTGATAAATATCATGTAATCCATCCAAACTTATTTGAAGTTCTCAAAAGCTTCATTGGTTCTAAGAAGCTAAATGCTATTATCAAATATGATAAAGAAGCTAATGAAGATGGGTTTGTTGAAGATAATAAACCGGTCAAAGAAGATCAACCATTTGTAGGTATTGGTATGATGGAGTTTGCTGAACGTCTTGATGAGATTCTAGCATTCTATCATAATAAGACTAAGAGTAATCCTAAAAAGGTTGATCTATATAACCACTTAATGAAGAATCGTGAGAAGATTTTAACTCATAGTATTCCGGTGTATACGTTATTCTTACGTATGGTTAATGTAGTTGGTGATCAATTTACATTTACTAAGAATAATAAGTGGTATAACAATATTGCTCGTAATGTATGCTTCGTTAATGATGAATCTATGGAAGTATATCGTAGAGTGAAAACTAAGAATGATATCTTATATGATATCCAAATGAGCATGGAAGAAGTCTATAAAGTTATTCTTAACGATATGCGTGGTAAGAAAGGTGCTATCCGTTCAGTAATGGCTGGACGATATAACTTTACTGCACGTGATGTAATCAAACCAGATGAAACTTTACGTATTGATGAAATCAGATTACCTTATGTAGCTTTAGTTATTCTCTTAGAGCAAACTATTATTAACTTCTTAGTTAAGTCTCTAAGTCTAACTTATACTGAAGCGTATAAGCGTTGGTTCAAATCTCAGATCGTTAAAGATCCATTCATCTTAAATATCATCAAGAATATCATTAACTCTAAAGAACGTGGTATTGCATTTATCATCAATCGTAACCCATCTATTAACCATGGGTCATTGTTACAAATGTATTGTGTGGATGTTAATGAAGATGACTTCACTATGTCAGTACCATTACAAATTCTTAAGATGCTAGGTGCAGACTTTGATGGTGATTGTATGAATATCATGTATATCATCAATAAAGAATTCGAACGTAGAGCTTCTAAAGTTCTAAATCCTCGAAATGCTATGATGATATCCCGTAATGATGGTAAGTTTAACTCTGCAGTTAACCACTTCAAAGATACTTACGTAAATCTAAACAGTCTTATCTATGTAGGACGTGATGCATATAGTGAAGCTGAGTTAGATAATATCCGTAAATTACAAGCATTGAAATAGTATTGTCCTCTGGTTATATATTATAACCACGAAGGAGGATGATATAGTATGATCATATGCAATCAAAGGTGGAACTTTATCTTTGATAGACCACCAAATGGTATCAGGGCTAACAAGTCAGCCCAACTACTCATAAATACGGTGAATGGAATGATACGACCATTCACTGTATTAGATTCATCCATTGATGAGGATGAACAAATTACGTATCGACTGATTCCAGACGAGGGTTATCAAGATGATCCTGAACTGGAATCGGAACTTATGATAGAGAATATAAATGGCTCTCTAACTAAGTTTGCTATAATAGTAGAGGAGGTGAATGTTTAATGGACCGCTCTACTATTCTTAGCCGATAATAATCATAATGTGTTAAATGAGGAAGGCTTTAATAGCCTTCCTCAACATTATGATAATATTTTTTTATAAAAAAGGGGTGAAATGATTGAGAAAAAACTTTTACATCCCAGCTCCAGTATCAGCTGATGAAAAGGGTAATGTACCTATACTAATAGAAGAGACTCTAGGAGATGATCCTGGACATGGGTCTCGAATCACCGATAATAAACTAATTGAAAATAATGATAAAGTTGATAAAACCGAACTATTCGGTGAGCATGAACGTGTACTTAATATGGATGATTGGGTAGATGTTGAGATCGGAAGTAAGATCGATAAACAACTATTGAAAAATCTCTGTGTTCCTAGCACAAGTCATGCTTATTCTGTAGCTGTAGAGTTCTTTAAGAACTGGATACTTAGTAAGTTTGATAAATCTTACTTTAAGACAGTATATATAGATGGTAAACACTTATTCGATGAGTTTGCTAAGATCAATGAACGTGAACTTATTAAACGTGGTAAACCAGCTATTGCTATTATCCCTAACATTGATATTGATTATAACCGTGAAGGTATAGATATCGGTCTACATGATTTAAACTACTATGCTAGAACGTTTAACTATAGGGATACTTTCTTTAAAGACTTAACTAATGATCTCTATCTTGCAGTATCTTTTGACCAACTATTATTCCAATTCCAAATTAAGATCAAAGTAAATACTAAAGCTAAGCAATTAGACTTAGTAAGATACTTAAAGATGGCTTATAAGATTGGTGCAACTAGTGGTTACTATACTGATATGGATGTACATGTACCATATGATATGCTATTTGACTTAGCTGAGAAAGTTGGCTTTGAAGTTGATTATGATAAGAAGCTTATTAAAGAACCATTTAAATTCTTAGCATACTTAAATAGACACTCTGAAGTGCCATTTATCTATAAGCTACGTAATATGAACTCTAAATGTGAGTTCTTCTTACGTGCTTCAAATATGTATGTACATCTTAGAGTACCTGATATCAATATTGATGATGGTGAAAGACAAAACCAAGTAAGCTCTAACTACTATATTGAATTTAGTGCTGAGATGAGATTCCCAGCTCCTAAGATATTCTGTTACTTCACTATGCATCAAAGTGAATTCTTACGATTTAATCTTGAAGGTGAAAGCAGAACTTATATGGTTAACTTCTCTAATATTCCAGCTACTAATGAGAAAGCTTGGGATCAATTCATTAATGTACCATATGAAGAAGAAGATAAGTCCAAACCATTGACTATTAACTTCAAAGAAATATTCGAAAAGGATATTAATATCATGAGAGTTATTAGTGCTTGTAATAAAGCATATATCTCTCCATCAGTATTCTTAGACTTCAAGATATTTAATCATGGGGAAGAATACTTATATGATATCGACTGGACAAATATGTCATTAACAACAAGAAGACCAGTTGAGCATACCTTATCTAACTTTGTAGTTTACGTTAATAAAGAATTCTTTAATGATTCTATAACTACCATGGATAATGCAATGAAGCAACGTATTAAAGCTACAAAGGTTACAAATAACAATTCCGGTATAGATCCATTCGAACGATAAAATATCCCCATAGGAGTTTAACTCCTATGGGGTTTTATTTTTTTTAGTTATAATAAGTTAGAGTGTAGTCGAATTCAATATTCTTACCAGCACCAGAGCAATATACGATAACTAATGTATTAGTTTTCTTAACCCAAACTTCACCTAGACCACCGTTAGGATTTACAGTTGGAGTGATTGCTACAGCAAAGGAAGTATTACCAAATTCATGTCTAATGATTGTACCATCTGTACCATTAAAGATACCAGTACCAACTAAGAATGCAGACATATCTTTCTTAAGAGAAAGTTGTTCACGTTCTTGGTCAGTAATAAATCTATTGTTAGGATCTTGTGCAATGATAGATGGAGGTAAAGTAGCTGGTAAACGATAAGCATTAGCTCCTTCTTCGATAGAGTCTAATTTAGCTTTATCTTCTTTAGATAATAGACCAGCTGTTTCACTCGTTGCAGGTACACCTGTAGCTTTGTTATTCCATGCTAAGATTTGTTCATCAGTTACAAAACGATGAGTTGGATCTTGAGCAATAACTGAAGGTTCATGTGTCTCTGGATGAACGTAATAGTTAGCATTGGTCTCAATGGTATTCATTTTAATCTTATCATAATGACTCATGATACCATCAAGAGTTTCTGTTGCAATATTACGACTAGCTTTATTAGACCAGTCAGCTCTTTCTTTATCAGTGATAAAGCGATGCTCTTCATCTTGTTTAACAAGCATTGGATCAATATGATCTGGCATACTAAAGTTAGTTGCACCAGCTTCAATAGAGTCCAATTTATATTTATCTTCTTTGGATAGAAGACCATTGTACTGATAAGTAGCAATTCTGTCTTCAGCTTTAGCATTCCAGAATGTCTTTTCTCTATCAGTTACGTGTCTAATACTAGATGTGTCAGGATGAACGTAATGGTTAGCATTAGGCTCAATAGTATCAAGCTTAGCTTTATCTTCTTTAGCCATCTTACCATCTACTGCTACAGTAGCTAATGGAATAGAGTTAGCAGAGATAGGAATCCAATCATTACCATCATAACGATAAGTAATATTATCTTCATTACAAGTTACTGTCCATCCCTTTTGAGGAGATGGGTATTTAGACATAATCTCTACGAAAGTCTCTACAGATTCTTTCCAGATATTATCATACTCTAATTGAGAGAACTTATTATCGATCTCTTCTTTAGTATATTTATTATTCCAGCTAAGACGATCACCTGCAGATACGTGCATTTGTTTATCAGCAATATGACGACTAGCTACAGAGAATGCAATATTTACTTTTTGTTGTGCACCCTCTTTGGTTTCTTTATTATCCCAAGATGCTTTATCTACTGCAGATACGTGGATACTATCATCTGCAATATGACCATCAATAGCTGTTTTAGCTTGGATAATTGTTTCTTTTTCTTTTTGAGTAACATGAATCTTATTATTACTCAAGTGATCTAATACGTTTTTATTATTAGCAACGATATTAGATAAGTTATTATAATCAATCCCGGTACCTTTGACTTTATAGCCATCGGTACCAGAGAATGCGATTATTTCGTCAATAATAGAGTCTTCATTAATATTTTTCAGACGTCGTAGTATATCCGGTTTTGCCACTACTATATCCTCCTTATTGTTTTAATGCAGAGATAGCCAACATCGCAGATGATGTTTGTCTAGATGCTTTAGCCATCTTTTCAAGTTTATATGCTAAATCATGATCTTCAAATTTTTCTACATTATCATATTCAGCTACAATGAATCCTAAGAGTTCACCATCACCGTATTCAAATATACCACTAAAGATACAAGTCTTATCTTGCTCATCAAAGAATAACTTTGAAATGATAGCATCGATTTTGTTTTCATTCTTATATATAACAAAGGTGTGCTTCTTTAAGAGATTAACTATTATATCATCCATCAAACCGATAGGAATATCCTTATGCTTTTTAATTAGATGATATTTAGATACACCAGCTTTATCCACTTCAGAGATGCAAGATGCCTTTAAGAATGGAATATTATTTAGAGAGTGTGTGCCATTATGGAAGAGATAGAACTCAACTCTGTCTGCATTTACTTCATCTAAAATTTCTTTTACGTTGTGTTTAAGGCTATCGCTAAGTCTTAAGAATATTTCAATTATACTTTTATCTTTTTGAGCTTTATCATCAGAATTACTCAGTCTATCTATTTTATCTTCTAGACGTCTAATTCTATCAGATTCATCATCCGATGAATTGTTGTTATTGTTATTACCTATAGCCTTAGCTAAATAAATTAAAAGTATAATAAGAAGTACAATAATGAGAAGAAAAGCGACTAGACCAAAAACAAATGGACCAAAATCATTTATTAATCTTGCCAAACTTTGAAAGATTTCATGTACTTCTGAGAGCATTTGGACTAATCACCACCTTATAAATAAAAATTAAGTTACTATTCATATGTTAAAATTTACTTAGTAGCTTTATTTATTAGGTAAGCGGTACCAACTAATGCTGCAGCACCACCAACGATTTTCAAAGTTTTGTTTTGATGTTTAACGTGTTTAAGTTCTTCGTTTAACTCACGTTGTTTATCTTCCATAGATAATTGATAAGCTGCAATTTGACGATCAGCGATCTTAGTTACATCTATAGATAATTCATGAGATTGATTAACTTTAACTGTACCATCTTTATCTGTAGCATGAGATGTCGTTGTTTGCATTGGTACATCATAAGTTTGGTCATTATATTTGATTCTAGCAACAGGTGCTTGATCTTGAATATCAACATCAGCATCTTCTGGAGATTCTTTTTCTACATAACGAATTTCTGTTTGATTATTACTAACAACCTTTTCAGTTACAGGTTTATTTTTCTTAAGATCTTCTAATGCTTGTTTAACAAGACGTACTTCGGCAGCTACTTCTGCATCAGATACTGCAGATTTGAGTTCATCAATTTTTTCATATGCAGCATCTATTTGAGATTGCATAATCTTATATGTAATAAATCCACCAAAAGTAACGGAAATAAGAAAAAATAAGATGCCAAAGATTATAGGCTTCTTATAGGTTTTAAAATTTTCTATGACTGTACTCTTAATATTTTCTAAATTAGCTTTCATTTAATTCTCCCGATTAACTAATACGTTCCCACATATATACCCCTAGATATGGGTTTTCAATATTTAATGGTGCTGGTGTACTACTACCAACTCTAGTAGTCGTACCACTTACAGATACAGTATGGCTATGACCACCAGCACCATTAGTTGTACGATTTACTGTTTCATTAGCATAGTATGTGTCATTACGTCTACGTTCAGTATCTCCACTACCCAGATATCTGCAATAATAACCTCTTTCGTCATATCTAACAGTTCGTGTATATGAAGATTCATCACTTGTATTATGAGTATGATCTCCTACACCAGATGTAGTACCAGAAATATTGATACTATGATCATGGGCTGGAATATTACTTTCACTAAGAGTTGTAGTAATACTACCACCAGTTTTACGTAAAGTAATATTACGGTCAGCACTAACACCAACTAAGCAGCGACCTTCAGCGACACGACGCCATTCACCGCCGATAGTTTCAGATGGATTAGTATTTACTAAAGTGATATAAATACTACCAATAGGATAAGCTTTATTTAAGATTTGTTTAGTTACATACTCTTCTAAAAGCTTAACAGTTACAGGGCTGTTAGGATTACCACTAATAGTTACATCAGGTACTTTAACTATACCTGTAAATGTAGGGCTATCAGCTTTAGCATAATAAGTTGGTAAGTTACCACCAAGTTTTTCAGCATTTTCTACACTGACATTTAATCTCGATGGATTCTCACCAAAGATTACATGACCTTGTGAATTAACTGTGACTCTAGTATATGCGCCAGCAATAACACCACTATCAGGATGTCTATAGTTGGTAGCAAAGTTTGCAATACCATTTAATTTAATCTTATCTTCAGCAGACATTAAACCAGCTACCCCTTCAGTGGCTAGTTTAATATTGCTCATAAGCGTATTCCAACGATTACGTTCTTCTGCTGTAATATGTTTAACATCATCCTGTAAATGAGCATAAGATACATCTATTTTTTCATTAAGAGTTTCATTAAGCTCTTTACTAGTAATCTTGTCTAATTGTTTATCATAGCTAGTAACGCTTCTATTTGAGAAGGATACTGCTAGTCTATTTGTAGTTGCCATATTATCCTCCTACTATATTGCAAAGCTCTTAACTGGACCCCAAGTATCACCTGTACCAGAGCGTAAATAGAAAGTGCCATCAATAAATAAGAACTCATATGCCAATTCATCTTCATCGGCACGGAATCCAAATATAGTAGCATATTCAGAAGTAGTTGTAACCCCTTGAAGATTTAATACAGATATTTTACGTTTACCAGTAAATTTAAAGAAGTTAGAATAATCATTTGGTTTAGTTGGTTTCTCTGTATCAAGATTCAATGCTTTTAAGAATAGACCAACTTCTGCAAATACAGAGTTCCATTTCTTAACTGGGTCAAATGCATTCAAACAATTGTTAGGACCAATCCAGAATTTCTTTTGGTCTTTCTCTGCTGGATCGTTCTCTTGTTTTACATATGGGGATTGTTTATTAAGATATTCAATATTAACAGCTTGGCTCACTTCAGCATCAGGTTTTGGTGTAGGTACTTTAGGTGCACCTAAGAATGTAGGTGATGCTAGTTTAGCATAAGAGTCAGCTGGTTCATTACCAAGACGATCTGCATTATCTGCAGTTGTATTAATCTTAGTAGGATTTCTACCAGCAATTACATGACCTTTTTGATCTACTTCTACTTGTAAATATAACCCAGGTGTAACTGTAGAGTTAGGATGGGTATAATTATTTGCATTAGCTTCAATGCCAGCTAGTTTTAATTTTTCAGCTGGAGACATAAAGCCCTTAGTTGTATTATTTGCCAATGGTAAATCGGTTACTTGATTCCATCTATCTTTTTCTTCTTGAGTTACATGAATAGCATTATTTTGCGTATGAGCAAGATTTTGCTTTATTGTATTTTGAAGGCTTAGAGATAATTCTCGGAAACCGATCTTATCTAGTTCATAGTTATAAGGCATATATTAACCTCCTTTATTTATATTACGTTTATGTTCAAAATGAGGCTCCAATGAGTTCTGAGACCCATTGGAGCAGATACGATTAGTCGTTAATCATAGCAAGTGCATCAGCACATTCATTTTGGAATCGATCTAATAAAGCTTCACGACTAGCAGATTGGTTCCACTCCCAAGAGGAGCATACACCAATATAGATTGCTTCGATCATAGCTTTATCGATATTTTCACCATCAACGTAAGACATGGATGGATATCCAAGATAGTCAAGTGCATCTAACCACATTTCTTCAATATTACCAACACCATATTGAATAGCACGGGAGAATACTACTTGTTTCATAACTTCATGATGGTTTTCAATATTATAACCAATATTACGAAGAATTCTAATTGCAGGATCATAGTAATGCTCGATTACATATTGATCTTGAGCTTCCTCAAAATCTTTAGCATTATCAGAGTTAGCTAACCACTTCCATGCAGCATCAAATTCTTCACCAGTTAAAGGATGTTTAGCTAATTCAGCCCCAAACCAATAACCTTTTTCTTGTAGCCAATCTACAAATTCATCTAAAGAACCAGCATTACTGGAGAATTGATAAGTACCATAAGATTTCCCACCTGGGTCTCCCCAGCCACTGGAAATAGTACCAATACCAGCACCGCCGGATTCGTATTTTTCGGATAATTCACCGATCTTCATAATATAATTCCTCCTTACATTTCTTTAAGTGGCTTATGAATCTTCTTTGGTCTAGAAGACTTTTTAGCCATTTCAATAACATCATCTGCAGCTTTACTATTAACTGGTGCAGGTACGTCTACCACCGGACGTTCAACAACAGGCTGCTCGACAACAGGCTGCTCAGCAATGGGAGCTTTTACAATTTTTGGAGCAATTGGGAATTCACCTTCTGGGGAATTCTTAGTGCTATCCACTAACCATTTAAATAAACCAATTAAGCCAACACCAGATGCGGATAAACCTTGCCAGCAACTATCAATTTCGAATTTTGTGCCATATAGACCATTAGACCAGTATCCATATACCCAAGATCCTAAAACTAAGATTGCTGCTAGTAGACCAAATCCCATACAGATTGAAGCCATATTAACTCTTAGATGTCTTAAAAGACTCATAAAATTTAAATCCTCCTTTTAAAAATAAAACACCCCAGTTAGACCTATAAAGGTGGAATCGGGGGTTATCATTATGTTAAAACATTATGATAATTGATTAAACTGAAAGGAGACAAATATGGAAGTCTTTAATCCTGTATATGATAAAATCGCATTAAATGATTTATCCCCTGAGCTTCAAGCTCTAATTAGAGATTCTTCTGAGTCTGTATCTTATAACTTAAATAGACATATGAAAGATAAGTCTGCTCATATCACAGTTTTAGATAGAGAAACTTGGAATAATAAAGCACCTAATGAATCACCTAACTTTACTGGTGTACCAACTGCACCAACTCCTACTTTAGGTGATTCTTCTAATAAAATTGCTACAACTGACTTTGTAACAAACATTCTTAAGATCTTCAAACCTGAGATTGCTATCAAAGCTAATAAGTTAACTAATAAAGTTAATATTAAACTTGGTGGTGTAGCTGATTCTACTCCAGTACAATTCGATGGTAGTGGCGATCTAGTTATCCCTGTAACATCTGTAGATACTTCTGCTCTTAAAGGTATCTTAGGTAAAGACAAATTAACTGGTAAATATGATATCTCTATTTCTGGTAATGCATCTCATGCTGATACTGCAGACAGAATTAGTGGTATTGAATTGAATGAGTTGGCTATGAAAGAATCTCCAGCTCTTCAAGGTAAACCAACAGCTCCAACTGCTACATTTGGTACAGCTACTGATCAAATTGCTACAACTAAATTCGTTGATAAAGCTATTAAGTCTTTGAACTTAGCTGCAAGCACTGGTGGTGCAGGTGGTGGTACTGCTACATTTACTCCATTTAAAATTAAAATCACTGGTAAAGCTACAGCTAATGAAGTTACTGTAGATGGCACAAGTGATGTAAATCTTAATATTAGGGACTTAGCTATTGATTATAATGAGATTGCTAGAAATCTTAATATTACTACAGTTAATGGTCATACTTTAGGTAAAGACGTACCAGCTAATGCAGTATTTACTGATACAGTTTATGTGCATCCTAACACACAAACTGACTTGACTGCAACTGAATATACTGCTGTTACTGTAGATCGTCAAGGTCATGTAATTGCAGCTCGTAATCCGAGTACACTAGATGTAAATATTACTAAGAATGCTGCTACAGCTGATAGATTAAAAGAGCGTCGTAGATTTAGCATTACTGGTGTGACTGCATCTAATGCATTCTTTGATGGCTCTGCTGATGTAGCTTTAAATATCACTGCAGTCCCAGTTAATATCGTAACTGAGTCTAATGATAAACAATTTGTATCTAAAGCTCAAAAAGATAAATTAGATGCAACTTTAACTGCAGCTGAAATTACTGCTAAGATCGGTGAAGCTGGTTCTGGTATGGAATGGAAAGAAGCAGTTGATACTAAATCTAAATTAACTACTAAATATTCTTCTCCTAAAAAGGGTTGGACTGTATCTGTATTAGATGAAGGTAATACTTATCAATACAATGGAACTTCCTGGATTGTAGTATCTGGTAGTAATATTCCTAATGCGACTACTACATCTGATGGTAAGATGTCTAAAGAAGATAAAGCTAAATTAGATGGTATCGCTGCTGGTGCAAATAACTATGTATTACCTACTACATTACCTGCATCTATGATTACTCAAGATGATGATCACTACTTTGTGACTAAATATCAAAATAAGAAACTTCAAGATCTTTACAATAAAGGTGAATTGGATAACTTATTTGCTAAGAAAACTGATCTAACTAAGACTCAAGCATTTACTCTTGGTAATGGTTGGAAAATCGAAGCTAATGCAACAGGTGAATTAGCATTTACATTTAATGGTGTAGAAAAAGCTAAACTTGGCACTGATGGTGCATTTAAATCTGTAAGCTTAGAAGAAACAGGAGGTAATTAATGCTACCTGTAACTAGAAAAGCTCTTAGATATTTTATGAAACTTGTGACTCCAGAGTATATTGGTTGCTACTTAATGGCTCTCTTTACTCAACTACTCTGTTTAGTTACTAATCCTATCGTAGTTCTATTCTGTGATAAGTATGGTAACCTTCCTAAGATATTCAGACTATGGCAAACATACGATAACTGTCTTGATGTAGACTGGATGATCTATGAAGGTGTAGTTCCTAAAGTATTTAGATATGACTTTAATAAACACTATAAATATTATCCTGAATCTAAGACTAATGATGAAATGATCCCAGGTCATGTAGTTATTTTAGATGATGACTTTACTCTTAAAGAAAGAGTACAACGTTATTTCTGTCGGGTATTATGGTTGTATAGAAACTCCGCATATGGATTTGCATATAAACTTCTTGGTATTACTTACACTGGTATTCACCAACACGTATTAGAGAACGATCAAACTAAAGGTAAACAAATCTTTGTATCTTTCTTAGAAGATTCTTGTGGAGTTGATAGATACTTCTCTGTAAAATCTACTGAATACTGGACTTGTCCAATTATTGAGAAACGATTTAGATTTGATATCTATCTTGGCTGGAAACTATCTGGTACTCAAGAATATACTAATGAAAAACGTGCAATGCTTGCTATTAGAGTTAGCCCATTCTTAAGTGTAAAATAATCAAAGTGGTACATCCAATTAATTTGGATGTACCATTTATATCTATTTGGAGGCAAATATGACTAACATAATTCCATTAATAGCAAAAAAATATAATCGCAAGGGGGATACGTCTGGTACCCTTAAATCTTTAGTAGATGACTTAGTTTTTATAGAAGATGTAGATGATTCTTTATTATTCATAACTAATATTCCTAGAGAGACTAAGTACTCTATTGAAGAAGTTTTCAATATCATATCTTCTAATGATAAATACAGTGAAGTACTTAGCAATGTATTAAGCTCTCTTAACATAGATCTAGATTACCATAAATTATTATTAAATGCAATAGACTCTGAGTCTTATAAAATCATTAGTTTGATTAGTGATAATATACCAACTCCTGATTTATTCTTATCTAAAAATAACTATGGATGTCTAACTACAGCGTTAGGTAAATCATATACTATCTTTGATAAAGTACTTGGTATGGTTATTAGTCAATTACTACATACATCATCTAAAGAAGATAAGATCCTAAGTTTATTTATGACTATCTGTATCATTAATAAAGATATAGATAAGTTGGCTTCTTTATGTACTGGATATTTAGCTATAACTAAAGATGAAGTCTTAGTAAAAGACTTAATGAATGAGTCTGCAACTATGGCATTCCAATATATGTCTGAAGAAGATATTCATACAGTAGTTGATGATATTAACTCTCGTAGTGTATTAGCAAGATATTTATCACGAATGTAAAATACCCCCATAGGAGTTGAACTCCTATGGGGATACTTTTTAGATTTTAATAATAGATTTGATAAACAATATCTAAGCCTTTGGAAAGCTCAATCAATTGTTCATTTGGCATGTTGTATTTAGTCAATGGACGGATATCTTGATAATATTGTTTACCATTGATTTCTTTTTTCCAAGCAGTACATAAAGAGATTGTATTAATACGTGCTTCGTTAATACCAACTGTATTGATGAACCATTCACGGCATTCTTCTTCAGTGATCTTTAAGTTGATTTCTACGAAAGTTTCAACTTCAGATTCTTTAGTGGAATTGTAAATAGTAGCATCTACTGTAGTACCATCTTCGAAACGAATCTTTTTAACTGGTTTGGATTCAAATGTTTTGAAGTAATATGCAACACGGTTACCAACGATTTTACTACCATGATAGATTTCTTTCTTAGCTTCAGTAAGATCTTCAGTAATCAATGGGAAACGGAATGGAACCAAATACTCTGGTGCACACCATTTAGCATAGTTAACTTCATATACTTGAGAGTTTTCACGACCACAACCATCAGTACCAACACAGAATAAGTAAACTTTTTCTGGTGTAGATGGTGTTTCAAATACAGAGTTTTCTAAGTTCATTTCTGTATTATAAGATGGTGTAGTATATTGTCTAGGAATATCAAAATGTTGAGTAGCAGTATATTCTGCTCCAGGTAAGATGATTTTGTTTTCACCTTCGAATAATAAGATATCAGTACCACCAACAAAGACTTTGATGTTGGTGCGGTTATGCGTTGCAGTAATATTACTACCATCTGTAGTATGGCTAAATTCTGCAATATTTAACTGTTTATCAGGCATCTTACATTTACCTCCAATTAGTTTTTATCTTCAAAATTTATTATTATGTTTTGGTTATCTATTGCTATCGTATTGAGATACGTATACATGATCTATTAATTCAAAGTTATCGGTATATTTATCTTTAACTTTAGGTCTAATTCGATCAAATGTCTCAGACATAGCATAGTGTTGTAGACGTAAAGAGTTAGCGTAAATTAATACTTCTTTCTTAATAAGTCTACGTAAATCGTCAGTACGTTTAAGTACTGCGTAAATGTGTAATTTATCATGGACATCTGTAGTTGGGTCTAATGTAGAGATACCATGATCTTTGATGCCATATTTTTTGAAGTAGTATCTTAAGATATATACTAATTCTTTTTGAGTGATATTATCTATTTCATATTTCTTGGTTAGATAGCTACTGAAACCATCATAGAATAACTCAAAGTCTTCATTTCTTAACTTAGATAAGTATTTGATTGCATCAATTGGTTTAATGTATTGGTTATAACGTCTATCGAAATTATAAACTGTAGTTAAACCAGCTAACTCAATCTTATAAGATTTAAAGAAATCTATAACTTTAGATACATACATCTTCAAGTAGTCAATACCGATACCTGGGAGATAATTGAATAACTGTTTATAGTCTTCAGATCCCATAAATACTTCAATGTATTTAACTATATCCATAATAGCATTAGTTATAGCTTTCTTACGTTGAAGATCTTCACCAATGGATTTGATACGAAGAATAGAGTTATATAGATCTATATCTTGATATCGTAAGTATTCAGTATAAGTCTTAGCAACTTGATCACCATTTACTCTAAAGAATTTATTACTAAACTTCTTGATTAATAGAGCATCATATACAGCTTTGTATGCATCATAGATACGTTTATTATCTGCATAATACATACCTTTGACAACTACATCATAGATCTTTGTATTATTTTCTAAGATGCTCATTAAACCTTTCATGGATATACCAGGTTTATATTTCTTAAAGTCAGCTACTTTTAAATCTTCTAGGGTATATCCATATTTACGTTCAATATCTCTACGGAGTAAATCTAAGTCTGCATCGAAATTGAATCCTTGGATATACATGATAGGAACTGTCTCTGTTTGAATTGTATCTTTCTTATTGTAGTATAAGTAAGATAAAGAGAATAGATAGCATAAGATAGACGATAACTTAAATGTCTTATCAGGTCTAATATTAGGAACTGATAATCTAATACGATCTTCAAATCTAGTATCATCAAAGAATACGTTAAAGAAGTATGGAATCTTGAATGATAAGTCACTCATAGACATAACTGTATCTATAGAGATGTATTTAGTTCTAGCATAGTTGAACTCTTTCTCAAGGATTTGATTCTTAATATCTAATGGATCGAATTCATTAGTCCATAGCCAATCATCTTCTGTAAATGTATCATAATCTATATACTTAGACTCATCACGGATATAGTTATCTGCAGAGTCATTCAAAGGGATCTTAACAAACTTAAGATCATAATCCTTTGTAGGGTCTTCGATAAAGATATTTTTACGTTTAGCATTTACATATGAGAATGTAAATAGAATGGTATCACCATGCTCTAAGATTTTATTTACATCAGAGAATAATGCTTGATCGTCTACTATTTCATAATCGACATTCTCTTCTAATATAGTACCATCTTCACAAAGAATCTGCATTTGGTTATTATTATCAGACTCTAGGAAGTTATCATAAGGGTATGGGATATCTACAACTCTTTTACCATTTCTAAGATCATATATATTATACTCAGTTCTAATATAGTTATTGAAGTTATCATAGATTGAGTTATAGATAAAGATACATCTAACTTCACGACCTTTCTCTAAGTTAATAGAGTCGTCTAAAGTTAGCATTGTACCAGATACAGTATATCTTGACTTATCAATGATAGTACCACCAACTGTTACAATCATACCATTACCAGACTTTTCATAGTTATAGAATGGATAGTTGATTGTAAATACCTTTTGATTAGCTACACGAGCTTTAAGAGAATCTTCTGTAATATGTATAGTATAATTATTACGTGGATCTTGGAAGAAGTATACTTTAACTATATCTTTACTATCTACGTAGTCTTTAGAATTTCTAAATGATAAGATATTACCATTCATGATGAAGTTAGATCTATCTAAGATTTCACCATTAATAGTAATTAACCATTTATTTCGTTTAGAATCATAGCCTTCATATGGGAAGTTAATCTTAAATGAACTCATCATACGATTAATTTCTATTTGAGCAGAAGATAACTTGATTCTTTCTCTATTCTTAGGGTATATGAAATGAATCTTAATCTCAGTACCAGTACGTAATACTTTAGTTTGGTCTAGGATTTTGATTTTATTCTTTAAGAATGTATACTCGGAAGAATAAACTGGTTTACCATCAAGGAATACTTCTATTGGGTATTCACTTTCTTGGTATCCTTTGAATGGCACTTCAATTTCATAGTCTTGCATACCAGGGATTTGTACTGTAGTGGTAAAGAATTTCTCTTCTAGTTCTACGTCAAAACCTTCAGTATAGATATTGTTGAATACTACACTACGGTTTCTAGTTACTTTATCTTGAGGATATACGAATGAGAAGTTCTTACCATTAAGCATATATCTGTCAGATGGAAGTAATACTGAACCATATAATGCAAAGAACTCACCACCATATTGTATGTAGTTATAGTATGGTTCTGGTACATCAAAGCTACTGATTGCAGTATCAGTAACAGTCTTGAAATTGTATTCAGTTATCTTACTCTTAATAGGATATAGTGGAGAGTAAATAAATACTACAGACATTAAACGTTCTGTAGTAATCTTAGCCCAGTCTGTATCTTCATTGAAAGTAATCTTATTACCATTTACAGTATATCGTTTTGGATCAATGAAAGTACCACCAGTGGATAGATACATTAACCCACCCATATCTGTAAAATCAGCTATAGGATATTCGATAGTAAAGTTCTTTTGTTTATTATCAGTGATAGGATATTGTCTAACTTCAGTGACGATCTTATATCCATCTAAGTTAGAGATATCATCATTAAATTCATTATTAGAGAAGAAAATGAATTCAAGTTTAGACTTCCCTCTAAGGAAGTTAGCATCTTTAAAGTTAAGCTTACCATCTTTAGAGATAGTATACTTATCTTCTAATACACGTTTCCCATCCACATTAACAAAGACTGCACCGCCTTTATCAAGGAAGTTTTCATGTGGGAATGGAATCTTAATACCATTAGATGCAAAGCTAGTTAAAGTCTCATTAGCAGTATTAACTTTCTGATCTGTATCTAATACTTGTTTAACTTTGTAGTTGAATATATACTCACCAGTATCTTCATCTACTTTACGATCACGTAAGAGATAGTATTTAAAGATACGTAAATCATCAAAGCCAAAGATAGAGCAGATATCTACCATACATTTAGCAGTTGATTTATATTTAAGTAGCTCATGAAGTCTCCGCATCATTCTAACTTGATAGATTAATGGGATTTCATCATAATATGGTACACCATGAGACATGAATATATATCTTACACAACGTTCATCAAACACATCAAGATTAATGATATGCTCTTGAACTTCAGATACTAAATCAATCATAGTTTGAATGATAATAAAGATAGTTAACCAAGCATCATAATATTTACTATCAAATCTATGAGCTTCAGAGTAGATTGTATTAATAGCAAATGCTCTGTTTACATTAAATCTACGTTCAAACTTCTCTTTAACTACAGAGTTATCAATAGATGGTAACCAGAGTAATTGGAATTCAGTTGCTTTTCTAGCTTTATAGATATTGATATTGGATTTAATATACTTTAGATAATCGTATTCATCATCAGTATATCTAGCTAAGACATTATTCCAAATACCACGTTCTTCTAATTCACTAATTGTAGCATCATCCATCTCATGTAGAGGAATTCTATAATCAATACCGATATTTTCTATTCTTAAATCTTCAGGAACTACTAATCCATCATGACCTAAGTTAGGTAGACCGGTAATTTTACGATAATAGTTATTCTCTTCCACATAGTTGGCAATAAATACTTTTGCAGCTTCATCTCTAGCTTTATCTCTATAATCTTCTGGTATATAGCTAGGATCTTCTACTGCTTTCTGGAAATAATTAGATGGTACCCCAGCTCTAGCTAAGATATCCACCGTATAGTCATATAATCTCCAATCTGCAGTTCCTTCAACAGATTGAGTATATAAGTCACCCATGAATTCTGTACGTACAGTCTCATTCTTAACAGCTTCTGTTTCAGACTTTACAATACATTTCATGCCTAATTCTTTTACATAATAAATGAGTACGTCTACAAAAGGATATTCTGTAAACACTTTATCCATATTAGGATTTTGCATATTGTAAATTTCCTCCTTTCAGAGAGAATTTAGATTTTACTTTAATAGTATGTAACCCTAATAAGTGCTTATCCTTAACATATAGATATAGACAAATTTTACAAAGGAGCATAGTAAAATGAATGAATTCCCTGATTTACAATTAAGAAAAGATCCGGTGAATCCAGTACTAAGATCTCCATATGTACCTTTTGAGTTACCATTCTATCAAACTAAATATACATTAATGGATATAGATGTTTATACAAACTTTATTAAGAACGCTGTTAGTAGATTTAGAAAATCTAGAACCTATACTCACTACAAAGGGTATCTAATGAATCTTGGTATGGATCACTGTCAATTACATAGTAATATCTATGCAGATATGGCTACTATTGAAATGCATCATAATATGCTAACTATCTTTGATATTGCAGTTATATTAACAGAGCATACAATCAATACTATTGGATATATTACAACTTTCGACTTAGTTAACTTACTAAAGAAAGTTCATACTGAAAATAAAGTACAACTTGTAATGCTATCTTTAACTGCACATCAACTATACCATAATGCAAATGGTATGTATATCCATCCAGATATGTGTTTCGGTAACTGGATGGCTTTCTTAGAAGAATACAAATATGGTATAACTATTGAGCTGGCAAACAAAATAATAAACTACGTAAATTATGCTATCTCTTTAGGTGATACCGAAACTGGTGAACTCCTAAAACTCAGAGATAAAGTCCAAGATTGGAGTGTTATGAATGAATATGGAGTTAATCGTACTGGGTATTAATTACTTTATTATCCTACTTGTAATCTTCTTAGTTTATAAAGTTACTAATAAGATAGCTAATGCTTATAAAGAAAAAAATAAAAGAGAATTAGATTTAATTCAAATGTCTATGTCTACTTCATTAGATGAGATGACACAGACTATTGATACATTTATAAATGAATCTATTCAAGAATTTGCAGTTATGAATAATATTCAAGATTCTAAATATATTAATACTGAACTTGAACAAGAACTTCGTAACTTTGTTATGGAGAGTGTTAGTGGTCGTATTTCTATTAACTTACTTAATAAGCTTAGACTCTTCTATAAAGAAGATATTATTCCTGACTTGATTGCTAAGAAGATCTTCCTAGCAGTCACTGCATATACAGCAATCAATAATAATGGTGCTACAAGTAAAAAAAATAAATAACTTTGGAGGATGGGAATATTCCCATCCTCCTTATTATTTTAATCTTCGATATCAGATACTGTTGTACGGAATACATCAACTCCGCCTTCTAATACATATGCAGATTTACCTACATATGGATCTTTAGAAGTAAAGTTTCGTGCTACTTCAATAGCATTATCGAAGTTATTACAAACTCCAATTGTGTATCCAAATTGGTCTTTAACTATATACATATTATTTACCTTCTTTCTTTAATGTGTTAACTACATCAACTACAAATAGGAACGTAGAAATAAAGCTTAAACCAATCCACATCATTGGATATTTCTTAATGGAAGCTTCTACATTGGAAAGTTCGAATTTGTGAGTACGTTTTAACATGATATACCTCTTTCTGTCCTAAGGACTAAACTAATAAATACTATATCATATATTCACCTTAATAATATGCAATCAAGAATACCAACTATTACAAAATGATAAAAAAAGAAAACCACTAGGAGTTTAACTCCTAGTGGGATATTCTATACTTTTCCATATACTCCCCAAATAAGAGAAGATATATATCTTAGCACTTTCTCATTATAGCTAATATCTAATGATCTAACATCGACTAGATCTGAATCGATATAATAAATGTAGTTCATACTAGATACTTTAAATTTAGATTGTAGATTGAATTCTCTATAATACTCTATATTGAGTTCACCGTTTACATAGTCACGGTAGAAGTCTCTTAGAGTATCAATAGCAAGTTGAATATTGTTTTTGGAAACCATATTCATTATCTTAAATATCAATGCAATAAAGTAGTCTTTATGAAGCTCTATATTATGTGGATCTAATCCGACTATAGCTTGCTTCACTCCAAACATATCTTGTTTTGTCATTAATATAAATTCACCAACTCTAATAAAGTTATCGTATTCATCTACTTTAAGATTATCGTCATCTAAGTCGATATCATTTAATACTAGATTGTAATCATTGAGATATAAAATCTTTTCTGGTTCAATCTTATCTAAATGATAAGACCAATCCATTTTATTCTCTGATGTATACTTATAGATAGTATCACCTATAAGTATATCAATAGATGAAAATCTCATTGTTTACTCCAATGCATTTGTATATGTATTCATATCAAATGGGTACCAAATCTGTAATGGTTCAAAGTTCTTCTTAGCCTCAAGTTTATAGTAAGCTGCACGTTGTAAATATGCAAGTTGAGCTCCTTGAGGAGAGAAGTCTATATCATCACGTATACTATATACATCATCCATATCATAAATGATCTGTGGATGTATACCATACGTTCTTCTAATTATATTACACATCATTTGAGTAACCATATCAGAATATTCATCATTGCTTACAATAATGAATACTTCAGAACCATTATAGAATCTAAAGATAGCTTTATAGAATTCATAGAACTCTACTTCAGATTGATTAAATAATACTTCACTAAAGATTGTTTCAAAATCTGGGCTATCTATAAGATATTGATAAGTCAGCTTAGAGATAAGCTGACTTACATAATTCCATGGATTTCTTGGATAGTCTCTTGATGTCAATTCGGCTACAAAGATATTTTCAGGTAACGCATCTTGCTGTTGCTTTAGATCCCAGATGTCTTTATAGTCCCCATATTCTATCATGAGTTGTTTATCCAATTTATCTTTATCATCTGCATATAGATAAGATCTATAATATTGATAGATTGGTTCTGTACAAAATACAAACTTCATTCTAATCACCCATTAATGCTGGAGTCAAGTCAGGATCTTCAGACTTAACAGCTATAATATTTTGGAATGCTTTATCTTGTAACTCTACAGGAACTTCATCATCTAGCTTGATATTCTTACTCAATAGATAAGAGTTAACTGTATTTCTATCAAATGAAGTATTAGCCATATATCTTACATAGCTTTGCTCATTGATATATCCATATTGGAATAGGTTAGTTACAGCATAACCAATACTAAATACAGATGGAATGAATGATACCATAGTTGGACCACTATATGTCATCTGTAATTGTAATGATGCGGCAAATACACTCATAAGAACGTCCATGAATGGAATACTATCTTTACTCCATTCTTCATCTGTAGTATAAACTACTACATTCTTATTATGCATAGCTGCACCCACTAAGAAGATATTCATAATAATATCTACTTGATTCAAATAAGATAAGTAAGCTTCTTTGAATGCGTCTTCACCATAATCTACATAGACTGATACTACATTGAATGGTGGAAGCAATACTGGAAGCTTAACTACATTAGGATTCTGTAATAGAACTGCTGGTGCATGTTCAGTTACAATAACCACTCTCGTTCCTGGATCAACACTAGCTTGTGCAGCTAGTGTTGGATCATTTGTGAACGTAATTCCATTCATCGAATCACCTCTTAGTAACGATCACTTGTGGACATACGACGGCGACGAACTTTAGGTTGTTCTTCTTCGTCCTCTTCTTCGAATTCAGATTCGATGTCCAACTTAATATTTAGAATAATTGTAGCGGCATTAGCTAATTCATCACCTAATGCGTCACGGAAATCACCAACACGAACTTCATTATCTTTCTTGATATCATTATCAATATAAGCATAGAATACTTCAGGAAGAAGTTCTTCAATAGTCATTACTTTAGAATCATCAAGATCTTTTAAGATTCGTGTAAATTGCTTATCCAATTCTAGGATCTCATTATAACTATAAGCATCTTCAGTACCTACAACGGATTCGATATCTGCTGCAGCTTCACCAATAAATTCACCTAAAGTTTTAATTTGATCAATTGTCAATAACATATCTTCTTTCTCCTCTACAGGTTTCTCTTCTAATTTAATGTCACCATCAGTATCAATTTTTACAGGCTCAGATACCTTAGTTTCAATATGAATAGGATTGATCTTAACTGTATTTTGAGGTTTTTTCATATCCTCAGATAACTTCTCCAGAGCCTTATTATGCATAGTATTTTCTAGATCACGAGCAGGTCTTTCTGGTTTAGGAGCGAAGTATTTGTTAATACGTGGAGGAGCTGGATTAATTGCTGGAACTTCAATAACCAATTCAGGCTTCAATTCTTCTTTATGAAATTCTTCAGCTTTCTTTTTCTTAAACTCTTCGGTTTCTCTATGCATATCTTCATAATACTTACGAATTTTTTCTTCATTGACAATAGACTTAGCTTCTAGTTTAGCTAAGTTTTCTTTCATCTTATCAATCTCTTCAAGATCTAGTTTAGAAGTGATGTCTAACTTATTCTCAGTGGTATCGTTTACTTTAACTTCATCAGTGTAAACACCATGATCGTTATCCCAATATAATTCTCCGTTTTTGAAAATTTGGATCTTCATAGTCATGTCTATTTCCCTCTTTCTTGTAAACAAAGCGATCTTCTTACGACCATCTTTGAATTCAGATGCCATATGAATACCGCCACATTTAAGACATATAATATTGTTGAACCCAGCATCATAATCTAATTCCCCTCGACATTGCTCGGTTGTATCTAGATTCAATGTATGAGTACAATATAAAATCTTTGGATCCAGAATATACATGTCTGCATAGTCAAGTAACACTGGACCAAATCCTTTTCTTAAACCCCAGTTCTTAAATGCTTTAGTACCAAAGTCATCTATGATAAATCTACCAACAATGGTTTCCATTATTCTATAGATATCTTCTCGTACTGACCACATTTGATAGAGGTTCTCTATTGGTACTACTCGTTCGAATATACCAACATTGCCATCTTGACTAATATCAAAACATTTAGCCACGAATGGTTTTAGATACTTCTGGTTTACGATCTCATCTGGATTGTTTTTAGAGCCAGCCTTATCTAATGCTATCTTAATACAGAATGTAGCATTGTCATCAAGTGGCTCATAAACAACACGGTTTGTACCACAACCAGATCGTTTAAACCCTTTAGGTTTAACAATAGCATCTAGCTTCTGGAACTTCTTCTTGAAGGCTTTATCCTTGCGATCAAAGATGATCTTCTTAATCAATGCTAATTCATCATCGTTAAAGAAGTCATACACACAAGGACCTTCAATAGATTCGAATAACTCCTCCAATGTAGTGAATGTATTCATACTTTGGTAGATATCCGCATCATGATATAACCTACTATTGATCTTGGAGTTATCTAAGTTGCCAGTCAAATCATCAATTATTGTTGACTGCAGTTGCATCCCATGTACCTCCTAATTCAGGAGCGAAGTATTGTTTAAGTCTAGCTGCTCTGTCCATAGCTTTACCATATACTTCCTTCTGAATTTCTTTCAATGGTCTATCATCATAAGTTTCAGTCTCTGGATCTTTAATTCTAGCACCTTCAGGGAATGGTTTATTAGTTGCTTCCATTTGCTCTAAGATAGAGTTATCAAAAGCTACTCTACGTCTATTGTAGTTATATCCCATTTCATCAGGTAAAGATAATCCAAGAATACCATTATTCATAGCATCAGCAAAAGCTGCATTATCATCTAACTCATTAAGCAAGTCACTAGTTCTACTGATTCTAGTCTTATGAGCATAATTTTCAATAGCATCATTGAATTTATCATGATCATAGAATCCACTTAAGTCTCTAGGACGTACATGAGTTAAAGAATAATTATAGGCTGGCATTGCTTCAGAGTATGTATCAAACATATTCATCAAGCCTTTATACTCACCTGGTTTACGACGTTCATTAATCTCTTGAAGTTTGGCAGTGAATGGAGATCTCATACTATAAACACGGATCGTTCCATTAGGACCTACTGCACCTCGACGAGATTGTATATAAAGAATTTGTTGTTCAGACATTGGAATTACATTAGCAGCTCTAGCATTTCTAGCTAACGTTTCAGCACGTTTAGTATATGCTTCGAACTCTTCTGGAGTCAAGTCATTAACATCTTTATCTGCTACTGGGTCATAAGCATTACCACCCATTTGAGGACTTGTACGTTTAACAAAACTATTCCATGTACCATCTGTTTGATAGTATGGATTATAATTCAAGTCATGCATCATACCAAATGGATCGCTATCAACAACTTCATTAGCATCTTCGACTGTATATCCTAAATGGTTAAAGCAATCTCTAATCATACTATTAACCATAAACATTTGTTCAGTATAGTCATCACGACGTTGTTTAGCTTCAGCATTAATCTCCATTTGAGACTTAATTCTATTCATTTCGTCCCATATACGAGCATGCTCAGGATTTAATGGACGACCTGTACGGTCTACCCATTCTTTGACTTTACTATCAAAGTAACAACCATTTGCTTGAAGTTCTTCAGCTGTAATGAATGTAACCATATTAGGGTTATTCTTTACAGATTGCTCATACTTATAATGCTCATACTTGAGCTTATTAGTATTATACTTTTGAACTTGATAGTTGTATTCAAGGATTTGTTGTTCATATCTATAGAAGTCATCCATTGGATGGTTAGGTATGTTTTGTTGAAGTTCTTGAATACGATTATTAATATTATTGATTTCTCTTTCCCAGCTAGCTCTTACTTGAGGTTGCATATAAGTCCATTGGGAGCAAAGAATCGTATTACGTTGGTCAATAAGAGCACGGATATCATTATAGATGGATTGTTTATTTTCTTCAAACCAAGCACCTTTAATGTATTCATTATACTCATTAGTATATTTAACCATCGCATTATAAGTAGCCAATCTTTCTTCATATGGAATAGATTGGTCTTGCATTTCCGCAGAAATATCTCTTGGAGGTTGCAAGTTAGTTAGGTCATAAATTCTTTTAGGAACTTCCATCAAAGGAATTGTATAACCGAAAGGCACATTCAATGCATCTAAGTTGTATTGACCATTTGGAAGCATTGGAGGTAATCCAATAGCTGCTTGCATTTGATATTGGTCAGCCATATATGTATTTTGTACCATTTGATTCAACTCTTCATCAGTTGTTGTATCTATTTCTGGATCAGCATCTTTAGTTACACCAACCATAAAGTTTTCTAAGTCAGGAATATTAAGACCTTCTTGATCTTTAAGTTGCTCCATATAAGCAAGATGTCTTCCTACACCAGAAGATAGTACTGCTGTACCTGGAGGGAATTGTCTAAACATTCCTTCAGTAGGATCTAGTCCCATACTAAGCATCTTTTCTTCATACAATTCTAGATTGTAATCTAATTGATACTCAGGGTGTGTTTTCAAGAACTCATGGATTTCATTCTCATCAGTAGATTCATTCCATGGAACTGGTCTAATGTGTACACCACACACGATATTATTTAAACGATTGATATACTCATTCCGTAAAGATAAAGTCTGAGCCATGAACTCATTACGAATTCTACTTTCAGATGCTTTAATCTTGCCACGGATGATATCCATCGCTTCTGGATTATTTAGATCGGATAAGCTAAATCCGACTACTTGTCCAGAGCTATCTGTCTTTATCATCTAGCGAATCCTCCCATACCATTCATCATATCTTGAATAGGATTACCTGTGTAGATTGGTTGTCCTACACGACTTCTAACCATATTATCATACTCTACTTTAAATTGTGGACAGTGACGATATAATACATCGATCTCTCCAGCATCTGCAATATCAGTTGCACCAGTCTTAGTATGATGGACATATACTACACCATTTGGATCAATGTAGTATCTTAAGCTACTAGTGAAGTCTTGATGATGTTCAGGAGCTATAACCTCTTTGATTGGGTTAGGGGCATCTCCATTTACATAACGACCAAAGATTCCACTATAAGGTTTTGGTTTAGGTTTACGAATCTTATTATCAGCTACTGGGTCATATGGTTTCTCTTCAGGTTTACCAGTTCCAGTATGCTTAGCAATAAGATCACCAAAATAACCATTATTAGGTTTATGATCATGGTTACATCCACAACCACATTGATGGTGATGTTTCTCAGCCATCATTTGTTCATGAGCAGGTTCAATATCTTCTTTGAAGATTTTCATAGCACGTTCTTGAATGATTGCAGCTTTCTCTTCAATATAAGCTGCTACTCTTTCATATTCCCATTTATGAAGTTCTACTTCAGTTTCAGCACTAATAGGTAGTGCTAGACCACCACTTGTTAAGATAAAAGGTTTTTCGTTTGCGTCATAGATAACGCCAGGGTTTAGTTTCAACATAATTTCTTCCCCTCTGTCTAATTGTGTTTCATCGTAAAATGTGTTAGTTGATAATGTGATTTCGGAACCTCCAAATCTATCATACTCTTCTTTTGAACTTTGCTCTACTTCGACGCAATGGGGTACGCCGAATTCATCTACGAAATTAATGATATCCATATGGGTACCTCCTTTTTAAATCGAAATATGTAGATCACCATAATAATATATGCCCATATAAAAAATTAAAGAGAGCATATTCCTCCCTAGGATTACTATGATCCTAGGGAGGTAAATATTACATGCTTCTAATATAATCAACTAGATTTTCTTTAAATGAATGGCTATCTTTAGTAATATCCGTACCAGTAGATTTTAAGATATCATAATATGCTTCTTCAATATCCAATAATGTAGAAGTATAGTTAGGATTATTAGCTTTAATCAAGTGATCGTTAGCTAATTCTTGTTGTAAACGATATTTACTGAATGCTTTAAGTCTATTAAGATCACGTTTGAATTCTTCTTGTACTTCAGCATATGCATCTGGATGAGTTTCTGCTAAGTTTTCAGAGAAGTCAGGTTCTTCTGGCTGGCAAGTTTCCATATTGTCGGCTTCTGCACCTAGATCTACTATATCACCTTCAATGGTTTCATATACATTATCGCTAGGTGTTTGAATTTCTTTATTACCATCCAATGTATTTTCCTCTACAGGTTCAAGAGCCCCTTCAGGTGCTGTAAAGAAACCGTCTTCTCCTTTATGGAAACGAATGATGTTACCTTCATCATTATCATCGATTTCTTCAGAATGGTTAATATATACATCTAAACCATTAGCAATTCCTTCTGGAAGAATAGTCAAATCATAGAAACCAGCTTGATATAATTGAACTACTTCAGCTTCAGTAATACCTGTAGGTTTAAGATTCTTAAAGATATCTAATACACGATGATCATTACCTTCACCAGCTGCTGCTAAAAGAACAGTTGGATCAAATAATAAGCTTGCTTTATATCGTGTAGGTGCTTCATTATCACGAATAGTAATATCTTTAACAGAAGAAATTGGTACAAAGATACGATTAACTACTTCAGTGCCAAATGTATCAAATGCAATATATTTAGTACCTTTAGCTACAGAGAAACAATCTTCGATATCCATTACTTTATCTTGGTTAGTATCTAGAGTATATGTATTATTGATAAGATTAGTAGATGCTTTGCTATCTACAAATCCTTCCATCTCTGCATACTCTACTAGACTATAAGATAATGCAAAGTATTCAATATTCTCTGCTGGGATGATATGAATATTCTCTTCTTCATCAAAGTAGTTGAAGAATCCTTTTGCTTCTAGCATAGGACTATCAGCACTAATATAACCTTCAATCTCGTGGTTACGTTTAGAGTTTCTTGTTTTTACAAATAATAAGATTTTACGCTTTTCCATTATATTCTCTCCTATAGTTTATTTCTAACTATCTTAAAATAGATAGGATAGATTAATCTCTCATCAAACAACGCCGGTGTGCATTTACCTTCATCGGGTTTATAAATTACACCATGCTGCATTCTAATCAATGATGCTCTAGTAGATTCATCAATATAGTTATTCCATTTCTGTATATATGGAATCAAATCAACTAGATGATCTGGTGCCAGTCTAAAGTTCCTAGCTAAACAAGTATATGCATTGTTTATACTAAAAACTGAGTTAATATTTACATGACCTTTACAATGTAAGATATTGATCCGATGGACTTCTGGATCAAATGTATTGATTATAAAATCAATTATAGATTTAATAATAGTCTGATTGGCTACTACTCCACCAGCTCCAGTATACATTGTACCATTCTCATCCATATGAGTTATCCAGTTATATATCCATTCTTTTAATCCCATAACTGAGATATTACTATCAGAATAGATATTGAATTCTGTATACTCATCTTTATATTCAGCTGCTAATTTGATAGCTAAATATAATCCAGTCAATTCACCATAGTTATTAGTATTACCTTCGATAACGCAATGATATTCTTTATCACGTCTATCATTAATTACAGATATAGCTCCAGCACATACTCTGTTACCTTTAGCTCTATCTACTTTACCTAATACTGATGCATCAGAAAAGATGTCAATTACTTTCATAAGGTTTCACCTCCTTTATATTAATACTTTGTAACGAGCAAAATAAAAAGTAAATACCCATAGGAGATTAACTCCTATGGGTATATTCCGTTTCTTATTTAGATACTAATTCAATGCCTTTATTGATAATATTTTTAAGCATGTTTGTTGCGTGACCAACATTTACAAGCCCAGATTCAGGATTTGTTTCTGCTGCTTCTTTCATGCTAGTTAAGCGTTTTCTGTCGATTAAGACCGCAAACTTAGCATCATCAGGAATCAAGTTATCAGTCTTGATATTTCCAATAGCAGTCAAAGGATCCGTTTCCAAAGCCGATTCCATATATCGAGCTAGGTCGTAGGCATCTACCACTAGAACTTTAGAACCATCTTCCTTCGCAGCTTCAAAAACTGGAACTGCCGCAACTGGGAATTCAGGAGCCGCTTGAAGTGTGTTAACTTGTTCTAGAATATCATGTAGATCATGACTCATTTCTTGTAATGCATTGGAATCAGTATTTTCTAATTTGTAATTCTCTGATAATTCTTTTAATACATCAAATTTCATTTTTTTACCTCATTAGATAATAATTCCAATTAGATCAGATTTGTACTCTGGAATAGACTAATCATCTATTGCTGTATACAAATCTTTGTGATCTATAAATTATCTATATGTTGGAATTATTATACTTAAATAAAAACTATAAAGAATTATATAACTCTTGCTTACGTTCATTGAGCATTTGGATAATCTTCTGTTTATCTGGAAGATCATACGCACCACTGTCGTCAACATACGTAAACCGTTGTTCAAATAAATGCTTAGCTCTATCACTAGTATACAATGCAGATGCATCTTCAATGTCTTTGAGGAGATCTAATTGATCTAGTGTAAAGAATTGTTTATACATATTTACAAATTCTTTGTAGTCACCGAATACATGAGTACATGGTACGAATAAGTAATTTGCATGAACTAACTCATGAGCTGTTTCAGATAGTGGGATTAATCCCACAAATCCATTGTAATGATTCCACATTACTTCTTTAGCAATAGATTCTTCATCAATTGGTTCTCCAAGAGTTTGTCTCTTACGGAAGATAATTGTGCAGATATCATATAGAGTAATAGGATCATGATGTATATGGATCTTAATCTTAGGATTTGGAACGTTTGATACGTTTCTGTAAAACGCACAGCTGTTCATATTAAATGAGTTACGTAGATATTGAATATATTGTTGATATTCAAATGATCCACGTACTGATTTCTCTAACTCTGAAAGAAATTTCTTAAAGTCTTTTTGGTCAGCTAAGTTCCAGTCATTTAAATCATATGGAGGAATATTAGTAAGTTTAATAACCTCTGGTTCACTGGAACTAGACTGTACCATACTTAAAGAGTAAGGATTTCTCATGATAACCTCCTTTCAATAAGGGTTATCATAATGTTAATTTTCAGGTTGTGGAATGAATCTAGATAGATCTTCGAAAGTACATCCATCTTCTGTATCGTATACATCTAATGAAATACCTTCAACACCATCAATCTCTTCTTCGGAGTTATTATATTCAGTTATCTTTTGACATACAGTTTCAAGATCGCAATCTTTAGGTATACCTAAGATAGGACCTAGTACTTCATTGACTTCGATTAATGAATCATAGTATCTATCAATACATTCATCATCTTTACAGATACTTAAAGCATATCTAGTAGTGTAGAAGTTTCCATCGACATCTGTATTTACATAAACGCAACATCCTGGTTCTTCACATGTACCAACAACATCTATATTTGGATAAATAGATTGTACCCATTCTTTAAATCGAGATATAGCTGGACACCATGCACTTTCTATCTGGATATCGTATGTCCATACATCCATCGAATCAATATACTCGATATCATCAGATATCCAATTAAAGTTATCTCTACCATCAAAGTTAAACTTTTTGGTTTCATATGTATCAGTAATAGCATGAGTTACTGGATTACAATATGCATTAGTTTCATCAAATAAGTATGATAAGTTTGTAACTAAGAATTCTAAGTTCAATAGATCCTGTTCTGTATTAGGAGTCATAAGTGTCATATAATTATATGCATAGTTTGCCATATTAGTGACCTCCTAAGAAGAAACTAAGATAGTTCTTATCCGACATCATCATATAAATTCTAACTTCAGGATTATGTAATTCATAATAATCTTGAAGTACTTCATTCTTATCAGATAATCTATCTAAATTATTAATCTTACTAATAGTTTCAGCATCTACTGGTAATGCATCTAGTAATTCTCTATAAGTATTATACATTTCACAGTCAAAGTTATAATCACCTTTAACAATAGCAGCAATATAATGCTTAGGACCTAAGAAGCGAGAGTATACATTGCTTTCATAAATAACTAAATCATATTTAGTCATAATACGATAATCAAATTGTACATCAATTATTCCAGCTTCTTGTAGTTCGTTCTCAAAGTCAAATAAGTTTTCCTTATATTCAGGTAATCTAATTATGATAAGAGAATAAAACTCTCTACTTACATTCTCTTTACGAGTATTATGATCATAATACTCAATGATATCTTCATAAGTTTCACCAAAGGTTTCTAACCATGAATCTAATGATTCTCTATTCTTTGAATGGAATGCTAATGTATAGTAAAATTTATCAGTGTCATATATATTCAATCCAGGGACTTTTTTCATTTTACTTATTCTCCTCTTTAATATTAGCTAACAATATTTTCGTTTCAATAATATTAAGTAGTTTAGATACCTCAACTGTATCGGCAAATGTATTACCGGCTACATCACTTTCTAGTGTATTCAAATCAATTCTAATATAACCATTACTAAATACAACACTAATCTCTTCGGAAGAGATATACAACGAAATGTGTTGTATATCTAAGTGTCTATCTGTATCGAAAGATAATGGTTCTGCTTTCAATCTAAATCTTGTGCAAGTTTCATCTTTAAGAGAGTTTACAATCGTTCCAATGAACTTACAGTCTTTATCAGTCTTCATCTTCATCACCTCCTTCTTCATCTAAGAAAATAATCTCATCTATTTCTCTATCAAAGTCATCTTGAACTTCTTCATCAGTCTTCTTTCTAGTATATGAAAGATTATCTATATCTTCTTCAGTGAAAATATTCAATAAAATTTCATTTCTAAAGAATGAACTAAAATTATCGTTCTCAGACTCCTCTAAACAGGTAAAGATACGATCTAGTGTAATCGTAAATTCGATGTTTACTGCACTACCCTGTGGAAGTATACTGCTACGTACAAATTCAGGGCATGTATTAGCATAATTAATCACATTATATATCGCAATGGATTCATTAACCGTAGCGGAACGTCCCTCAAAGGAAGCAACGAAATTGTCGTTGTTTACAAATCCATGTGGTCTTTCCGTACAATGATTAACGTTAATGTATTCAGCATATGGAGCAATGTATCCTAAGAAGTAATACGGAATCTCTGTCAAATTCATTTTAATCAATGTGTATGGTCTAAAGTCTACTTCTCTACCAACTAATCGATTTATCTCAAATGCATAATGATCAAGATCATTCGGTAAATCAATTACTCCACATTCTAGCTTAAGCTTTCTATCTTCATATCCAGCATAAGTCTTAATAATATTAAACAATGCATTCGATACATTAGTCTTATCCTCACGTGGATTAGTTATCGTATCTAAGTTCATAGCATCGCTTATTTGCGCAAAGAATGTATCTACAATATCGGAAGTTCTATTCTCCATTCTCATATCGTATAATTCTTTATAAGTTGTCATGAAGATATGTGTACTATTATCGTATCTACCATACTTCATTAAGTCTAAGATATTTACTTTATCTTCATCAAAGCTAAGATAAAAGATGATATTAATATTCTCTAAGTGGGAATCAAAGTAATTACAATACAAGAGTATTACGTTAATTCCACTCTTAACAACTTCAATCTTTTCCTCTTTAATTTCTTCACGAGTAAAGTAAGTTCTAATTCTATCGATCAACTTCATTATCCATTCTCCATCTATCTAAATGATATCTAAAGTTAGTCTCGAATTCTAATCTAACTTCATTAAATATTTCTTCTTGTGTACGGAATTCTTTATCAGTCTTATCTAATCGAATTTCTTTTACACAATAACTCTTATTAATGAATAAGTGTTTAAATAGTTCATTTACTAATTCTAAATAAGTAAACTCACCTTCATTAATATCATTATCGGAATTTCTTTCTTGTATCAATTCCTTAGTTGTCTTTTTATCATGAATCATCTTAAGCATAATATTAGTATCTGGTAATTCCATTTCATCATATACAATATGCTCATAATCTCTGATAAATTCTTTTAGTCTATGAGATTCTAAATAATATCTTAGATTCTCTACAGATAGATCGCTACGTAATTCTTGTAATGCTCTTATACCTTGATAGTAGATATTTGAATATAACCATCTATCCATTACGATAATATATCCATTATCATAATACTCTTTGATTTTATTATACCAACTATCATAAAAGTCTAATGCATATAAAGTACTAATCTTCTCTGGAGATAATTGTTTCATATGTCTTGTATTCTTGAAATAGTTTCTTAATAGATAACTGCTATCTGATTCATAATTAGGAAAACTAAATAGCTTAGCTTTATATCCTAATTCATTCTGAATATAGTCTACTAACTTCTTAGCATTAGTTTCCTTAAAGCTACAATCAGTTCCTTCAAAAGTTACCATATACTTGAATGGTATTTCTCTTAGTTCATCAATTGTCTTAGTCATTGTTTACTCCTTTACTTAAATATATCTTATTAGAATATTGATAGCATTTTAATATATCATTACTATCAAGATAATAATATATAAACTAACTTGTTTTTCATATATACTACAGTTGCGTCATTAAAAAGGAGAGGGGAGTTAAGAGGGGAGAACGTAGTTCTCCCATCTTATCCCGCGAAGCGGTATAGAATACAACAGAGTACAGTTGAGTATAGTTGCGTCCTAAAAAACTTTGTTGCCATGCCCGTAAGGGCAAATGGCAACTGTAGTCAAATGTCTTTTCTATACAGATGAATTCTATTGAAGTATCTAATAAACTAACTTGTTATAGATAAACTATTACTTACTTTCAATAGAATAATTGATATCAATATTTACTGATACTTTTACAGATAAACTTATACTGATATCTAATATACTAATTAGTATATCAACAAGTTTATTCAATAGAATAATTTTATATAGATAAACTTTTTATTTACTTCTAATTTACTAATACTCTATTGATATACTATTAGTTAATACAGATAAAATTAATATATCAGTATACTACTGAATAGTATACTGATATTATTTAATCATTTCTAGTATATCGATAAAGTTGAATATATCTATTCAACACATCTTTCTCACGTTTCAGATAGTATAAACTTTTTTATTTATACGACACCCATTTCATCCGTTCCCGTCCGCACTCCACTTCTTCATGGGTGTCGTATAAACTTCGTTTATACATGCCCCCCCTCCCCCCCCACAAGGAGCCAAAACAGACGAAAAAAAGAGCGGCATTCCTGCCTTCTCGTCTGTTCTAGTCAACTGTGAGGAACCGCAGGGGCTTACGTTAAGCACACCTGTTAGGGTGTACCACTGCATGGAGTCGTTTTCCATGCATCCGTACCTGCAAGTTTATGGCGGGAGTTTCGCCAATTAGCCACGGGTTTTCGATCATGTAGGGTTTGTCATACCTACTCCATCTCTTACATTTTTTATTACTTCGTTGTTTGTTGTGTATTTTTTTACAAAACACAAGAAATCCCCTTAGGATTACTATGATCCTAAGGGGAATTTGTTATTTAGAAGCTAAATATTGTAATTGATTGATTGTATTACCGGAAACGTTCTTAGTTACTTTATTAACTTGACCTTGGATATTTTGAGATACCATGTTAATCTTTTCATTAAGTTTGTTACCTAATGTAGCCATTGCACCTTGTAGACCGTTTTGAACAGTTGTTACTTGCTGTGCAGTTTGAGCTTGATTAGCTTGTAAAGTACCAATACCAGCGGTATTACCAGTAATCTTAGTCAATTCAGTATAGATTGCTCTTAATAAAATAATATCTTCAGATTCTCCACCACCAGCAGATTGGATAGCTGCATCAATAGCACCTCTGCCAAAACGTACTTGTGGAGTTGGATTAGATCTATTATTAGATGCTTCCATTTTTTCGATAGCCAATTGTGTTTGTTTCGGAACACCTTTAGCTCTACCGAAGAATTTACCAGTACCTAAATTATCTAATGTAGAATCATTTTTAATTTCTGCTTCAGATCGTGTAGCTTGTCCAGTTGGTACACTAGCTTTACCATCACCACCTGTAGCAATATAACCATTGATATTTTCAGCACCGAAGTCATTAGCAATATCACCTTTAACGATTTGGTTTTTACTAGAGGAGTTACCCCAATATCCACCTTTACCATCGGCAATAACTACATGATCGGCTTCTGCATCACCTTTGAGTGTATTAAGAAGAACTACGTCACCTTCAGTACCACCTTGAGATGCTGTTTTGAATGCATATGGTAAACCTTGTTGTTGAGCATTAGTCTCAGCATTAGGTACATACATATCAATTTGCTTAACACCGGCTTGTTGGAGGTATTTATTAACGAATGTAGTACATCCATTATTACCATAACCTTGTTGACCAACCATAGAGTCAGCCCAATTAGATGCAGCTTTAGTGTTACCGCCCCCGATAGCACCACCAACACCACCAGATGCAGAAGATCCACCGATATTGCCTCCCAAATCTATACCTAGCATTGCTCCTAAGTTAGATTTCATGGAATTATACATATCGAAGAGTGGAGATAATAAACCAGGTCTCTTAGCAGGACCAGAAGCACCAGCTTTACCACCAGCGATACTAGTTACTTTACCAGTACCTTTAGATTGTAAGATTTCTCTTGCAGCCTGTTTACGTCCAGCCAAATTAGCATCTGGCATATAAGGACGTTCATATTTTGTACAGAAGATTTCTGTAGCTTTATCTATATCACTAGTCTCAGCAAAGAATTCAGCAGCAGCTGCAGATTCAGAACCTTGTAATTCATACTTGATGAATTGTAATTGGATATCTAAATCAGAAGGATCTTTACCAGCTCTTTGAGCATATTCAGCTAGGCTACTTTTACGGTCATCCCATTGACAGAGACCGAAGCCGCCACCGCCACCATATTCACTAATAGCTGGATCAAATCCAGATTCAATAGCCATATTACCCATGATCGCTGCAGTATGAATATCACCAAATCCTAATCCTTGGAGTTTATTCCAAATGATAGGTACATTGCCTTCAATACCACGACCAAATCTAATACCTTGACCGAACTTACCACGACCAAATCTTCCTCTACCGAAAGCATTAGCTGTAGTAGTATTACGTAATACATCTCGGATATTATATTGCATATTATCACGATTAGACTCAGGGTCTTGGATAGTAACTTTACCAGTACGAGCATCATAACCAGTTGCAGTTACATAGTGAGGATAAGAACCAAATGGATGAGCACTAGATGTACCAGATTTAGATTCACCTTGAAGTACAACTGGATTACCAGATTTCAAAGCATTGATTGTACCACTAGCATCAGTAGAATAAGATGTAGCACCATGGCTTGCAGCATAGCCTTCGAAGAAGGATGGAGCTACCCCAGTATCAGTACCCTTATACCCCCCAGAAATAGCGAAATTAGAAGCTTCGGCTGGATTAATCGTACCTGCACCAAGGGCTTTGAGAGCGTTAGCACCAGCAACTGGACCACAACCAGAATCTCCAATAGTTTGATTTATACTATCTCCAGATGTATTAAAGTTAATACTTGCATATCTAGGATCAGTTTGTTTAAAGTATTTACCTGTACCTAAAACTTGAGCTTGTAAGTCACCAGCTTGAGATGCAAGTCCACCTATTAAACCACTAGTTCCTTGGGAGAGCTTATTCATGTTATTTTGCATACCACTTAATAAGCCACCACCATTAGCAATACCTCTACCAATGTCTACAGGACCATTCTTACCAGTACCTTGAGCATTAGCTGTAGGACCAGTTTGTGAAGCTACCTGTTGAGCATTTGGTTTATATGTAGGCTGTTTATTATTACTATCTCCACTAAATGCAGTCTTGATATCATCTATGAAGCCTTTATCTTTATCATATACTTGATCATTATATTCTTCAATAGTATCGATTTTCTTTTCAGCAGTTTGATTATATTGGTTTAATGCAGCCAATGCACGTTGTTGCATAGGAGCAACTGTATCAGTCAAATCCCAAATATAAGCTAATACTTTAAAGAATAGTTGAGGTCCGATTACACCGAATAATAATGAATCGACAGCAGATGCTAAACCAGCTACCCATTTGATATCCTCATTTGGAGGTTGTTCATCAGCAAGAACTTCAGCTACGTTATACCAACGACTAATACCAGTTGTAACAGATGCAGCTAAGTCTAATGCAGTAATAATAGCAATTACGATACCGCCAATACCAGCAGTCATTACTGTAGCACCTAAGTAAGTACCAGCTTTAGCTACTAATTTACCGAATTTAGCAGAAGCTTTAATACCATCCAAAATCATTTCAGCTAATTTAGGAGCAAATTGTGCACCCTTCTCAGCTAATTTAGGAATATAAGTAGAAACCTTCTCTAAACCTTTAGTTAAGATATCTTTTAAGAAGTCTACAACTTTATCTGTAGCTTTAGATGCAATATCTCCAACTTTACTGATACCAGATTTAACTAGATCAGTCATTTTGGAGATTACACCGCTATTAGCAATAGATGCTTTAGCAGTTCCATCTAATAAAGAAGAACCAACTACACCAGCTCTATCTCTGATAGCCCAACCTATTCTAGATAAACCATTCTTAGTAGCACCAAAAGCTTTATCTATCATAGAAGAAGATAGTTTACCTAATCTACTAGCTTTAACAGCATCTTCAGAAGTCTTAGCAATCTTACCAAGATCCTTACCGAATTTAGTAGATTTATAAATACCAGCACCTAATTTAAGTGCAGTACCTATTCCTTTACCACGACGTAAGGCTGTAGTGAAACCTCCAATACCTCGTGCAAATTTATAAGCTTTACCGCCACCGAGTGCTGCAGCTTTACCTACACCGGCAATAGCTTTACCAGCTTTATAAGTCTTATATCCAACATACCCAGCTGCACCTGTAGCAACTGCCATAGATGTAGGATCTCCACTAGTAAACATATCCCAGAGCATACCAGCTCCAGCTTTCATACCATCCAAAATCATTGGAAGTACTGCATCTTTTAAGAAACCACCAACTGCTGGTAGAATTGTATGAGTTAAGATTTTACCTAACTCAGGAAGCATTGGTCCAATGAAGGATAATAATAAACCACCACCAAGGATAGTTCCTAATCCACCAAATAAACCACCTTTACCCATTACACTATCTACGATATCATGTAAGAAACCTTGAGATTTTTCCTTAACATTCTTGGCGCCTTCTTTAGCAGAATCACCAAATCCTTTAAGTTTACCAAGAGCTTTAGAGAATATAGAACCTTGACGTTCAGCATTCTTTTCATCTTTAGCATCTTCTTCTTTTTTCTTATCATGAGCAGATTCAGTATCAGCTTTATTTCTAGAGCCATCTGTGGATACATATGTCTCATTACCGTTTTCATCTACGGAACGTTGACCAGTAGAACCAGTACCAGCAATAGCTGTAGCTTGACTAGCAGAAGCCGTTTTAGGAATAGTAATCCCAGCCATAGCAGTAGCTGCAGAGGATTTACCTTTATTGAGACTCTTAGCAAATTCTACTTTAGCATTAGAATCACCATTATCAAACATGGATCGATTTTGCCATGCCCATTCTGCATCAGTAGCAGAAACAGCAGGATTCATACCATAACCAACAAGCATAGCAAGGAATTTAAGTTTTTCTTCAGGCATTCTAATATATTTAGAAATAGGTTCAGTAAACTCAAATTTCTTATCACCACGACTTAAGTATGTAGCAATTTTAATAAGGCTTTCAAATGCACCATCTGCAATTTTCTCAGGAGCTAATGCTGATGGATCGCCAATAGATTTAATCGCTATAGGACCTAATACCATTGCTAATTGAGAATAACGCTTAATAGTCTTAGTATCAAGTTTAGATAATTGATCTAAATCTATTTCCATACTTTCAGGTAAAGCTTTAAGAGCTTTTAGATTTTGTTTATTCTTTCTGCCATTACCTGTAATAAAATCGGTATTAGTACCAGTAATTTTAAGATGGCTAAGATTTTTATTAATAACCTTTTGAGATTTAGCATCGATATTATTAAGAGCCATAACTGATTGTGTAGCTACGCCCATTCTATCTTGATCAGTAAAATATTTATCGTTATTACCACCATGCTCAGATTTGATTAAAGCATCTCTGATTTCAGATAATAGGTTATTTGTAGTCTGCATACCTTCAGCTACGTTAGCAGCTTCTTCGGATGTAAACTTCTCACCATTAGCACCGACTAAACGTTCAGCAGTATCTGCACGATCACGTTCGTTTCTAACTTGATTTAATGCAATACCTAATGATTTTCTATCAGTAGGATCTATATTAAATTTAGCCAAGTATTTAGAAGCCTTTGCAACTTCTTCTTCAGAGAATTTCTTTTTACCTTTAGCAATAGCTATACGTTCAATACCCTTAGTTACTATTTCTATAACTGCTTTAGAGGATTTGCTATCTAAGTTTAAATCAGAAATGAATGCACTAGCGCCACGCATATCTCCATCAAAAACCATTCTTACTAGTTTCTTAACAGAGGATGCATCCATATATTTGCTAAGTTGCTTTTCAATACTCTTAACTTCCTTACGTGTATCACCACCACCAATTTTAAATTGGCTATTTAATACACTTAAGTTATCTTCTAATTCACCTAAATCTTTAGCTGATCCATACGCTAAATGAGTATCAAACTCTTTATTAGCATAATTTTCAGAGCCCATGATATTAAGACGTTCTTGAGCACTAAGATGATCTGCTTGACCCTTACGGATCATTTTAGCATTACCCCAGTTATTGAATTTACGTAAACCAGAGCCAATACCTCTTATAGGAGCACCAACTACAAATTTAGTTAAATCACCAATACCACTAAAGCTACGACCCAATACTCTACCTACAGGACGCAATACCATATCTGATAATTGCTTACCAATAAGCATACTGAATGGACCACCAAAAGCTTTTTCTAGAATATTAAACATACCATATTTAAGGCTACGTCCCATATTCTTGAAAGATTGGGCAATCATCTTACCAGTACCTTTAAGAGGACTGAATAAGTTATAATCCATAAACTTATAGAAGTCTTGATATAAAGTTGTACCGAAGCGACGTAATGGATTTACTACATGGTCTTTTAAAGCACCTACTAGACCACCTTCACGTTCACCTTTTTCATTCTTCTTACCAAGAACCATATCATGGAATTTACTAGAAGTACCAATAAGACCTAAACCAGCACCAAGACCAAAGTTCATTAATAACCCCATTCCTGTAGGATCTAGTAAAGCAGCAGCTCCACCAAAACCAGCAATCTTAGGCATATTCTTTTTAACGTAGTCTTGTACTTTCTTAGGAATGATACCATCTTTACGACCTATCTCTTTACCATCTTTATCATAATAAGTTTTACCGAAGATTCTTTCATTAACTTTCTTATTATTCTTAGCAAGAGAATAAGCACCACCAATAGCAATAGCACCAACTGGACCGAATCCAAGCATTAAGCTAGGAATAATACCAGCAGCTGCACCTTTACCAAGGTCAGGCATATACTTCTTAAATAAAGCTTGTTGTTTACGACTAATAAGACCACCAGCACGGGATCCATCAGCCATTTCTTCACCAAATAAGAAATTCTTAGCAGTATCACTTTCACGGATAATATTAGCAGCAGCACCAACTGCGGCACCAGCTAATAATCCTCCAGGACCGAATATTGCCGTTGCACCTAAAGCACCAGCACCTGCAGCTACACCTGTACGACCAGCAAACTTAGCAGTATTACCTCTAAGTTTAGCTATATCACTAGTAAGAGCTTTACCTACTTCCGGATCAATAGTCTTAGCATAATCTTCTACTTTATCTAAACCTGTATTCCAAGCAGTTGATACAAAAGCATTAGCAGCTTGACCAAGAGCACTGCCATCAGTAGATTCAACTTTACCTGCCATTTTACCAACAGCAAATTCTAAAGCACTACCTACAACTTCACGTATAGTATTACCTTGAATACCATCAGGAAGTTTATCTTTAACAGTTTGGAAGAAGTTTTTACCTTGAAGTTGGTTACCACCTTCAGCATGAGATAAGATTTTATTTCTTAATCTTAACTCATCTTGTTTATCTTTTCTACTATTAGCTTTATCTAAGTCTGGATTGAATGGATTCAATTCAGATGGAATAATTAATTCCCCTTTAGATACAGTAGTTAAAGCAGTCTCTGGCACAGATAGAGAACCAAAAGCATATCCATTAGAGAATACACCTCTAGCTAGACGTTCTAATGCAGTACCATCAGAAGATTTAGCACCTTTAGGCATTTTAACCTTTTGAGGTTTAAAGCCATACATGATTTGCTTAGCAGCAGCTTCTAAACCAGTATTGAAAGAAGATGGTGCAGCCACTATAGGTTTAGGACCACTAATCATTTCAGATACTTTATTAGTTGCACCAAGAATACTATCCTTAGCAGCACCTTTAGCATCATTGAACCAATCTAAACCAAAGCTTTTAGCAAAGTCTTTTACTTTACCCCAGCCTTTCTTTACGATAGGTTCCCATAACTTCTTATCCAACCAATCTCTGACTTTAGTGAAAGTTGTCTTTAATTCAAAAGCCATCTTATCATAGAAGCCACGGATTTGATTACCTTCTGCATCCTTCTCACCAGTTTCATGATCAAAGAAGAATTCATATAAACTATCATCTACTTTAGTAATTACTTCAGCAGCAAATAGTCTAGGATTTCTAAGAATAGTAGACCAGTTGCTTAATGCAGCTTTACCTTTACCTTTAATACCTTTAGCACCAGTAACGTCATCAAACTTACCTTTATCTTTAGAGAAGACATTGCCAAGTTTATTTACATCTAGATCATCAATAGTTTTACCTTGATCATCTGGATTAACAGGAGTAGCTTTATACTTATTACGATCAGAATGAGCTAAAGCTTCCTCTGTAGTAACAGCACGGTTTTCCTTTAATACACTATATTTGATATAATCATTATCAATATAGTCAGGAATAGCCATACTATTAAGTCTATTCTTAACACCTAAGTTTTTACCTTTACGTAATCCACTAGTACGAATTAAGTAAAGTTCAGAAAGCATAGCTTTGAAGATAGATTGTTGTTCATCCATCTTCTTAGACATTAAATCATTATTTTCAGCAATAAGATTTCTAGTAGCACCTTTATTTTTGCTACGATTAGAAAGCATAGCCTCAGAAGACCAACCAGCTTTCTCTTCACTATCGTAAAAATTAGCTTTAGAGCGGTGACCATCTGCATATTCAGAAGCTAAAGTTTTACGTTCTTTACGTGTCTTAGATCCTTGAGCATTACTAATAGCTCTTAGGATTTTACCGTATTGATCATCACCATAACGTTCCATTACAGCATCCCATGACCCACGGCTTTCCCATAGAATATCTTCAATATCAGGAATCATTTCAGTTAGACGCTTTAACTCATTAGCAGAAAGACCTTTAGCTTTTGCTAATTGTTTAAAGTCTGACTGTAAAGCATTTCTAATACCAGAACCAGCTCTATCTTTATAGCTTTGGTCTTTTCTCTTCTTCTCTCTTTCGAGAATTTTCATAGAAGAGAATTTACCTTTATTGAAATCATATACACGTTCTTCACCACCTAAGAGTGATTCGATACGTGCTAAGTAAGCTGGGATAACTTCTACGATAGACTTACGAGTCATACCATCGAAAGGTACTTGACCTTTAACGTATTTACTAGTATCGATCTTATCTTTATTAGCAACTCTTACGCTAAAGATATTAGCTAAAATACCACCAACGCCCTCTTTATCTTTAGATCGCAATAGATCGGCATTGATTTGATTAAATAAACCAGTTAGAGTTTTATTGAATCCGCCAATAGCTTTTTCTAATGGTTTACCCATAGCCTGTTGAACAAGATATGCCGGAATAAACTGCATTGGATTAGCAGCCATACCCATAAGCATTTCTTTACTAATCATACCAAGACCTAAATTCTCAGCTTGGTCAACGAACCCTTTCTTGATATGCTTACCATAAGCACCCCAGTCCATTATACCGCCAGAGAGAATATCAGTGATATCTTGTTTAAGACCTTTATCTTGACGTTTCTTCTCTGCTTTTCTTACATCATTCCAATCTTTGAAACGTTCACGTTCCATATCAAGGAGCTCTTTCAAGATAGCATTGTTTTCACGTTGATATTTAGTTGACTCTTCAAAGAACTTGGTTGAGTTTTCAATATGCGTCTGCATGTTTGTAGTCATGAAGTTTTGCATATTGCCCATTGTAGTACCAAGACCCATGATGGAGTTATTTAAATTACCAAATAAACGTTCTTGCTGAGCAAACATAAACGATGCAGTTTGTTTAGTTACATCGGCATTATATTTAGCTGCAGTCATGATAGATCCAGAGATCTGATCTGCACTAGCACGAGATGCATCATGGACAGTTTTAGCAATAGCTTTATCACCAGTAGTGATATCTAGACTACTATCACTATCATCTCCACTTACATCTTCATCAAAGTTCCAATCAAAATCATCATCACTATCGCCACCAAACATGATCTTATCCGCTCTGTCTTGATTCCAGAGTTTACCAGATTTTAAATCTTCTTTGGCACTTTTGAGAGCTAGATTAGACGCTTCATATGCAGTACTTTTCATTAAATATTCTTGAGCTTTCTTGAAAGTCTGTCTATAGTTAACGATAGCACTTACAGTTTCTTTAGTAGCGGTACTAGCTTGATCAAACGTTTTATATGTAGTATCATAATTCGTCTTAAACCCCTCAGCAGCAGCATATTTAACTGACTTACCAAGGTTCTTAAGATAGTTTGTGATCTTGAGTCCCAATATAAGGTCCTCCTTTCTTTTAAGATTATCCTAATGTTCAAAATGACAACATATACTGCCCAAGGATCATTTAAGACCCTTGGGCAAATATATGTATTGGATTGTGAGGAAAATTGTAATGAAACACACTGTGTACTTTAGCAACACGTACACTACCTATATGTTTGACAATACAATACCCCTAAGAACTATGAAAGCTCTTAGGGAATATTGTATCAGTTTGGATTGAATATAAAGATAGGATGCATGTAGTTGGAAAGCTAGAATATCATTCATCCTACAATTATATGTAACCCGCATATTAGAAAGCTAATATGCCTAAAGCATCTCATTATAATGTATTGATTATAGTAAAATACCCCTAAGGTAGTTGAACCACCTTAGGGAATATCTTACTTGTGAGATTGAAATATGACCTATATAGTGAGATATATAGAAATTTATTTCTTAATCCATGCTGGGCAAGGACTAGAAACCTTAATAGAATCGTATGGACTAACCTTAACTTCAGCTTTTTCATAGATAGGTTTACCAGCAGCATCTACACCAACTTGTTTAGGGTAAGAACGTGTAGATTCTTTGATTTCTTTCTTGATCAAAGATACGTTAGATTTTTCTCGTCCACCAAGACCAATTTTGCGGTTGGTCTGTAAGTATGTATTTAAGAATTCTTTGGATACTGTCAACATACTTTCCGCATCAGATTTTTTAGCTTCATAGCCAGCAACCAAGGAATCAGCTTCTTCTTTGCTAATTTTAGTTGTAGCCACGATAGCATTAGAGATAACGCTACGGAATTCTTTAGCTGGTGCAACTGTACCAACTTTACCAGTTTTGTCATAAACACCTACTTCATAAGAAGTATCGTTTAAGAATGCTTGCATAATACGAACTTCATCTTTATGAGATGCAGATGCATTAGTTAAGTTGTCTTGTACGTCTTTAATCAACGCAAGAACTGTTTTTTCTTTTTCCATGATTCAATCCTCCTAAAATAAAATTATGGAACTTCGATTACATTTGTGTTACATGTGTTATATTTTAATACGCTAGGGTATTAATAATGAATTAATCGAACGATTTAGCGTTCTCGATAATAGCTTCTACTAGCTTAATCTTACCTTTAGATTTAATAAAATCATTAAGTTCTTTATGAGTCATCTTAGATAACTCAACTATAAAGTCTTTTTTATCCATTTATATTAATCCTCCGTACTTAAATGTACAGGATAGGGTATATTTCGACAGACGAAACACCCGTAGGCTAGGGGGTAGCCTACGGGTATTATGATTGCATTTGTCTGTTTTTTAGGGATTATTCTTTCGAGAAGAATACAAAATTGCTTGCTCTCTTTAAAGCATGATTCGTAGTTTGGGGTTAGTACGAATTTGACGGTTTGTATATATTACAATACCAAGTTATTAATATGAATAACTCTATAAAAGAACGGTAAGATTGAATCTTCTTATAATATTAATCGCCCCTTATCATGGATCAAGTATATATTGATATCAATTTAAGTATAGACCTAAAAGTGTAAAAGATTTATAGTTTTGCAGTTAGAAATTAATATTCATTATAGTCATTGTCTTAACATTAATTATTCAGCGGTAACAAAACTCTATGTTTAATAATAATTTGGAGTCTATACATAACAAAGACATCAATAGTTATCTTGAATTACGTTTTTACTTTTTGGCGTGTTTTTATAATAGGTTAACCTTACTACTTAATTGTTATATGAGAATTAAATGAAAAATGAAGTTAAACGATATGATTTTAACAATAGAATAAGTGAAGGAGGTACTACAATGCCTATTAATATAGATAAGGTTAAACCTTTCAGACTACTTAAGACTCCATTCTTTACTCCTTTCAATGTGAAAGATAAACGACATGGTAGTGCTATTTTCTTAATGACTAAAAGCTTAGAGCAATCTAAACAATTGATAGAGCATAAGCTTATTAGTAATTTAAATATGTTTAATTCATACTTCCTTGAATGGAATGCTATGTATTTGCTTAAACCTAATAGAATTATAAATGATGACTTAGAAGTTGATGATGTATACAACTCTAAAGCATATGGTAATAATCCTATAATGACAGAATCTCATTTTGAAGACTCTGAAAATCTATTCTTCTTCTCTGAAGCTACCCCTGAGGGAGTATTAGATGTACGATTAAGAAGAATCTTATATCGTGAAAGACTACGTAACTTTAAGGAAGTTAAACTTAGAGTAAATCGAATCAAAGATGAATGTAAGTATATCAAGTATACTTATCCAACTATCGACAAGTATAAAAATAAGAATATCTATGTCGATAATCATATTTACAATAAGATTTTCTCTATGAGTGAGACTTATAATAGAGATAAGGCTATTGACTTATTATATGCTTTATTTGATCGATTCATTAATAATGCTAATTATAAAAGCTATACAAGAAAGACTGTACTAATTCCAGTAAATGAATGGGCTAGTGATATCCCAACAACTTCTTTATTTGAATTTAGTAAGTCTATTAATCCATTCTCTATGATAGTTAGACTCTTTAAGAAACCTAAAGAGAACTTAAATAAACTAGCTGGTATCGACTTTATCTTTATTGGCAATAATAGTTGGTTTAAAATGAAGATGGAAGATTTAGATATGAAGAATCTAAATCTATTCAAGACTAATATCTTAAAAATCAGAAATAATGATATCGTAGAAGATAACGTTCCTGAAGATAAAGAAGATATTAAAACTAGACTTATTGGTAAGATTGAAGACTTAACTGGTATTGAAGTTAATAATATCAGTCGTGTTCATAAAGTAGATTCAATATCTTCAGTAGTAGCTGCAGTAAAAGACCAACCTCAATTGGTTATTGCTAAAAGTGCTACAGGCGATTCTCAGGTTGTAGATCCAACTAAGATTGAGAAACCTACAGAAGATAAGATCAATCAATCAGTTGAAGCTATCGTAGACTATACTAAGAATGCTGAAGAAGCAGAAAAAGAAATGGATAACTCTGTAGACCTAAAAGAATTAATTCTACAAGCTAAGAATGATCAAGATGATACATTTAAGATTTCTGCTACTCGTAAAGCTCGTATGGATGATCTTAATGATAAATTTTTAAAAGAAAAGATTGCTAACTCTACTATTGCAGAGTTAGTTGCAACTGAAGATACTCCATTACAATCTACAGACTTATCTAGTAAAGTTGAAACTATTGATGATGAATGGGCTAACTTAAAGAAACCTAACTTTGAAGCTGACTATAATATCGATGCTGATATTATGAAGTGCTTACATTCTTTATCTCAAAATAAAGATATCCCAATGAGTGTAATTGATGTAACAGTAGAAGATAGATCTACATCTGAAGACTCTATATTGACTTATACTGTTCATTTAGAAGATTCTCTTGGTAAACGTCATACATTACGTTTTGATATGCCTAAGATTATCAATAAACGTTTCTTACGTTTACGTGGTAATGATAAGATTATCCCAGGTCAGTTGATCAATCTTCCTATCATTAAGACTGATGAAGATACAGTTCAAGTAGTATCTAACTACAACAAGATCTTTATTACTAGATATGGTCAAGTTGGCAAGATCAATCAATCTACTAATGCTTTAATTAGAGCATTGACTAAGCTTAAAGAAAACAACTATAAGCTTGAAGTAAAAGATGGTGATGCTGTAGCTAGTCCATCTAAGATTGACTTAGGTAATAATGCTAAGATCTCTGCTAAATATGAATTACCTGCAGAATATGTAGAGTTGGCTAAAATCTTTAATAAAGTAACTACTAGTGATGGTAGAGTATACTACTTTAATAGAGATGAGCTTATCCATAAACTTGAAGAAAAGAAAGTTAAAGTAGAATCCGATCAAGGATTTATGGTTATTGGTATCACTAAAGATAATCAAGCTATTACAGTTCCTGAGACTGGTGTATCTTCAGCTTTAATAAACCATCTAGGCATACATGAATATGCTTATACATTTATGAAACCTGGTGCTAGAATGACTTACTCTCAAGCTAGTATCTTGAATAGTAAGATTCCTCTTATTGTAGTTATGGCATATACTGCTGGATTAACTGGAGCATTAAATGCTGCAGGAGTAGAATATAATCTAAGTGAGAAACGTCCTACTAATACTAAGAATTACTTTAGATTCAATGATGGTTTCTTATCCTTTAATGATAATTATGCACCTGATGCGGCATTGCTAGTAAATGGCTTATCAGTAATCAATACTCAAGAATATTCTTTAACTGATATTGATACAAAAGCTATGTGGTTAGACGTATTAGATGACTTTGGTGGTCGTAATAGAGCCGATGGTTTAGATTCATTTGCTAACTTAATGATGGATCCTATCACTGTAGAAGTATGTAAGACTTATAAACTTCCTACAGACTATATTGAAGTATTAGCTTATGCTAGTAGCTTATTAACCACTAATAAATTCAATCGTCATACTGATATCACTGGTAACCGTTTCCGTACTAATGAACGTTTAGTTCACTTCTTATATAAATCTCTAGCAACTAGCTATGGTATGTATTTACGTGAAATCAAAAACAATCGTAAAGATGCTAAGATGACTATGAAGCAATCTGCAGTTATTGATATGGCATTAGCTGATGTAACTACAAGTGACTTATCTAAGTTATCTCCATTATTGGAATTAGAATCTGCTAATACAGTTACATTCAAAGGCTTATCTGGTATGAACTCTGATAGAAGTTATTCTTTAGATAAACGTACTTATGATAAATCTATGATCAATAAGTTATCTATGTCTACAGGATTCTCTGCCACTGTAGGTATTAACCGTCAGTCTACAATCAATATGGGTATTGAATCAACTAAAGGTTATATCAAATCAGGTGGGGAACTAGATAGAATGTCTGATGCTTCTACACTATCTATCACTGAAGCATTAACTCCATTTGGTACAACTAGAGATGATCCATTCCGTACAGCAATGACATTTATTCAAACTGCAAAACATGGTATGCGTACAACTGAACAACATCCATTATTAGTAACTAATGGTGCAGACCAAGCTTTACCATATCTAACGTCTGATACATTTGCTCATAAAGCTAAATGGAATGGTATAGTAGAAGAAATTACAGATGATTATATGATTATCGCTAATAAAGCAAATCGTAATGAGAAAGAGTTTATTGATTTACGAGAAAAAGTAGAAAAGAACTCTGATGGTGGTTTCTTTATTACAATCAAATTAGATACTTTCAAAAACTATAAGAAAGGTGATTCCATTAAAGCTGGTGATATTATAGCTTATGATAAAGAAAGTTACTCTAATAAAGTTGGCGTAGGTAATCTAGCTTATAATATTGGTACTTTAACTAAGATTGCTATTATGCATACAGATAAAGGATTTGAAGATAGTGCATGTATTTCTCAAGACCTATCTAGTAAAATGGCATCTGAAATTGTATTAGAAGTTAGTGTATTATTAGATGCCAAAGATATTGATATCCAATGCGTAGACGTTGGTAAATCTCTCCATGAAGGTGAAGTTATTATGTCTTACCGTGCAGCTTTAGAAGATCAAGATGCTACAGATATCATCAATAAGATGGTACAGAAGAATGCTGGTAGCGATTCTAAAGAATTAATGGATGAAATCGGTAAGATTAAAGTTAAATCCAAAGTAACTGGTAAACTTCAAGATATTAAAGTATACTCAACTATTCCAACTTCTGAAATGTCTAAATCCTTGGCATCATTTGTTAATAAATACAACGGTCCAATTGATAAGATGAAGTCTAAGTTAGGTAAACTTGGCATTGATGCATCACAATATGGCACATCTGGCGTACTTCCAGCTGTAGGTAAATTAAAACATTGTGAGGGTAAAGTGTTAGTAGAATTCTTTATCAAATATTATGACAAAATGTCTGTAGGTGATAAGTTAGTATACTTCTCTGCCCTTAAAGGTACAGTAAAAGAAATCTTCCCTGAAGGTAAAGAACCATACTCTGAATATCGACCAGAAGAAAAAGTACATAGTTTCCTTCCTGTAGGTTCTATCAATGCACGTATGGTATCCTCAGTATTAACTCTTGGATCTATAAATAAAGTATTGATTGAATTAGATAGACATGTTAAGGATATTATGGGTGTTAAATGGGATCCTAATCCATAGGATCCCTTAACACTTTATTAAATACAAATTCTATTTATTTAAAGGAGGATATATCATATGGCTAAAGAGAATAACCCTCAGTCTACTATGATTACTAATAAAAACTATCAACACGTTAGCAACGTACCTACATATATCCGTAGATATCCAGATGACTACTCTCAAGTAGTTGGTGTATGTCGTAAAGGTCAAGTAGTACATGCTGACTATGTATCTCCTGGATTTATTTATCATCGTGATGGTAGTAAACCAACATTGACTGATAATATCTGGATTAAATTTGAACGTGGATATGTACGTCGTGTATCCATGCTAGGCTCTACTAATTACTTCGAAGAATATAAAGGATTCGAAGATTATCCTGCAGCTGATGAAAACACAAAATACGGCGATGTTGTAATGCTTAAAAAAGGTGCTTTAGATGCTTATGGTCGTCCATTAGATAATAAAGATTATGAACCTGCGACACATATTGTAGCATTACTTGATTCTTCCAAACAATTAGCTTTACTTGGTTATCCAAAAGGTATTCAAACTTGGGTATGGCGTAAAGACTTGAAAATGGTCCAAAAATCTGATGGATTCTTCTTCTCTGAAGGAACTTTGAATCCAGACTTGGGAAAATAGAAGGGGAAGCTGCACTGCCCCTTACAAAATATTTTAAAGTGGCAAATCCTTTTGATAATCCTGCAATATTTACTGATTCTTATGTATATGATCAGACTCAACCAACACCACAACCAGATCCTCAACCACAGCCTAGTGGAGATGATGGTAAGGGTAAAAGTGAGACTGATAAGAATACTAAAGATGCTAAAGATAAAGCAAAGCAAGATCCTAAAGCTAGTAAGCCAAATGATCCTGACAGTGCATTATCTGGTATTAAAGATTCATTCTTAAAAATGGTTGGTGTTGATCCAGCTAAATATAAGAAAGCTCAAGAAGAATCTAGACGTAGAGCTGATAACTTATATGCTGAAATTGTAGCTGGTACTAATGCTTCATATGTATATGGGTCTAAAACTGGTAATGGTCTTAGATTCACTGAACGTGAATTATCCACTGTTATGGGTATGCCATATCAGTGGATGGAGAATGTAGATAACCGTATTCCTAACTTAGGTGGTTTTGGTAGAAAGTTCCATGAAAAGATTCTTTCTAAAATGCCATTATTAGTTCTTACTCCTGGTATACCAGATTTTATGGCTGGTTATGCAGATGAGAAACGTAAGAGTGTATTGAATTCATTACTCGGTGCAGTTAGCGGTCAATCTATTGACAGCATGGTTAACAGTACTGATAATGAAATGAGATACTATACTCTACAATTTGAAGCTGAAGACTATTATAGATACGTAAACTCTATGTGTACAGCATTATCAGTATTCTTGAATATTAATAATGAATTATATAATGGTGAACCTATAGGGAATATTAACTGGTTTGATAGATCTAAAAACCAAATTGCTCATAACTATTCATATTATGGTGGTGTAGGTTTATATCTAAACTCTGAAACACAAATCTCAGAGAACTTTGGTAATGATACTGCAAGAAGTATCTTGGCAGATAAGATCAACAGTATGTCTGATATTGGTCGTGAAGTACAATTCTTGACTGGTATTAGTGGCTTTGATGTAGACTTATTTGCTGGTAAAGAACTTAATAAGAATGCAGCTAATACTGAATCTATGACTAAAACTGGTGGTCTTGGTACTATGAAAGGATTCATGGGAATGATCATGAATGGTGCTAAGACAGTATTTGCTGGTGGTAAATTGGAATTCCCAGAATTATGGGCAGATTCTTCATACTCCAGTAGTTACTCTATTAGTCTTAAACTAGTATCTCCTGATTATGATAGACGTTCTTGGTATATTAACATCGGTATACCATTAATGCATTTGATTGCTATGTGCGCACCACGTCAGGTATCACCAAATGGATATGTATCTCCATTCTTAGTTAGAGCATTCTATCGTGGATTCTTTAATATCGATATGGGTCTAATGTCTATGTCAGTCCAAAAAGGATCTGAAGGTGGTTGGACAGTTGATGGTTTACCTACAACTGTAGATGTAAGTATAGAAATCAAAGACTTATATAGTAAACTTTCTATTTCATCTGAACGTATTCTTGGTAAAGGTGCAAGTCAAACATTTGGTAATGTCGGATTAATTACATATCTAGCTAATATGGCTGGTGTAAATACTAATGAACCTGATATTATCCGTACTGCTCGCTTATTCTTAGCATTGAAAGAGCAAACAATTGTTAACTTCCCTAACTCTATTCAAACTAAGATTAGTAATAGTATTGCTAATATTATCACTAACCGTGTATTCGGTAAAGGCTAAATTTATATACTAATAAAAACATTGACTTAAGGTACTTAAAGTACCTTAAGTCTTTATTTTTGAGGTGATTTTATGAAGAATCGTAAACAGAAATTCTATGAGTATGAAGAGAAGTATGGTAATATACCAGAAGGCTTTCAAGAACGATTAGAATGGATGTATGAAAAATATAAATTAACTCCAGCTAAACAGCAAGAGATTCTAGCTAAACGTGATCTAATGTTAAATACATTAGACTTTGTAGATATTAAAGTAGTACTATTTGAAGAACCTGAAGGATCTCCACGTCCTCGTTTTAGAATAGTTAATAGATATAACTTAGCTAATATGGCTATGGCTAACTCTCAATTTGTTCATGTATACTCTATTACTGGTAAAGAAGATAATGTATTCATGAAACGACTATTAGATAGTGGTGAACTTAATCAAGTACAGCAAATGCTTTATACTCCGTGTGATGTAGAATTCAATGCATTTGTTAAGACTCCATCCTCATTCAATACAGTAGATACTTTCCTAGCAGAGATTGGTTTGATTAGACCAACTAATAAACCTGACTGGGATAATATTGGTAAGAAGTATTCCGATATGTTTAACTCTAATATATGGTTAGATGACACTCTAGTGATAGATGGTACTGTAAGAAAGTATTATTCTATTAAGCCTAGAGTGGAAGTTCATCTTAAGTATATGAATATGCTTTACAATAGAACTCAATATACATCTACAGTCAATAAGTTGAATAAGCAAGAATTAGATTCATCTAATGTAACTTACTTTGACTTTAATAAACTGAAGTGATATATTATAATCTTGATGTATAATATAGTTATTAATTAGGAGGATTGAATTATGCCATCTCAATTAACACCTTCCAATCAGGAAGAAATTAAGAATAAGACGCAACCGCCTTTTGAGCAATTTGAAGAATGTCAAAGAACTACATGTGTTTATCGTAATGCTAATGGTAGATGCATCTATGAGACTTGTGTATTTGCAAATGAGAAACCTCAGTTTGTAGATCATTGGGATTTTGAATGCCAATCTTGTCATAAGATTGAACAGCGTGATGTACGTGATATGAAGATCATGTTTTGTGATAGTTGTTTAGCCCGTATTAGAAAAGCAGAGGAATTACCATTCCACTGTGTATTCTGTGGTAAGTCTCAAGGACATCCATCTAAGATCATGTTTAGTGGTATTTGTGATGAGTGTTTTGCTAAATTAAAAAGAAGTATTCATTGTAAGAATTGTGGTAATTCATAATGGAAAATAACTTTAGAGGAAGATATAGAACAGCTAGTGCTGAAAGTATAGTTGTAGCTAACTATATTAGATATGAGACATTAGCTGAAATAACTAATACTGTATTTGCTGGTAGTAATGCAAATGTATTAAATATTTATATCGATCTATATCAGCTATTTAGAAAGATGTATAGATCCGATGTAGCTGTAGGCAATAGATCATCTGTTGCTGCAGCAGTTGTAAATATGTGTATTCATTATAGAGCATTCTATAAGAAATACTATGGAGTTCATACTCGTATTTATCTAATGCAAACATCTGGTCCGATGCTGATGAATGAGAAATTCTATCCAGACTATAATCATACTAACGTAGAGAAGATGGTTCTGGCTAATATGATTACTACATTCATGGTACAAAACTGTGCTATCTTAAAAGAGCTCTGTAAATATCTCCCAGATATCTATTACATTGAAGGACCTTATGAGACTTCAGTAATGATCTATTCTACTATATTAGATAGAAAAGATAATAGTCCTAATATTATTATTTCTACTAGTACTCTACAGTATGCAGTTCCAGTATTTGCTGAAGCTCAAACTGTAGTGATTGATCATACATGGGTTGAGGGTGGTATTAGATATAGAGTTGTAGATAAAGGTAATGCATTGATTGAATTATTATCTAAATACAAGCTATCTGATAATACAATCAAGAAATGTCTACCTATCAATCCACAGTTATTTGGATTATATATGGCTATGACTCGTAATGAGCATAGAGACCTATATTCTATGAATAATGTAAGTACGACTCTTAACTTATTGAATAGTGCTATAGATAGACACATGATACCAAATTCATATATCTCACCAGAGTATATGGAAATGATATCTTTATTAGATAAAGATAGAGCTGTTGAATTAGCCAATAGATATAAAGCTGTAGATTTAGTATATCAAACAGAATTATATCGAATGTCTAATAACTATCTAGATAGATCTTGGGATGTAAACTTACAAGATCCAGATATGGTTAAACTATTGAATGAAAAATACTTTAAAGGAAATCCAATAGACCTGGATAGAATCTAGAATTAGTCCCATAGGAGTTGATCTCCTATGGGATTATTTTTTTTGTTAAAATGGGCTATTTTGAACATCTTGATAACTGGAGGTGTATGAAATGCCGCAACTTAAATACGAATACTATATTGATCTATACTATAACCATCCAGATTATAAGGATAAGAATAAGATAGATCAAAAGAATATAAAAAGTTTAACTATCTATAAAGAGTATGATAAGTATAATATGCCAATTGCTACTATGAATTTACACATAGATAAGAAATTTGCAGACCATATTATCAAGAACTCTAAGACTACAACTATGACTATGATGGTATACAAATATCAATTAGATAATAATGCTGCCATCAAGCAATTATATTTTCAACATGAGTTCTCATATCTTACAGATGATGATACAAATAAAACTGAAGATATTGATTATGCTAAAACAAACTCTAAAGAAGAAGATCGTGAAGATGTATATAGAATTCTTAAGCTTGGATTGATCTCTAAGAAGTTAGTAGACTCTAACTTAAGTCCTAATAATGCTACAATCTATAATTCTTCTATGCAGAATATTATAGTTGATTTACTCAATGTAGGAGAACCTCTATTGATTGAGCCATTTACTGAGACTGAACCAGTAGATCAATTGATTATTCCTCCAAAGGAATCTTTATCTAAGACTCTAGATTACTTGAATACAGTACGTGTATTCTATAATACTGGATATAGATTCTTTATGGACTTAGATAATATCTATCTAGTATCTAAATCTGGTAAAGCTACACTACGTAATCTAGATAAGTATGAAACTGTTAAGTTTAACTTATCCGACATCGGTGCTAAAGAAGATGCTGTACTTGAAGGTTTCCGTGATGATGATAAAACTAAGAGCTATATCATTGACGTTCCAACTACTGATATTAAGTATGGTAAAGATAATATAACTGATAAAGAGTTAAATGGTTTTACTGCCGTAATAGATGCATCTAAAACTATTCAACAAAGTTATCTTAAAAACACTAGAGCATTTGGTGGTATCTTTGGTACATATCAAAATATTATGAATACTATGGATAATATCAAGAAAGTATCCAGTAGTGTACGCCAAGTAGTAAAGAATATCCATCAGACTACAGATACCATTAAAGGTAGTTTTAATCAAATAGTAGAGCAAGCTAAAGAAGCTAAGTCTACAGTTGATACTGTAGCAACTCAAGCTGAAGCATTACTTAGACAATTACCTGAGCAAGTTGTAAACGGTACTGCAGGGGTACTTGGTGTAGATGGGAGCATTAAGAATCCTGATGCTGATGTTAGAGAGATGCTTCTTAATATTATTAAGCATACTGTAACTATGCAGACTAAATCTACTGATACTATAGAAAAGTCTGAAGATACATTTGTTAAATTTAAATCGGCTTATACTGGTCAGATTTATCATATAGAAAACTTTAAGTCTCTAGTTGGCGCTATCTCTCCTACTAACTTTACAGACAACGTATCCCATCTACAAAAAGAAGTTAGTAAACTACCTGAAAAGAAAGAGCAATCTAAAGCTAGCTTCAAGAAAGGTATGGTTGACTTCAATAGTGAATATTCTGATTATCTTCATAGTAATACTTTCATTGTAGATAAACTTCAGAATAGTCCTGATACTGTAACGTATGTATTAGAACGTGATGAGAAAGGCGCACCTGTAACTACATTTGATTTAGATTTGAGAGCTCTTAAATCTAACTTACCTGAATTAGTTAAGAATATGGACTTTACTAAATTAAAGCTCGGAGATATGAAAGGTTTCACCGAGCAAATGAAGAATAGTCTTAAACTAAATTCTAATGTAGGTGATGGATTAAAGAAACAAATTGCTGCTACAAGAGATATTCCAAAAGACTTCTCTAAACAGATTCTTGAGGGTGCAAATACTTATGTTAAATCTTTGCAAGTTGCAAAAACTAATATGTTAGCCAATGCTAAGAGTAGCGCAATCAATGTATCTAAGTCAGTGGGTGCACTAAAAAGTAACTTATCTTCACTATACCAGAGTGGTAGTACTGCTATAAGTGAAATAAGCGATATATCTAAGGTTGGTTCTAATGGTGAGTCTATGATAGATATAGCATTAGACTTAACTGATGTAGTAGAAGACTTAGGTAAACGTAAGTTAATCCGTATTCCTAACGATAATATGGGATTGATTAAGAACTTCAAACATGCATTAGAATTAAAGTCTACTTATATATCTTTAAGTAAACAGCAATTAGATAACTCTATATTCAATATGAACGTTAGATATCTAATCAATAATAATACTAAAGAGCATAAAGAAGATACAACTGATTACTTAATGCTATCTAAGATAGAAGTATATACAAATCAAGGTGAAAGATTTATGGCTTCTACTAATATGACATTTGCTAAACTTCCTAAGAGTACTGCAGATAATAGTAAAAAAATATAAAAGAAAACCCCTATGGAGTTCAACTCCATAGGGGGATATTTTTTAGTTAGCTTGTTGAGCTTTTTCAGAATCGTTATTAGCATTTACATATGCAGATACGTGAGCTTTAATAATTTTCATGTAATCAGACATGATCTTTTCAGCCATTTGATATTTGCATTGATAGTACGTACTCATAGTAGATGCCATTTTATTGATAACTTTTTGAGCTTGTACGCCAGCTTTATTATCAGGTTTATCTGCATTAGCTTTATCATTCACTGTTTTGATTGCATCATTACCAGCTTTTGTAATATCTGCACTATTTGCAGATTGAGCTGCTGTAGTACCAGGAGCAGTATTACCAGTAGTATTTAATACAGCACCAGTATCTTCAGTAAATGCATTATCATTATATAAATAAGCAGACTCTGTTTTTGGAGCAGCATTAGCCAATCTATTAATAGCAGCCTCTAAAGATTTATATAATTGATCTGATGTAGCTTTATCTTTCTTGATACCATCTACAATTTTAGGAATTTCTAAAACTTTATTAGATAGATCAACGATATTGATTTCATTAGTGCTATAATCACGTTCAGAATCTTTACCACCTTTAAAGAAGTTATTACATGCTTCTTTCCATTCATCACCAGGTTTATAGTCATCAACTAGTGTTTTACGGAAATCATCAATAACTTTTTCTAAAGCAGCATTATCTTCACCTGCGTTCAATACATTATCACTGATAACAGCGCTAAAGTTAGGAACTTTAGGAGTTTGAATGCGAACTAAGCCATCTTTATAGTTAGCCATATTAACTGTAGTGAAACCAGCTGTTGGTTTATTGATTTGATCTTTATATTTTTCAATATACTCTTTATTAGATTTAAAGAATTTATCAAACCAATTTTCTACTTTGGTAAAGAGATTCATTACGAATGTCTTGATCTTATTAAAGAATTCTTTTACTTTATCCCAAGCACCTTCATGAAGTGCAGCTAAACGGTTTTCAACGTCTACACCCTCAGCGAGAATCATTGCTTCTTTAATACAGCAATCCATAATAAGATCATTGTGTTTCATATCAGTGATATGGTTCATTAAGATTTCAGCATCAGTAAGTTTAGTGAACTTAAATGCTTCTTCTTTTAAGAACTTAGTAGACTCAACTGCTACAGCTTCAACTGTATCATCAACAAATTCTTCATTTGCCATCATAGAGATACGAGCTAAGACACCTTTAGCTTGGTAGTAGTTATTACAAATATATTGAGCTTTGATTGCATATACAGTCAAATGATAAGTCCAGATTTCAGAGATCATACTAATGATGATACGTTCAATCTTACGGATATAGTCATCGCTGTTTACACGAATCTTAGTAGAGTTTCTATATTGAATAACTTTGTTTAAAAGTTTCTTATATTCTTTATTGATCAATCTAGCATTATCTAGATTTGCCTCTAAATCATCACGTACAGACTTAACGATTTCGATGCATTTACCAACACATTCTTTATGGAAAGATCTAGTAGTAGTCTCACCAACAAAAATATCTGGAGTTCTAGATAAGTCTTTAACTTCGATATCATCTGGATCAGCATCAATGATTTCAGCTTTAGCACGTTTGATGATTTTGCTTTGGTTATTAGTAGTAATCTCTAATAACTTACGAGCATCTTCTTCAGATAATTCATAGAAGTTATCACCAAAGAAATGTAAGATGCTAGTTAGGATATTCTTAGAGCATGGAATTTCATCATCCAATATGAATTGAGTCATTTCACGTTCCATAAGAATATCATTATTATTAAAGTCTTTTAGGTATTCATTGACTACATTAATTAGTCTAGAATCACCTTCATTATTAAGACGTTTAAGATTATCATCTAATACATCTACATACTTTGCAGTATAGAATGCATTAAGACGAGTTAAAGTACCGAAGAATTGATCATATGCTTTTCTTGCAGTAACTTCAGAATCACTTTCTAAGATATTACGATAGAAAGTTTGGTTTTCTTTCAAAGCCTTAGTTTTAAATGTATCAACTAACTTGACAACTTGAGGTAAAGTTGCAAAGGAAGTTTTAGCAACAAGGCTTGGAGTTTTAATTTTATCTAGTAGAATGCTATCAAAAGAGAAAGCTTTCATATTACCTTCCATTATATTACCTCCAAGGTAAAGTTAATAAAAATAAAGAGGAGAGAGATATTGAATCTCTCTCCTCAAAGGTTTTAAATCTTAGATATTGAAGTATGCTTCGAAATCATTGTGATCGAAAGCGGATTCATTATATTTAGGATTTGGTTTTGCTGTCAAAATAGCACGAGCCATTGCACGAGCATCAGATTTAGCACCTTTAATAGCTTTGATTTCATAAGAAGAAACCCAAGCATGGTATTTAGAAGATTTAGATGCAACAGATTTCATGAAGTTAACATATGCATTATGATTAGATTTACCAGGTTGATCCATATCTTTACCAGCATCAGAGATGGCTTTGATATTATCATTAGCTTCTTTTTCAAGAGCTTTAAAGTTTTTATCATATTGACGTTTAACTTTACTTACATCAGCACCAATCATGTCGATAATTTTAGCGAAGTTACTTTTAATCCAACCAGCATTAACTTCTTCTTCAAATTCAGCATCTTTGAATTTTTCTTTTGCATTATCGATTTCGTCATCGATTTCTTCTAAAACTTTAGAAGCTTCTTCAGAAGTTTTATCGCCAGCAGATTTAACAGAATTTCTACCAGTAGTAGCTTTAGAATTAATAGCGGAGCCAGCTTGTTCTAATTCTTTAAAGCTAGATTCGATACCATCTTTAATAATTTTAGCATATTTGAAAGTTTTTTCATAATCTTTGTCTAAGTATGCTAAATTTTCATCAAGTTTCTTTTTATATTTAGTTAAGAATGCTTTATCGCCACGAACATAGCTTTCTAACCATCCGATAAATTTATTCCAAACATTTTTAACCCAGTTCTTAATGAAGTTCCAGATTTTTTCAATTTTGGATTTAATAGTATCCATCATGCCTTCAGTATATACTACTTCAGCGCCTTCACGAACTTGTGTTAATTCGTAACGACCAATACCTTGCATGATAGCATTATCCATTTCTTGAACTGTATTGCATGCTTCCAAAGTAAGCATGTCAAAATCAGTATAATCATTTACTTTAATACCAAGATCTTGATAAGATTCTTCGTATGTAGATTCAGCGAAAAATGCCATTTATATTACCTCCGTATAATATACAGTTAATTTATTAAGCCATCAAAGCATCTGCTTCTACTGCAAGAAGATCAGCGTCGATAGCACCTTCAGTTTTAGGGCTATATGCAACAGCTTTAGCAAATACACGACGAGCTTGTGCAGCAGATTTTTTAGCAATTGCAGCTTCAGCTTCTAATACTACAACTTTAGCTTTAGCGCAAGCATTTGCAATAACTGCAATATTTTCTACTGCTTTATTTTCTTTTTCAAGATCTTTAACATCTTTAGCTAATTTAGCTTCTAATTTTTTATAAGATTTTTCTGTTTCTTTGATAGATTTGCCATCATTTAAGATGCCAACAACTAAACCAGCGATAGATGTGTATTTAACTTCATCTTCATCATCAAATGCTTTTTCTAACATAACTTTTTTAGCTTCAGCATGACTAGAAACAGTTTCACCGATTTTGTAAACTTTTTCGATTACATCAGAAGCATCTGCATTTGCAAGAGATTTCAAATCACCTAATTCGCTAATACTATTAGCAGAATAGTCGTGAGCTTTAGGAGCTTCCCATTTAACTTCTAATTTAGAAAGATCTTTAGAATCTAAAGATTTTTTGAATTTATTATAGAATGCTTTGTTGTCACTCATCAAACGAGCAGCAACTTTTGCATACCAGCCATTGAAGAAAGCTTTAATTTTAGCCCAAACTTTTTTAACAAAGTTTACAACTTTAGTTTTAACAGTTTCCCAAGCACCTTCTTGGAAAGCTTCTACATCAGCACCTTCTTGAACAAGTGCATATTCTTTCATATCAGAGCGTACACAATCGCCGAAAATTTCAGCTTCGAATTGAGTGCATTCTAAAGCAATAATCCCAAGACCAGCTTCGCATTCGTAAACAGCGGAGTTTTCAAGGGTTACGTTGATATCTTCAGTATTATCATGACCACCGAAAAATGCCATAATTATTATCCTCCTTAAAAAGTTATACTTGATAGTATAAAAGGTTTTAATTAATTTTCAACCAAAATAGGTTAGATTTATTAAATTGTTACACGTATAGAGTTAAAGACTAATAGAAATTAGGCTATTATGATATTAATATCTAATGCATTATTCTCTGTACCAATAGTATTAATATTTAAGAACTCAGGAATTCTACCAACGATAGATTCATCTTTACGATAAATGTGTTGATATCCTGGACCATAACCATTAAAGTCTAAGAATTCAAAGTAAGTTACATTCTCTGCATACTTTTGAGTTATATATGTAACGATATTAGGGATATGAATATCAGATATTCTGGATTTATCTTCAATATACTTTCTAATATCATTCTTGATATATTCACTTAAGTACTTATCAGTTGTTGTTAAGAACTTAACCTTGAAGGTCATAGATAAGTTAACTCTATTTAATGGTACACCATCATTTACATAGAATAGTTTAGATGGACCATAAGTGTTAAAGAACTTGATGTCTATACCGAAGCTATCTTCTAGTACGTCTAGACAATCAAGGATATGAATACGTTTCTTTTCAAGATTATTAATAAAGTCTTGAATTCGTTCTTCTGTATTCACATAGTCATATGAGATAACTGGTACACGATCTACAATATAGGAGATTTGACCATTATCTTGCTTTTTGACTTTAATATGAGACTCAATTAAGTCAGAGTAATTATATAAGAAGTCAATACCATACTTAACTGTGTATTCATTAGTAAGACTATAGCCTTCTAAGAAATCAGCTGTAAAGATTTGATCAGACTTATGGAGACCTGCATTATAACCGAATACATCTTTAGCAAATACAAATATTTTCATATGCATATTATTAGCCATATATCCAGGACTCAATCTAGTTGCATTACCAACTTCATATACATTATTGATCTTAAGCTTGATATTCTTATCAATCTTATTATCAGTATTAAGCTTGAACTTATAATCCATTACATAAGTACCTTGGTCGTAGTTTACAAATTCAGCTTCAGCCCATCTATAAGGAACTTGATATTTATCATCAGTATAGAATACAGCTAAGACTTTGATATCTACACCAGTAATCTTTTCTGGATCATGTGGATCATCTTTATGAACTAGACCAATATCAGATTGAATATTTTGCATAATAGAGATAACACCAAAATATGTATCACGATCAGATAGATAATGTCTATACCAATTCATCTTAGTAGCAATGAACTGTACTTTAGAATCTTGGTTTACATAAGTGAATTCAAGTAACTTATTTACGTCCATGATATTCATATAATAAGATACATATAAAGGTTTCTTATTAACGATACACATAAATGGATTCATATATAAGAACTCATTCTTTCTTGCAGCATTAAGTTCATCTTCAGAAGCTTGATATGCAATAGATGCATTAGTGGTACCATCATATTTAATAATATTACCAGCAGTCAAAATATAGTTTGAATCCGAGATATTATCAAAGTCACGTCTAATAGCTTCAATTGGAATAGTATTAGTTGGAATGATATTTGTTGGAGAGTCCATTAATACGAATGCATAATATAGACGAGCTAATGGATTATCCATCTTCTTGAAGAAGAATAACTTATTATCATCGTCATCAATAGTATTGAAGTAGTTATTAATATCAGTACTATTTGTAACACTACCACGTGCAAGAGCTTCTTTAGGAATCAATCTCTTTAAGTCGGCAATAGACTTTTTATCAATACCGTATTGAGAATCCGATGTCGGAATAACTAATAAGTTGAGTCTATCGTAATTCATCTTATCAGATTTGACTCTAAAGTAAATACTATCCTTATAGGAGATATTACCATTAGCACCCTGAGAAGTATATAAATTTACAGTAACTTCAGTATTAGCTGTAGGTAAATATGATGTGTTATCAAACATAACCCGAATAGTAGAAGAATCAATATATGTATAGTTACAGAAGTTAGATACACCATCAGTATTCAAACCATTATAAACTGGTTTGAGTTTTCTTGTTGGTTGATCATATTCTTTCACATCTACATCAAAACCAGCTAATTGATTATCGAATTCAAATTGTAACATTTTGGATTCTAATGGATTATTGGTAATGATAGTTTTATGATATGTCATATACTCATACTGACGTAAATCTACTAATAGCATAACTACATTACGACCATCTATCTTAGATCTAACTGTAGGTTTTAAGTATGGATCAACATCATTAGAGTTCCTAGTGATAATAGGGTTACTTTGAGTAGTGTCATACATACCCGTATAGATATATTCCCCAGTAGGCAACTCAATACGTTTGATAATTAAGTCATATGGTAAGTGGAATTCATAATCACCTACCATGATTTTTATATCACGATCAAATCTGAATGTATCAGAGATCGTATTCAATACAAGTTCATCTTCATAGAAGACAAACATTGCTTGCATAGTTGCAGGCTCAGCAAAAATCTTATTGATGCCAAGCATTAAAGCATGAGAGATTACATTCTTCTCAAACTTAGCTTTAATAGGGATAGCTTCATTAGAATACTCAGCTGCCATAGTAACAGCATTTTGTAATGCATTAGAATTTACATCCCCAAGATAGCCAAAGATACCCATAGAGAGGGTTATTTCATCTTCATCTACATATCTTTTCTTAATATTTTCAATATATTGATGTATATCATATATATTGGCATTAAGTAAAGTATCATTTTGAACTGTATTTAAGACAGTCTCCTGATACGATCGGAGAGTCTTGTTTACTGATACCGCATCAGATGCCATTTAATTATCCCTCCCATTTGAGTTTATAGAAACCTTTATTAGGTAAAGTTTCATTGTAACCATAATTTAATTCATATTTAGGGTCTTGGAAGTAAGTGAACTTACTAGTCGGCTCAGCAGCTTTAGCTTTCTGAGTCTCATTATATGCAGTTTGAATATTGTTACTAACAGTGGATACTGTATCATAATCACTATTAATTGCACCTTTAGCACGACCAAATACATTCTTTGGAGTTTGAGCACCAATACCACCAACCATGCGGTTTTGAGCATCGCCGCTAGTCCCTGCAGTACTATTTACAGCATTACCTGCAGTACCACCTTGATATAACATAGTTGGAGGTAATGCAATATAAGGTCTTTGCATAAACTCACCACTCCAACCATTGAATTCATCCATGAATCCACCTAGCTTTGCATCACCAGCTGGAATCTTCTTAGCAACTTCATTGAAGTCTAGAATTATATTAGGATCCATATCTTCTACATAAGATGCTTTAAAGTTAATAGTAAACTTTACATTACCATCTGCAGGAAGATCAGAGAATGTACTCCTTGGTACATTCTTAGGATATACTCCAATAAACTTAGAGTAGTGTATAATAGATTCACCATCTTCACCAACTATGAATTTATACATAGCCATTTGATCATGAATAATTTTACCATTAAGATAGTTATCATCAACAAAGTCAACTAGACCATAGTGTTTCATACGTTCATATTCATCGAATAATCTGAACCACATATATACTTCTAGATACTTTGTATCTTCAAATTCAACAGAGAATTCATGATTTTCATCTGATTCATATGAAGTACCACGATAGAATAAAGAAGAGCCTAAGATGTTTTTAGATGTCTCATAGTCACTAGCTGTATTGATATCAGGTAGATCTACATTAGATCTTTTATAGTTAGATAGGAGATTAACAAAAGGTCTACCACAAGCAGAATAGCTTAGACTTTGTAATACATCATTATATCTTTTAAATGCTTCAACCATTAAGGCATTATTAGCAATAGATGGATTCAATGTAGGTCCTTTGAATAACTGTAAATCTGGTGTAGTAAAGAATATAAATTCTCTAGTAGCACCCATCCAGTTATTAGGATCTAATCTTTCATATCTAGCAAACTTTTGATATTTCTCTACTTGACTTACCCGTCCAGGACCAATACCAAGACCATTTGCTTTTACATATTTTAACAGACCAGCTGTTGATTCATCAAACTCTGGTCTAGTAGTCTGATCAAGTAAACTTGGTTTAGCAACTATATTATCAATGCTATTACCAACACTGTTAATAGCTCCAGCAGTATCATTACCTATTTTAGTAATAGCACCACCGACTTGCCCAACAGTATTGATATATATTGTATTCTTTACTGAACTGACTGTATCAGAAGCAGCATTCTTACCTTTATCTATGACATTTCCAACCGCACCAGCAACACCTGAGGCTGCATTATCTATAGCGGTTCCGATAAGGGATTTATCATCTGCCATTGCATATATTCCCCCTTTCTTATTTAATTTAATCTTATGTTAAAATGGCTAACTTCTATCGTAATTGTATATTATTATAGTGAAATAGGATAAAGCATATAGATATACACTCTTATATCACAGCTTTCAGTTATTTGTTTTACTATACTTTTTAAAGCGAGGCTGATGATTATGAGAGATTATATCGAAGACATTTTAGATGGTGAGTTACCTAAATTAGAAGAGGCTAAGAATGCTTGTAACGTTTATACTATAGCAATTGAGTCTGATAATGAATCAATCAATCTTGAGCTTGTTAAAGTAGATGATTACAACGAAGTAGTAGAGCTTTATAACTCACTAATCGATGACCTTATCGAACGAGGTCAAACTAACAACTATTCTCATACCATCAAATGTATGAATAAAAGATTTTTCAAATTCTAATGAGAAAAATCTATATGCTTTATTTTTTTTCTTATTTACCCATTTTAACATAAGATTAAAGTCATATATGATACTATAAGGAGGTACTTTAAATGATCCTTAAGGATTTAATTACAGACGTTTTAGACGCTGCCGATGGTACTGAAATTGGTAAATTTATTTCCAAGAAGAATCCATCTATCAAGTCTATTACTCGAGCAAATAAAGATTTGACTATGACATTTCCTGTCATGGCTTCTAATACTGTAGATCCAGCATCTGCACAATTAGTTTCTAGAGCATTAGAGCGTAAGTTTGTTACATTAACTCAAATGCTATTATCTGCTATTTCCATTACATCTTCTAAAGATGCTATTGATCATCTTAAAAACGTTCACTCTAACTTAGATTTATCTAGTTTATTTGACGTTGATGATTATCTAGCAATTAGCCAAGAAGCCACAGCTAATCATATCTTTGATGCAGCTGAAATTAAAGCTGTATATGAGACATTTAGACAAGAACGTTTACATTCTAAACCATTAAATCATCTATGTGAATCATTAATGGATGATATGATGGCTCGTATGCGTCAAGATCCAAAATTTAATGCAAACGTTGCTGATGCAAGATTTAATAATCTTAGTGATGACGATAAAGCTAGAGCAGTAAATCTTTTGAATACAGATACGGTTACTCGAAATAGAGATTTAACTCGTCAAAATAGAAGTCTAACTCAACAGCTTAATGATATTGAGCGCAATGAAGGTAGAATGAGAAGAAATTTCGCAAGAACTCAATCTCAATCTAATAAACGTATTAAAGATTTACGCCAAAGTAATGACAATTTACAATCTCGTTTAGATGATATCCGTAATAATACTAGAGCCGGTTTAACCAAATTAGCTAAAGATCAAGACTACAAGAAAGCTAATGAGTTACAGCCTACATTATTACAAATTCAATTCATTAGCACTAATGATAATAATGATCCTATCACTGTAGATGCATATGTTGGTATTAAGACTAAAATCTATTGTGTAGATTCCGCTGATATCGCTAATCATATCGTATCTAAACGTAGCTATAACTTTAGCCTATATAACTTAATCAAAGCTACAAGTGGTGAAATCGAATTCTGGAGAGACTTCGTATTTGCTATTAAAAAAGCTAAGATTGATGCTGTATCTAATACACATCGTGGTTCTTCTTCCAAACTTTGGAAAGTATTAGAACGTCGTGCATTAGCATCTAAAATCAATCGTTTCATGTCTGCACGTAATGATGCAACAGCTATCACTACATTGATGGTATCTGCATATGATGTAGAAATGCTTCGTAAGATGGAAGACATTGATATCTCTGATTCTCGTGTAGCCCGTAAGTTAATGGATGACTATAACTTAGTTGGTATCGTCATCGTTGATGACTCCACTGAGTCTGCTAAAATCATCTTCGATACTGGTGATGATGAGTATGAGCCATATACATTCAAAACTTTGAAACGTGATGATAAAATGGATTATAAACAAATGATTCAATTACTAGCTGGAGGTAAATAGTAATGCAAAAGTATGTATTAAAAGAATTCGTTGAAGCCAGCAAGTTAATGGATCTTACTGACAAAGAAACTTATATCACTGTCGGTGTAGTTAATGAAGCTGAACAACGTGAAGTCTTGTTAGGTGTAACTAATAAACTATATGAAAAAATTGAAGCTAAAGTAACTGATGTTGACTTTGGTACAATCCCTCAATCTAGAGGTGATTTTTTAAAGATTGATAATATTGATATGGTAACTGAAGCTATTAGTGATATGAAGAAAATCTATCAAGAATACAAACAACCTCTTACATATATCAATATCTTAACTGATGCAATCAATAACTTGGTTGAATTGAAAAATGAATTCCAACGCTGTTATGCATCCAATACTAGCTTGGGTATTGTATTATATAATACAACTGCTATGTCTGTAATCAGTGGTGTATCTTTACTTATCGCTTCTACTATTGACTTCATCGTAGATCCTAAAACAAAATCTATTGAAGTATCTGTGGACCGTGTCGGTGTATCTAGAAGTAAAGAACTTCTTCAATTACAAACTCTTGCAGAATTCAATAATCTCTGTAAAGGTAATAAACTCAAAAAGGTATTGAATGACTTAATTAAAGTAAGTGCTAAGAACTTAGCTGGTACATCTGTATTGGCAGTTATTGGTGTAAGTATTGGTCTTATCTTTACTATCGTTCCGATCATGCGTGAATTGATCTACTACTTCTACTATTGTAGAGCAAGTGTAGCTGAGTACTTTGAAACTCAAATTGCAATGTTGTCTTTAAATGCTGCACGATTAGAGACAGCTGGTGACCCTAAAACAGCAAACGAACAACGTAAATATGTAGATCGTTTCCGTAAGATTGCTGACTATCTCGCAGTTGATGCAAAAGAAGCTTCCAATAAAGCTGAAGCAAATGTAAAACAAGATGAAAAAGAAAAATATAAAGTTGACGATGTAACTGAAAGTCTTCCAGACTCCGCTGCATCTTCTTTATTCTAATGAAAGGAGCATAGAAAAGATGCATTTTTCTAGAAAACAAATTAGAGAGTCTAATACCTTGAAGATGGTAAAACAAGCTGAAAAGGCTACTCTTGAAAAACAACTAAACGAGTCTAAGACTATCATTCCTGAAATTGGTGCTATGACTGAAAGTTCTTTAGCCCGTTCTAAACGTTCTTTAAATATCCGTATGGCTGCTAAAGCTGCAATTAAAGAACACTTCTTAACAGAAGCTATTAAATATATTTACAACGAATGTATGATTCCTGATCTTCAAAAAGAATCTACTAATATCATTCGTGATACTGTAATCCGTGGATTCATTAAAGAGAATGGTGTTGAATCTATCATTCGTACTTTCAATACTAAATCTTTATTCTTAGCTGATATTGCTAAAACTATCAAAGAAGCTACAGATGATGTAGTTAAAGCTAATGAAGATAAACTTAAGAATCCTGATACTAAAGTTGACGATATCACTGTAGATCCAGAATATCAAGATTCTTTCATTGATAAAATGGGTCAACAAAAAGAAGAAATCGAAGATGTTGGTGCTATGGTACAATCTCACGTTGCTAATAATGTAGAAGACTTCATTGCTTCCAATGTTGAAGATAAACAACAAATCAAAGAGATTCTTGATGAAGTAAAAGAAAAAGTAGCTAATATTAAAGCTGCAAATGCTGACGTAGCAGAGGACATCAAGGAGTCCATGATTATCGGTGCTAAACGAAAAATCTATAACGTAAAGAGTGCTAAGAAGAGCATTCTAGAAGCTATGGTTAAACATTTAGCTAAACGTGTAATCTCTGAAAACCATACTGAATTCTTGACTGAATCTAAAACTATCAATACTGATAAGATTGTAGAAACAGCAGAATGTATGTTAACTATGCTAGTACTTTCTGAAGCACTAGGATTCAAATTGAATGAGCAAGAAGTTCGTGCAATGTATAAGTAAAAAATAAAAAAAAATAATAGTTCCCCATCTGGTTTAACCAGATGGGGATTATTCATTTAGTTTACTACTAATATTATACCTCCTTTCTTATTGATGAGAAACTATTCCAGCATCCAAATGAACACCAAATACATCCTCATCGGAAAACAACTGACCACAATCAACAGATAAGTCTAATTCTTCGTATAACATAATTTTTCACCTCATATATATTAAAATAAATCTACTAAAACTTTAACCCCTAAAACTGTTAGCATACACCATGGGGAATCTGATGCTTTCTTTGCTTCTGGGGTAGGCATAACCTGTGGAAACAAATAATATACTAACATACCTATTTGTGCTTTAGCACCTGGAAATAATCTTAATGAAAATACTATTGCATCTATATAAATCACCTCCTATATGACAATTTAAATTATTTATCTTCTTGCTGCTCCTTCAACTCCTGCTCTTTCAACCACTCTTCTTCAAGAGCATCTAACAATGGTATTAAACATGCAACAGATGCATCTACATGATCTTGATAAGACATATGATATTACCTCCTTATATAAACACTATATCATATATTCACCTTAATAATATACAGTTATAGAATACTAGAATTACAAAAAAAATAAATACCCCATAGGACTCGCGGCTCCTATGGGGATTTATTGTGACGTATTATTAGATTGACTTAAAAGAACTTATGCGTCTTAAATTAGACTTATTAAAGTGTTGTCTCCAATACGATAAACAGTATGGAAAAGTTCAATGTTATCCATTAAGAATTTATATTGCTGAGCAGTTAAGGTTTCTAGAATAGTATCCTTATCAGAGGTGTATTGTGTGCGTATGCTAGATAAGAATACATCATCATTACTAAGATTACCTTTTTGCCAAGCATATCGACCTTCTTCACAGAAGGCAAATCCTGGGAAAGCTTTAATATAATTAGCATCCCAATAAGATGCATTTAACATTTTTCTTTTGATATCATAAAATGTATCAAGCTGTTTATGATTGTAAGACATTGTGATCACCTAAATAAGATCTTCAGGATCATAGAAATCCTGAGCATCTTCCTTTTCTTCTTTCTCAGTAACTGGGATGTCAAGTTCGACACCACGTTTTTCCATGATTTCCTTAATTTTTTGATTATCACCATATCCCTTTTCTAATAGGATATGAGTTAAATCATGTGGACCTTGCTCCGTTAAGAATGAGAAGCCTTTATTAGGCTGCATAGTTCCATCGGATTGAACTACCCACTTACGTAGTTCAATTTTATAAGCTCTGTCATTCCAGCTCATTTCAGAAATCTTTAGAATAGAGTTTCCTCTTTCATCGAAGACTTCATCAATACCATCTGGATTGATATTAAATTTGAATTCCATAAATCCTCCAAAAAATAATAGACTGGAGAGGTTAATCTCCAGTCATACTATAACTTGATTATTTTTGTGGACGGAATAAACCATCGGATACAACTTGACGGCTTACATATTTCTTAAGCAATCGTTTAGTTACATCTGGATGCAATTGTTTGATTTCAAGAAGACGACCAGAATAGCTATTAGTATTTACTGGAGCACCAGGAATTGCTATATAGTCATATTGGTTACCATAGATGAAACCAAGGATAGATTCAATTGTAGCACCATATACTACCAAGTTGCTGTTACCAGAACCATCAGAAGCATATGCATAAGTTACACATTGAGCACGGAATTTATCATGGTTTTCATTGTCTTTACCGAAGTCAATGATTGTATCTTTCAAGATATCAATTGCTTCATTAGTAAGACGGAAGCCCATAACTGTTTCAGATACAGTACCGCTTTTAACTAATTGACGAATGTTAGAAGTACCATTGAATTTAGCAACCATTTCAAGTTCTTTAGTAGCTGCATTTTGACCAATGCTTTCTAAACCGATTTGTTCAATAGCTTTCAAACGAGTATCGTGTTCGTTATCAGAACCATTGAATGCGAATACCAATGCGATACCGATTTGTGGGCTGTTAGTGAATACCATATCACGGCAACCTACATAGTCTGCAAAGATGTTACCAAGACGATTAGTGAGAAGTTCACATAATTCGCTTGTAGCGATTGTTTTTGTTTTGTAATCGCTTTCAAATGTTTCAGGAGTAACTTTAAGTTCAATGCGTTTTGCATTGCCTTTATCGTTACCTTCTTTGTCTCGACGAGTTTCACGAGAAGCACGTTGAAGTACTTCGCCTAAAGATTGGAATCCATTGTCGACTTGTGGAATTCCATTAATCAATTGATTTGACATAGCTATGTCCTCCTTTAAAATATAAAAGAAATTATTCTACTGTTAGGATCATAGTAAATATTAATCACCTAACTTCACCATTATAATATATCAATATATCTAAGTTTAGAAGACATGTAACCCAGGAAGATCATCCATGCCTACATATTTAACTATAAAGGTTCTATCATTCTTATCTTGAATAAAGAAGAAATTACCTCTAGCTTTATATAGTAAGATATCATGATAATATTCAACGATATTATAATCTACTATACGATCTTGTACTATAGCTTCAAGAGCAAATAGATCACCAGGTCGTAATTGAGCACCATCCTTTACTTCAAATAATACATTGATTACTCTGAAGTTATAATGGAACCAATACATGAATAGAATATTTTGTAATGCTATTTTAATAGCTTGATCTGTATTATCGTATTCTAGATTGCGACTATCACAGATAGAAATAAGAGTGTCATAAACACGTGAGTCTAACTTAACAAATGATACAATATTCTTAAGCGGATCATTTAGATATAAGTCTACGCTAAAGGCATAATCTTTACTTGCAATATCATACATCATAAGATCATAGGCTCTCTTATATTGTCTCATAGAACTATCATTATCAAACTCACCTTTACATACATATTTACCAAACTTCTTCTTAGGATCTGGATTATCAATATTAATCCGACTAGCAAAGTATGGATAATTGTTTGCTTCATATGGGCAATAGATATTGATACACAATTCCTTTTCCCCATTCTTTAGAGTACACACTTCGAAAAACATCTTACAATGTATCTCTAATGGCATATACTCATCATTATTGAACTTATCAATCAATAACTTATCTCCTATCACAGGAGTAACTTTATAGAAGTCTTTGTCTTTTCTAGATACTATTCTATATAGTTCAGTAATCTGACCAAATTTATCTTTCTTACAAAGCTTCTGTCCGACATTATACATTTATATTCACCTCCTTAATCATAGTTATAATATATGAGCAAATCATATTATAAGAGTCCTACTTATCTAGTAAGTAGGACTCATTGTATTATAATACTTGCATAGCTATCTTAGCATATTTACCAGCATGTTTTAATGTAGGTGCTGTAATAACAAAGGAGTCATCACAGAATTCACTACGTTGATAATAGTTAGAGAAGTTGAATTGTTTATCTCCCTTAAGTACTACTTTGAGATACTTATGGAAGTCATTCAACACTCTAGCTCTAATCTTAACTAGCTCTTTATCTTTCTTAGTACGATCTTGTTTAGTAAGATCTTCTGTAATCTTAAGATTTAGATAATACATCTTAGCTAGTTCATATTTCATTGCTTCGATATTCTTAGCTCTATCATACTCCATGAGTAATCTATGAGATTCCATATATGTAGCTTGATAGTTCTTATTCTTTAAGAAATTCTTAACGAATAAGTTACCTTTATTATCGAACTCAAAGCCAATACCTTTTTCTTGTAATAGCTTAGCAGTCATACTTCTATGATATAAATTATTAGCTCGGTTATGAGCTCTATTCATATTGATAGGATTGAACTCCATATAAGGATTCCAACCAAATTCCAATAAAGCTTGTTTGTATTCATCAGATTGAGTTCTAGCATACTCTAGACTTAGATATCTTACATTAGACATCCAGTCTAGAATGGTTTTCTTATCATAAGATTTACCTTCATAGATATTCTTATAATCTTTCAACCATTGATCAGCTTTAGATTTCCACTTAGATGGCATATCACCAAATGTACTATTACGTTTGAATACCTCGATTTCATGTGGAATATAGAACGGCGTAGTATTTGGTAAGTTTCTAATAGGTTGTATATCTTCCATAGCAGATTCTACCATTGGTAAATAATAGAAATCATCAAATCCCTTATTAGTAAATACACTCTTTAGGAAGTTATACATGGTTTCATTATTACAACCAAATGCTTCCATCATTCTCATATCAGAAATACGGATTAGAGATATATCCATAGATTGAAGATTATTCCATTGAGAATCTAACTCTTCTTCACTATCACATGGTAAGATAACAAAGATGCCAGAGTTTAAAGACCAGGCTTGGAGATATTCAATCTCACGTTTCTTACCACGGAGTTCAATACCATAATCTCTAGCTCTATCTAAGTCGGATAATTGTAAGCCAGATTCACTTAATGCTAAATCATCATAAGGGATTTCAGAATTAAGATATTTAGATCTCAATTCTTTGAATCGCTCTACATTAGATTTACCATAGATCTCAATAGACTTATCATCACTATGACGTTTCATATCAGCAGTAAGACTATTATAATCATTCCAGTCATCCATTAATTGCTCTTCTGATTCATACTTATCATCAAGTACTTTATACATCCCAGAGTCATTAACTTCTTTAACTTTCTTATTATTAGTACTTTGAGTATCATCATCTTGAGTTAGAGCATCTTTAGCTTTAACAAAAGCTGGTGCTTCAATCTCTAGAATGGCATCATAAGATTTAGTTCTTATACCAGATTCTAAATCAATAGCAAAGTATCCATTATGATCTTCCATGATCATAGTACCTTCAGGGAATTCTTTTAGTTTAGACTTTGCAGTATTAACTTCTAGAATATCACATAGAGGCATAGCTGTATTGTATAGCTCTGATTCAATAGAATAGATCATATTCATTAGAGTTAACTTATTCTCTCTATCTAAATCAGCTTCGATAAAGTCATCATCATACTCTAATTGGTCTTTAGATAGCATTACCTTACCGGTAATCTCTTCATATAGATTAATAGCATTCTCCCAAGTAACTCTATCCCGTTTATGTCTATAAGACTTATAGAATTTGTCTTGTAAGAATGGCTCTTTATCTACAATCTCAGTTTCTTCATTATCAGATTTAACTCTAAGCTTAGTTGACTTCTTATCATCAACTACACCAAAACCATCTTTTTCTCCACTGAAAGAATGTTTATGTGGAGTATATTGGACTAGCATATTACCATCCATAGTCCCTACAATACCACCTACGGCTCCGACGCCCATATGTTCTCTAGCAGCATATTCTTTTAAGTCAGATAAACGTCTAATGATATCATATTCTTGAGGAACTTTCTTAGCAGCATAAGTCTTGTATATAGATATTGCCATAGTACCAAAATACATAGTAGCATAACCAACTAAATTATGATATTGCTCTACTAAGTAAGAGTATAATGATCTATCTAAGATAAAGATAGTTTTATTTTCTCCTCCACGAGCAAAGAAGAAATATCTAATCATCTTAACTATTTCAACATATACTTCATCAATAGTCATATTTAGATTTAGATCTTCAGTATTAGCATTAGGGAATATATCTTTACGATCTACGTTAGGATATACATTAGCAAAATACTGATCAACCATTTTCTCTGTAATATCATCTGCATCTATATTATCTACAAATGTATTATAGAATAGATAGTTAAGTATCTTATTTAGATCAATATACTTAATATTATCTGGATATGATTCAGGTAATACACTTTTAATGCGTGCAATATTAGATGCATCCACCGCAAAGATATATTTACCTTTATCTGTATCTTCTTCAAATTCTTCCATATTAGATAAAACAAATCCACCGTCATCATATACAGCAGATTCATTGATCCTAATAATCTTATTATCCGTATTAGGCTCATTAATCTCTTGATCTTTAAGTAATGCTAATACTTCCATAAGTTGAACGAACTTATTATCTGTTAATCTTAAGTAATTATATTCACCTAATTTAATAAGTTCAGTTTCCTTACTAACTTGCTTAGCACGGTATTCATCCATTTGACGATTGTTAGGATTATCTCCACCGTCCTTAACTTCAATGATCAAATTATAAGGAACGTAGTAAATATCTGTAATCCATTGTCTAGAATTACCATATTGATCTGTATAATCAATAACTGGACCAGGCATAATAATATCTTTAGAGTTACAGTTAAGAACTTTATCCATAAACTCTATAGCTTTATGCTCATAAGATCCAGTATAAGTAAACTTAGTACCATCACTATATACATAGGTACCACTAATACTACGATGAGCTAGCATCTTAGCTTGGTGTGCAGCATCATCTAATAGAGATACTTTACCATGCACTCTAATCATATTCTTTTTAAACTTAGCTCTCATTTCTTCTTTACATCTAGGATTAGAGCAAAGTCTATGGTATTTACCAGTCTTTTCATTCCACTCTGTTTTATTACCACATACGATACATTTACCAGAGCCTGGGTGAGTTTTATCATATAAGAATTGCTCGGCAGAGATTTCACCGATAATATCTTCATGATCTTTTTCTATATGTCTGATTAACTTGTCTTTAAAATCTTTACGTCGACATAATGGACAAGCTATTCTTCGTTCAGTTGCCATTGTATCCTCCTTAATGAGTATATATCAATTTAATGCTATGTTAAAAATAGCTATTTGTGTATATTTTAAACCCTAGAACTAAGTAGTAATATATTAATATGAAAGGAGAATTTATCGTGGCTGATGATATTACTTTCATAACTGCCAAGACTAAGGAAGTTCCAACTCTACTAAAGGAATATTCTTTATCTACTGACAGTTACAAAACTCCACTTACATATAAGAACTTTAATGCTGTTGGTACTCTAATTATGCGATTAATGCTATTAGAACCAGGCACAATAACTCATAGTCCAGAAATGGGTCTAGGGTTAATTAGTAAATATAGGTATATGCAGTCTGATAGAGCTATTGAGCTAAGTCAGGCTATTAAAGATCAAATAAAAGACTATCTTGATAATACTATAGCAGTTGAAGTTAATATAGGCTTCTCTAACAATGGGGAGAATATAATGATTATCGATATGACTGTAGATCAATTCCAATTTAGATACTTCTATGATCGAGATAAATTAACTTTAAAAATGTTGATGAATGATGAAATTGTTTAGGAGGAACCATGTCTGAAAATGTAAAACTAGCAGACCTCATGAAAGAGAAATTGGAAGAAGAAAAAGCTTCCAAAGAAGTTACACCAGTAGAAGAAGAAAAAACTGAAACTGCTGTTGTAGAAGAACAACCTAAAACAGAAGCTGAACCTCAACCTACAGCTCCAGTTGCACCTACATTTGATGCGGATTCTTTACAATCTGCAGATCTTAGTGCAATTATTCCTTCTGGCAAAGAAGATAAAACACAAGAAGCACGTGATGGATTAATGGAAGAATTAGACAATGGTATTTCTGATGCTATTGAACGTCGTTTCCGTCCAGCTTTAAAAGAAATTCATGAAATGCGTCGTGAATATGAAGATCTTAAAGCTATGGGTGAAGAAAATCCTCAAGTTGCATCTAAATATGATCCTACATTAGATTTGAATCCAGAGCTTTCTGATGATGATCGTGCAGATATTCGTCGTGATGAAGCTGAACACGTTATGTCTGATGAAGAAATCAAAGCTTCCACTAGCATCAATACTATTCTTCCTGAAGATGATATTGAAGCTGAATTCGAAGCTTATGAAAATGCAGCCGAAAATGCTGTATCTAATGTAACTACCGCTGCTACTACAACTCCTGCAGTAAGTGTAAATACTATTGATGTATCTAATGCTGCAGTACCATCTGTAGAAGTAGTAGAGGCTACTGATGATGAAGATGAATTGCTTTATGATGATGAGCTCTTAGAAGACCTTGGTCTTGATGAAGATAAAGAAGAAGCTGAACGTGCTAAGTTGGAAAAACAACAGCAACGTAATATGGAAGAGTTTGCACGTGTACTTCGTCAGCAATTAGATGAAGTAGGTGAACGTAAACCTGATATTAGTAAATTCCGTGTACGTAAACGTCCTGTTGCATTTACTAAAGTACTTTCTAAACCAGTTGAAAAGAAATACTTCGAATGGGGTTTATTCGCTACTGGTGTATCCATCTCTATGACTCCACTATCTGCAATCGAAATGGATGAAATCAATCCATATGCTGATTCTGCAAATGATATTGGTAAAGCTCGTACAGTATTCAGTACTCTATATAAACACTTAGCTCCTGAATGCCGTAATATGGATATGGAAGCATGGTTGAAGTTATTAAACTACCAAGACTTGAATCATTTATTCTTTGCATTATATAATGCTAACTTTAGTACTTCTAATATCATTCCATTTAGCTGTCCTAAATGTAAACACTTCTATACTGAAAAACGTCCTATCATTGATATGGTTAAATTCGAAACAGAAGCTGATAAAGAAACCTTTAACAAGATCATTGCTAAAGATCCTTCTATGCCTCCAACATTCGAAGAAGAAATCTACGTTGCCAATGGCGACTATGCTTTTGGTGTAGTAATTCCTAAAATTTATAACTCCATGTTTGAGGAACGTCTTTTGAATGAAAGCTTCCGTGAAAAATATGCAGGTATCATTAATATCTCCCATTGTATCTCTACAGTATATGAGATCGATGAAGATAATGAAGAATTGATCCCTATTCAATTCAACACAGCTCCAAATGATATTGTTAAGACTTATAAATATCGTATTCAAGGTATATATAAAATCTTATCTAAACTATCTGCTTATGAATTTAAAGAACTTCAATCTTTCATTGGCAAATACCTAGAAGACAATAACAAAAATATCAATATTTCTTACCAAGTACCTGCAGCTACATGCCCTAAATGTGGTGCAGAAATTGAAGCTATTCCTATGAATGCTCAAGAACTTGTTTTTACACGGCATCGGTTGATTCACATGCTCGACTAATGCAATTAGTTGATAATGTTTGTTACGAATATCGAGGTAGATTAAGTATAATAGAAGCATTGAATATGCCTATAGGTGATTTGATGCTTCTATATAAATTTATTAGAGATCGTAGAGAAGCTGCCGATGCAGCTGCTGAAAAAGAAAAACACAAAAAAGATGAAGAGCAAAAATATAAGTATATGCAAGCCGCATATAGAGGTCACCCACAAGCCGGATTAGTTCAACCTAACCAAGGTACTAAGACTGAGACTCCAGCTATGACTAGGGAAGATATGGCACGGTTTGAAGATGCTCTTGAAGGAATGCTTTAATTAAAAGGGGATTTATATAAATGGATATCGTCGAATTTTTCTGCAAATTCGGCAATGGAGACTACGAACAAACGAGAAAACAGATAGTAGACTACTTTGGCGAATCTAGTCTATTATATAGTATATTGAAAGGTCATGGTTTATTAAATTCAAAGATTGATCATATTATCTATGATAATTATATCGACTTCATTATATATACAACTGATGCTAAGTTATTTGACTCCTTAGTAGATGAATATAAGCATACCATTACAGTTAATAGTAATAACGGTATGAGTCATCCTATAGTTGTAGACCTTAATAGAGATTTTAATGATCCATGTAAAATTATTGTAACTATGCGATAATACAACACAATCGAGTTAGTGCAATAAATGCACTAACTCGGTTTTTGTTCCACATATAAGTAATTTATAAGGAGGTATATATGGCAATATTAAAAGACCAAATTAGACAAGATAATCTCCAAGTATCTCTTCTTGATGTGGATGATTTTGTCAAGAAGAATAACTTAGTTGAAATAACTAACCCAGTTATATTTGATGCATCAAGTAATCCTACAAGTGATGGATTACTTTCTAATACAATCTTTGGTATTACTAAAGAATCTAGAGCTAGTACTTTTGCATATATTAGTATAAAGAAGAAATTCTTACAGCCATTAGTATATAGAATCTGGAGTAAAGTAGATTCTAAGATCAAATCTGTTATCCATGGTATCGGAACTTACTCTATCGATAAGTCTGGTAATATCGTAGAAGATCCTAAAGGGGATAATGGTATTGATTTCTTAAGAAAGAACTTAGATAAGATTAAGTTTAGAGAAACTGACTCTATTAAACGTGAGAGATACGTTAAGTTCTTGAATGATAATAGAAAGAATTTCTTTACTGATAAGCTTATTGTAATCCCTCCATTCTTTAGAGATATTAAAGTAGATGGCGGTAAGATCTCTGTAGGCGATATCAATAAATTATATATCAATGTAATGGTATCCGCATCAGCTATTGGTGATTCTACTGAATATGGCTTCAGTATTGGTAAATCCGTTGAAGGTAGACTCCAAGAAGGGTTAATCGAAATCTATAAATGGTTTGGTACTGGTACAGATAGTAATCCTAATGGTGGGTTACCAGGTAAGTTTGGTGTAATTAGACGTGCTAATTTATCTAAGACTACTGACTATGCTACACGTCTAGTTATGTCTGCACCTAAGTTGGATGTAGAGAATATGGAAGATATTAGAGCTGACTTTGATTACTCTGTATTACCTATGACATCAGCTGCTGCTAACTTCTTCCCATTTGTTATCTTCCATATGAGACGATTCTTTGAGAATGAATTCATTGGTGATACTAAATATCCTATCTTAGATAAAGATGGAACTATTATCTATGGTGAAATTGAAGACTATCAAATTCAATTCTCTGATGAAGTCTTGAAGAAAGAATTAGATAGATTCATTCACGGTTACTCTGATAGATTTAGACCAGTAAAAGTCTTATGTAGAGTTAAAGGTAAACAAGAATATCTTGACTTAAAATGGAAAGGATTCTATAAAGAACCTGATGTTAAGGCATTGAAGAATGAAAGACCTTTGACATGGTGTGATGTAATCTATATGGCATGTGAAGAAGCAGTCAAAGATAGAATGATTCTTATCACACGTTATCCTATAGATACTTTCTATAATGAGTTTGCTACTAAGATTAGATTATCCTCTACTATAGAAACTGAAGAAGCTGTATTTGATAATGTAGTATATACTCACTATCCAAAAATTAGAAAAGAAGATATTGGTAAAGATACATCTAGTTCATTTATCGATACTATGAATATCTGTAATGGGTATCTGGATAGTATCGGTGGTGACTATGATGGCGATATGGTAACCATCAAGGGGGTATATACTGATGAAGCTAATGCTGAGCTTAAAAAGCAATTAGCTAGTAATATTCACTTTATTAACTTAGGTGGCAATCCAGTTATATCTACATCTAAAGAATCCATTCAAGCATTATATGCTATGACTTTAACATTACCTGATACTAAACTTAGTCCAGTGAAATTTTAACAAAAGAATTCCCCTATAGAGTTGAACTCTATAGGGGATATATCTTAGAATTTAATTACGTTAGTATAGTTTACTTTATCTTTTTCAAATTTAGTAATACCAATAGATTCTAATGGGAAGTTTTTCAAGTTGTCATTAATGATATCATTATAGTCAACGAACTTCAATACCCATTTAGGTACTTCCGCATCAATTGGAATTGATATACTAGTAATCTCACCTTTATAATCATTTTGGTTTTCATCTAAGAATTTCTTAATTCTTTCATATAACGCTGGATCAGAATCCATTAAAGGTAATAGAGTTGTATTATCGATTGTAACTTTAACAATATCAATCGCATTACGAATAGTTAAGTCAATAGCCTCAGTACCTTCGTCTCTTAATGCATTATATACCAATGCACCTTTAATACCTTGAATGCGCATTGGGTTGTCATAGTTAGCATAAGACTTAATTTGAGCTGGTTTATAATATTCTTTTTCACCAGACTCAATGGATTTTCTAATATCATACTCTACACGAGCTAATGATTGTAATACATCCATTTGGTTTACTTCTTCTACATTAAGAATCTTCTTAAATAGAATATCTTTTAGAGCATTACGAGTTTTCTCTTTCAATGTAGACTTATTGATAGGTAAACCTTTAACATCAAGCATCTTAGATGGCGGAACCAAGTTACCTTCTTGAAGTTCTTGTTTAGATGCATAGTTTTTCTTACCACCAGTTAATAAAGCTCTACCGAATAAGAACTCATTCTTCATTGCAATAAGACATTCTTTATACTCAGACTTAGTATTATAATTCTCTGCAACTAAATCAAAGTGCTCACGTAATAATCTACCTGCAATATAGGATAAGATATTGATGATACTGAAACGTAATGGTTCTTTGTTGCTAGATGTGGCTACATTAATCATTTTAGTTTCAATATCACCAGTAGAGAAGTTATAAACTCTATCCTCTTCCATTACAGGTTCTACTTCTGGAAGATTCATAAGTTTAATACCAGATTTATCTACTGGTCCTAGAACGTCTCTAAGAACGAATGTATACCATCCATTAAAACATGGCATAGTAGAGTCTGTATCTGTGATGATACTAATATCACGTTTCATTGTAGCAGAACGATCAATCTTATCTACTACAATATATCTCATATAACACCATTCTTTAAGGACTTCAAACATGTGGTCTAAATTATCCTTAATGATCTCTGGTGGTTTGTTAGGATCTACGAATGCTTCATCAAGTTTAGATAAAGTCATTACAATATAATCTTTCATATATTTATTATCACAGAATTGTAAGCAGTTATTCTTATAGAATAACTTATTTAAAGTCTCTTGGGATAAGTTAATCAATAAGCTCCAAATAATATTCATTGCTTTATTGATTGCTTCATCATCAAAGTAATCTCTATCGAATGTATCCATAATCTTATAGAATACATCTTCAACTGCTACATTCTCATCTAATACTAAAGCAGATGGATATATAGATTTCTCAGAATCTACACGATTGATGAATGTAATTGCTTCATCAATAGAATGGAACTTTACGTTATTTGTAAAGAAGCTTTCAAAGAAAGTAATAGCATGACTAATCAAAGCACGACCAGTTCTAGTAATACCAGTTGCAACGTATAAATTATACAATGCACTACTATAGTTGCCAATTACACCATACAATGCATTATTGTCACGTTTAGCCAACATTTGAAGCATGTTATATTTATTGAACTTCTCTGAACCCTTCTCATATTTAAACATTTCTTTCTTAAACTTAGAACGGTTATCAGTAAAGGAAGTAATCAATTTATACATAGGAGTTAACTCTTTTGTATATTGTTTGAATAAGCAGCCATTAGCTACCATGATAGGAGTCTTTTCATAAATATAATTACTAATACCAGCTACATCTGTTTCAGCTGTTTCTTCAGTATAGTTATTATGTAATAAACATTCACGTTTTTTATATGCATTAGATAGAATGATATCTAATGCTGTATCTACTTCACCCTCAGTTAGAGTAGGGAAGTTAATCATTAAGTTTTGTTTAGCTTGCTCTCTATACTTAGAGATTGCTATAATTTTATCAAGTTCATCATAGTTAGTCATATTCAAATTCCTCCTAACTGGATGTCCTAGGCACTTTTATTTGCTAATATCAGCTTATATGAATAACATTAAGTTAATAAAACGTAATTTTCGTTTTTAAATATATTTAAATAAAATAATCTCCAAGGAGGACGAAAACATGTTTTTCAACGAAAACGATCGACAAGATGTTCTTGGTGAAGATCTTGCCAACCCTAATGCTTTACTTGAAGCTATGATTTATGCTGAGGCTTCTAAATTGCCTCAAGACGAACGTATTGCATTCGCTGAATCCGAAGAAGCTCAATTATTGGTAGAAAAATCCGTATTGAATAAAAAGACTTTGGTTCGCTTAAGCAAAAATGACGACTTGGCTCGCCGTGTAAAAATGGCTGCATTCCAAATCGCTAAACAAAAGAAAGATCCACTCTGGACTAAATTGGTTAAAAACCGTGTTATCGAACGTGCTTTGATCAAAAAGATCGTTCAAAAATACAATAACCAAGCAGTTCGTGTAGCTCGCAAATCTCAAGTTGAGTATATCAAAACTGCTAAAACTTCTAAACATTTACCAACTCCAAAAAAATAATAAAACCATTCGGTATAGGGTCTTAAAGATCCTATACCGGTTTTATTTCTTACAGTGAATTTTACATATGAATATATATTATAGTAGTAGAATAATATAGATGTAATTCATTAAGGAGGTTCCTAAATGTTTGATACAATTATCAACTATGAGAATTACTGGATTTATACCGAGTTTATTAAAAACAAAGGAGAAATGACACTTGATGTAAACCAACAAATTAAGAAAGAGAATTGGTCTAACCACTTCGAAGCTATTCATTGTATACTAAGAGATGGTATAGACGATCCTAGCCTATTTAAGGCTAAGATCAATTTAATTATTAGTGGTCATGAATTTGGTTTAACTATTCATGACTATTGGTTAAACTTAATCTTATGGTCTCTTATTATTAAGAGTGACTGTGAGATTGAACCAAAGCATATCTTCCTTAAACGGGAAGTTACAGCTAAAGATATTAAGAAGTATATTGATAAATTCTTTATCGAAGTTCATGTAGAAGATATTGACTTCTTAACTAAGAATAATATGATTGCAGATGCGTTATATCATATTGCTAAAGTTGATGAGTTTGCAGATCTATTTGTAAATAGCATTAACTTACAAGATGATGTATTAATGATGAATGCTATCCCAGAATACTATAATCTATTACATCCTGACATGAGTAAAGTAGACTTACAAAAGGCTAATGATTATGGTATGGAATGTATTAGTAAAGTACGTGATTATGTCTTGAAATCTAAAGACATCTTAGGATATGATCATATCTATACAAATGCATTTAGAGCTAATGAAAGTATTAATATTCGTCAGCTTAAAGAATATGCAATCTCTATTGGTACTAAACCAGATGGTAATGGTAGTGTATTCCCACATGTTATCGCCAATAGTTACATCAATGGCGGTGTAACAGATTTGATGGATTACTTTATTGAATCCTCTGCAGGTCGTACTGCTCAAATCATTTCTAAAATCAATGTAGGTTCTTCTGGTGCAATGGCACGTAAGATTGGTCTAAACAACCAAGGTACTCGTTTGCATCCAGATCCACATTTCAAATGCTCTTCTCGTAACTTTATTAGATATGATATCAAAGATGCAAAAGAGCTTAGTCTAATGATTGGTAAGTATTACAGATTTGATCAAGTAAAAGACTTTGACTTAGGTCCTATTACTGAATCTGATACTCATTTAATTGGTAAGACTATTTATACTAGAAGCCCTATTACTTGTCAGTCTCATTCTGAAGGTGAAGGCATCTGTAGATATTGCTATGGAGATCTATACTTTATCAATAAGGATATTGATGTAGGCAAGTATCCATCTGAAGATATCACCGCTAGTACAACTCAGTTACAGTTATCTGCTAAACACGTATTGGTAACAGATATTCCTGATATTGAATTACCAATCAAGTTTGTAGAGAACTTTGTTCGTTCTGCAGAAACCATCTCATTAATTGAAGATCGAAACTATAATGATATCTATTTAAGATTCCATGTAGATGAGATCTTTAAAGATAATGAAGATGATGTAGACGATACAACTAATACTGTATTAGAGTATAATGATTATGTGAATAAGTTCACTATCATTGATCGTAAAGAAGAATATCCAATCGAAATCGATAAGATTGATAAATTCTATCTATCTGAACCATTAGTTAGATTGACTAATATGAAACGTTATCAAACTGATGAAGGTGAGATCAATATTCCAATTAGCATATTAGCTAAAGAAGAAGATCAAACTATCTTCTATACTCCTATTGTAAATAATGAGTTCTCTAAGACTCTTAACCGTATTAAAGATATCTTGGATAAGGCTGCTGTAACTACATCCTTTACTAAAGACGATTTAGCACAAGAGTTTATGAGAGCATTATTAAATGGTGGTATGTCTAAGCATACAGTTCATACTGAAACAATCTTGTCTAATCAAATTAGAAGTGCATATAATATCTTTGATAAGCCTAACTGGAATAACGTAAATGAACCTTACGTATTACTTCCACTTACTAAGGCATTATATGAAAATCCTTCTATTACTAAGACATTAGACTTCCAAAACTTGGCTAGTATCTTGAAGAATCCATCTTCTTATAATAAGACAGCTCCGTCTACTATAGATTACTTCTTCCAAGAACAACCACAATTATTTATGAATCAGCCAAGCTTAACTAATAAAGATATCCGAAATGAACGTAAGCTTACTGATGCATTGGTGAATGAGGAGATTTAATATGAATGAGCAAGTAATGGATATTGTAAGTATGCATGTACGAATGTGTGATATGATTATTCTTATAAAGAAAAAACTTAAGAAGAATCATATATTCCGCACAGATGAGTCTCTTGTTGCACCAAAAGAGTTTACATATAAACTTCATATTACAAATGATGACACTAATTTATCTTGGAGTCATACTACGTGTTATTTGTTTAACGATATCTTTAATAATGGATATACGCCTATTAAGATTAGTAGTAATTATACTTTAGGAAACTTTATATCTGATATTGGTAATCTAGAGAAAACCTTAAATAGTATAATTAATAGAGGCTATTTTGGTAAATATAATATCATTGATGATGATGTCGATATGTTTACTACTATAAAGAATGCACGTAATTATGCTCATCTATTGGCTCAATCCATTATTGAATACGTAAAAGATTATAGTGTGAGTGAAGAAGATGAATAAGATAATCTTACGTAATTCATCTATAGTAATTACTGATTACAGTCTAGGAGATGCTCCTAGACTGGAATCTTATTTTACTATATTTGATAGAATTACTTTCACTAAAAGTTATAAAGGGATGTCATATGATGAAGCCAATAGACTTCTCTATCTTCCTAGGGGTTTAGACTTATACTTCGTTAAGAAATTCTTTGAAGGTGAAGAACCAGTTAAAGAATATAATAGCGATCCATATTTTGAAACTCCACCTATTAAGATTAAGTACCTTCCTAGAGATGAAGTGCAACAAGAAGCTCTTCATTTCATTCTAGGCAAAGGACAATATTACTCTAATCAGAATAATAGTCAATTATCTATAAATCTACCAACTGGTAAAGGTAAGACATATGTAACTATAGCTTCTCTAATGTATTGGAAAGCTAGAACTATAGTTATTGCATCCACTACAGGTTGGTTAGATCAATGGAGAAATTGTGTTGGTGAATATACTGATCTAGATCCTACTAGAGAGGTATTAGTAATCAATGGATCAGTTGGTATACATAAGATTCTTAATGGTATCACTGATGTATCTAAGTATAAAGTATTCCTAGTTACTCATTCCACATTACAAAACTTTGGTACTAATAATGGATGGAATATGATTGGTGAACTATTCAAGAAACTACAAGTATTCCTAAAGGTTTATGATGAAGCGCATCTAAACTTTGATAATATCTGTATGATTGACTTCTATACTAATACTAAGAAGACACTATACCTTACTGCAACACCTGGTAGATCTGATGAGACTGAAAACTTTATCTATAGATTATACTTTAAGAATATTCCTAGCATAAATCTATTTGATGAAGATAATGACCCTCACACATCTTATCTTGCATTAAGATTTAATAGTAGACCATCTCCACAGGATATAAGTGAATGCTCTAATAATGTATATGGTCTAAATAGAAATGCTTATACGAACTACATTGTTTGTAATAATCAATTCTATGATATGATGTATATAGTTATGGATAAGATTATGAAGATTGGTGGTAAAGTACTTGTATACATTGGTACTATATCAGCTATAGATATCGTTAAAGCTTGGATTGAGGACAACTACCCTGAATTCAAAGATGATATCGGTGTTTATACTTCAGCTATTCCTAAAGAGATTAAACAAGAGCAACTTAGTAAGACTATTATACTTTCAACAACTAAATCAGCTGGTGCTGCATTAGACATCAGAGATTTAAAAGCTACTATTATCTTGGCTGAACCATTTAAGTCAGAGATATTAGCTAAACAAACTTTAGGTCGAACTCGTAATCCTAACACGGAATGTATTGAAGTAGTAGATGATGGATTTAGATCTATATCCAGATTTTATAATGCTAAGAAACCTATCTTTAGTAAATATGCTACTGAATGTAGAGAGATTAAGATTAGCCTTAATACTCTACAAGAGAAAGCTGATGACTTATTTAAGATTAGAGAATCTGTTAAGAAGCAATATGATGCTGGATATTCTGTAATAGAATACACAAAGGATGGATATAAAGATGGAGACTAAGGATTTATTTACGAAAGATACTTTATTATATAAGAAGAATGGCAGATATAAGAATCTTCTTAAAGCATTCAACTTATATGCTAGTAGCATCATTACCGATGAAGGTATAGTTATAAATAAAACTTTTACTGATAGGATTACTGAGCTTAATAATAATCTTTTAGCTAACACAACATGTGCAGATCTCTTAAGATTTGTTTGTTATAAACCTAAGATGAAATGCTATAGAAAATCATTTATAGAATACTACAATAAGATTGCTAAGATGCATAATAGTCTTGAGCATCTCAGCAATATTCATACTGTAACAGTAGTTAATGAAGGAGAAGAAGATAATGAATAATAGACCAAGAAATAAAGCTAAAGCAAATTTAATGACTGCTACTAATACCTTAGAAAGATTAGAATCAGCAAATGATGCTGCATTAGAAAAACTTAAATTGATTGGCATAAATCTTCCTAAAGAGTTATTAGAAGATCCTAAAGTGAAATCTTTACTAGGTGATAATAATGAATGTTAGAACTCGACAAAAATGTAGACTTCTTAGAAGGCATTATGATCTCTTTATTCTACATATAGTTAATAATATACCTAACGAGACAAAAGAGTATATTCGTAAAAGTATGAAGGAGATTATGAGTAATCATGAAAGCTGAAGAGAAAATACTTAAGTTTAAGAAACCTGGTGTATTAGAAGTAGCTTCATTGCTTTGTAATGTATTACCACCAGTAAGACAATATAAAGCTTTATACTACATACTTAAGTATGCTAAATATGCAAGTAAATAGTTAAATAATCATATATTATTAAGGTGATAGATCTTGATGATCTATCACCTATTTATTTTATTCCATAGTTTATATTACAAAGGAGACACATATTATGGAAACTACAGTAAACAAAAACATTATGGTTAATGAAGACACAACGGCATTTGATGATTTTATTACATATGCATTAACTCGTAAACTACCTGAAGGTTATGATATCCCACCAGTGGAAGAAATCGGTATGCAAAATGTAGAGATCATTGATTCTGCAGAAGAAGCTATTCAGCAACCTCTAGCGAATACTGATTCTAGTATTGCAGTTAACTTCTCTCAAATGATTAATAAACCTGAAGAGGTTAAGACAGAATTAGTATCTACACCTGATAACGGTGAGGCTAAAGTAAATGTAGTGTTCCCTAAGACTGAACACATCTTAGGAAACTATGTGGATTATGATTCTTTCAATAAAATCAAAGAATCTAATACTGACAAAGTTGTTCGTGCAGTCCGCTTGTTGAACTACAAAATGGCTGATCAAAATGCAGCTATGAAATTCGGTCAATTTGTATCTGAATTTAATCCTAATGGAGATCCAAACAAACGTCTACGTTATGAATTGATTCGTCATCAAGGACGTGAAAAGGATCTAGTAGTACGTTTATCTACAGTGATCAATGGAACTACTAAGTATTATGCGGATATATATCCTGATTTGAATAAGATTGATATCGATCATCATCTAATCAGTTCTGCTAGAAAATAATTATAATTCCCCTAGGAGTCCAATCTCCTAGGGGTTTTATTTTTTTAAGATAGCCGTTACAAATCACTAATAGATTGGGGTGAATATATTGGCTAACTTTGAAAACTATACTAAAGTAGTCGAACAAATCTTTGAACTAAATTATCAACTGACATTAAAAATGGAGGTTACATTTAATAATATAATTAAGAGAATCAATACTGAGATTAAGGAGAACTTCCACACTGAATATGTAGTTGGAGCTAATAAGCTTACAACTAATCTTAGATATAGATACAGAATGAGATTATCTCCTAGAGGTGAAACTACAGGAGTAATCATTGACTGGGATAATTATGATGATTTATGCAATATTATAGATGAAGCGATAGATATCTGTGATCCTAACAATAAGACATCACCATTTAAACGGATGTATTCAACAGCTGGGGATCTATTAGATATTAAATGCGATAGTCTTAAAGTTCGATATTTACATCTTGAAGATAGATTTGGTAATAGATTAGATCTAATGCCATTTGTATTAATAGATGATCATAATGGTACATTAACAGAAGCAATGAAGTTTAGATTCAATAATGATCTAATATTCGATGTACCAGTATCTCGTCTTAAGGGATTTAGAAGATTCCTTATGACATATAATCCATTATTACATGCTGGATCTATGGCTAGATATATGGCTATTACTCCATTGCTTGGTAATAATAGACAGAATATGATGAAGTAAAAATAGAGAAGGAGTTTCAAACTCCTTCTCATATTTATTTTTTTTTATACAGTATACATGATTGGTTGATTAGTATTAGCTGGGTTGACGTAGTTGTCTCTTAAGAACTCAATAATTTCCATTCGTCTTTGAGCTTGAGATTCTAATGAGGATAACTTCAAGTCAATATTAGCATATACAGTTTCAATACCATCATAGTGTTTAAGATATTCGAATAAGTATGTAGCTACATCAGCTTGTGCTAGTTGTTCGAATGTCTCCATCTTAGTTGGTTCAATAGTCATTAAGTTTTCTGGATGCTTAACGAATACGCCAATATATACATTAGACAATAGATTATCAGTATTACCACCAACAGCCATTTCAAGTTTAACCATATTAGGTGGAATGAAATCTAAATATATACCGCTATTGAATAATGAACTCATATCTGCATAGCTTTGAGCAAGCATGATACTATCTGTATCCATAGATCTTGCTAATACATTATAGATACCATAACCAGAATACTGTTGTAACCCAGCAGTCTCATTATTAGTATCAGACCATAAGATATCTTTTACACCAAGAATCTCATAATTATCTGGTACTTGACGATCTAATAGATAATAGCCATCTTTCTTATCCTCTGGTTTAAGTTGGACTTTAATCATATGAGGAAAGAAACGACTAAATGTAGTCAATGTATCTGGTTTGATTACTTTATCAGCCCAGTGTTCTTTTTGGAGCTCTTCAGGTAAGTTCAAAGGAGCTGTACCTAAACGTCTCTCTATTTTATTTACAACGTCTGTCATTCTATTAAACATAATTTCAGACTCCTTTTTAAAAAGTACATTTTATTGATATATTATTATGTTGAGGAGGAAAGATATGAACAGATTTGACATAATAGAATTAGCTCAAGAAACTCTTATATTTGTTTATAATACATTTAACGGAAAGGTAAATACATTAGATCCATATACAAGATTAAACTTCGTTGCAGGATACTTAGACACTAAAACTAATATTGCTAGAACTACACCATATGGATGTATCTATATAAGCTTAGAGGCATTTGCTGATACAGTAGAAGCTCATAAGTTTATTGATACAGACCAAATTAGAAACTTAGCATTAGAGATTATTATTCATGAATTAACTCACGTAGACCAATTGATTGATTATAAATATATTAAGTTCAATAATGGCTATAGAGATGAAATCGAACTCCAATGTGTTAAACAATCTTGTCAATGGATATTAGACAATATCCAATACATTAGATCCTTTGGGTTAGTTGTAATCCCTGAAGTATATCAAGCTAGACTAGCTAACTTAACTAATATTATATATACTCCTAAATATCCAATGGCTATTGCTATGGGTAAACTAGAGTATATGCTAGGCAGAAAGTTTAGAGAATTTAGCAATAACAATATTGAGATCGAATACGTTGATAGATTGAAGACTCATTATACTTTTATGGTATGTGAGAATAGAATCTATATCAATTCTGCAAATCTTAATGATCTAGGTGAACGTCTATTAAATGATAAACAGTATACTGTTGAGTATTTAGAATACGGTGATTCTAAATTAGTGATAAAAATTACCCAAGGAGCTTAGACTCCTTGGGTTGTTTTATTTTTTTTCTTAGTATTGCTTTTTAGCCCATTCCATGATTTCATCTTTGATGTATTTTTCAGGAGACATAATCAAAGATGCACCACTTTCATCGAATAAACGTACATCACCGTTTTCTAATACAGTCATACCACGTTTATTGAATTCCATTACATCAGAAATTAGATCTACATTTGCAGATTCAGATTGGATATAGCTAATTACTGCAGGGTTATTGATTGGAATAATACGACCTTCATAACCTTCTTGAACTACAACTTCATTGTTGTCTTCCATACTAGCAGATTCTTTAATTAGACCTGTAGTATATGCACGTTTATGGGAAGGATAGATTACACGGTCCCATGTAATGATCTTTAAATTTTTTACATAGTTCTTACCACCAACGTTTTCTAATGCGCCTAATGCACGAAGACTGAAGCTTGGTAATTCACCATCTAAAAGATCTTCATTGAAGTCACGACCAGCTTGGTTATTTGTACCAGTAAAACGACCAAGAACTAAGTTACCTTCAACTTTAATATCAAGATATTTAACTACTACCATAGCTGGATCAATTGTAGATTGGCGTTCAACTTTATCACTCATAGGGTGACCTTGTTCACCTTTCATATTACCAGTACGTAGTAATTCTTTTGTACGTTCACACATAATTTGTGCTTTTAAATCAGCAGTTGCATAACAACGGCGGTTACGATTAATTGTATCACCATCCTGAAGGATACCTTCAGCAACAGGTTTGTTGTTGATACTTTCAACGAGTCGAGATTCACCAACCGTCATTGGAGCTTCATGTATAATAAATGGAATATTCATTTTACCCTCCAAGATTAAATAATTTAGTATTATATTTATGTTAATTGACCCCAGTTTTAGCTGAATACAATGTTTAATATCTGAACTTATTAATAATAAATATAAGTCTTAAAAAGGAGAATGCGTAAATGATTACGAATATTAGAAAACGGCAACTCGAATTGACTAAGATGCGTAAGACATCAGATAATTATGCTGGTCTTTATAACATCGTATCCGAGAACCACAATATGACTCAGGCTGAGACGGTATTCAAAAACATATTGGAGTTAGATTCTAATATTGATACTGCGATCATGAAATCTGTAGACTTATTATTGGAATTATACAAATACAATGATCCAGTAGTAGTCAACAAGCATCGTCAAAAGGTATTAGAATCCATTACTAAAGTACGTGATGCTAATCAATTCAAAAACTATCTTCAACGTAAGATGGCTCTTCATAAGGGTAGAGTAAAAAACAAAGTATCTAATGTAGTAGACAAAGTCCATAATGATATTAAAAATGGGGCTAAGACTGCAGTTAGCAATATTACATCAGCTGTACCAGGTAGTTCTGGTGATGGTGGAGAACAAGCTGCACATGAAACTTTAAATATGATGTATAAGGCTGCATGTGAAAATGTAACCTATGATCGTATTATTAAAAACTATGAAAAGATTGGTAGACGTTTTGATTTCGATAAGATCGTTATTGAAAAAGTATTTACTAAAAATGATGCAGTTAGAGAGGCTGCAAGAATCTGTAAACTAATTGATACTTACAATATGTCTAGCATTAATAAATTCAAAGTAGCTACAGAGAACTATCTCTTTGTATTAAGTAAGAATGCGTGTCCATACGATACAGTAGATATTGTAGAAGCGGTTGCAGATTACTTCTTGTTAAATAGTAATGATAAAGAATTATATACTGTAGCATTAGAGTCTACACTAAACGATATGTCAAACTATAATCCATTTGGTTCTAGTGATATTGCTAAGATTGTAGATAAGATTAATAAACCAAAAGAAACTGATCTTGATGAGGTTATCGATTTCAGAGATGGTAAGATGGAAGCATATATTGCTAAATTCAAATTCGATCCAACTCATGAAAACTTTGTAACTCTTATTGAAACCATTCCAAATAATATAGGTATCGATACTTATATTAATAATATGGATATGATCTTCGATACTTTGAATATGTTAAATATTGATACTACAGCTTACTATACTACATTGGTTAAGTATAACGAAGCATTGCTTTCTTGCTGTACTATGAAGATGAAACCTTTATTGATTAAGTCTTTACTTACTACATATGAAAAGTATGCTAATAAGATTGATAAAGATGTTGTAGCTAGAATGAGACTCTTAGTAGATAATATTGATGAGTCTATTGAAGAAAGTCTTATTACTTTACCTACAAAGATTGATATGCTTTTAGAGACTTTAGAATCTCTATCTGAAAAAGATGCTAATAGTCTTATTAAAGAATCCTTTGATAGATTCTCGTTAGATGATATCGATGGTATTACTCAATTAACTAAACTAGATCCATCTGTAATTAAACCAACTGAATATCAAACTGTATTGAAGGATACTCTTAAAACATCTAGACGTAAACAGTATAAAACATTTGAAGACTATGAAAAGATCGATTGCATTAAGGATAATCTAAATAAACTTAAAAATATCGATGACTCTTCTGATGAAGATATGTCTTTAGATGAAGCCATCATTTCTACTAAAGTAAAAGAAGCTTGTGTAAATTCTTTATATGACTTCACTAAATATCCTACTACTCTTAAAGAGATGAATATTGCTAATACTATTGCTATGGCTTCTGAGAAAGTTAAAGCTAAACTTAGTGATGTATCTTCAGATGTATCTAATCTAAGTAGACAATTTGATGCTCAGTTGGATCAACTTAAAGGTGTAGTTAATACTAAAGACTTAGAGTCTGAAAATAGAGAGGCTGTTATTGCTGGTAATATCTTACCTAAAGCAAGCCGTATTGTTAAACTAGCTATTACTGCTGGTGTAGGTTACTTTATTAACCCTGCAATCTCTGTAATTGTAGTCTTAGGCTACTTAGGTATGTCTTTAGATGCTCAATCTAAAGAACGTCGTAAAGTTCTAGAAGAAATTGAATTGGAATTAGAAATGACTAATCGTTATCTAAAGAAAGCTGAAGATGATGGTAGTCTTGAAAAACAAAGAGAGCTTCTTAAAATCAAGAAAAAACTCGAAAGTCAAAAAGCTAGACTCATGTATAATATGGCATTTAAACATGGTGAAGCCTTACCTGGTAAAAATAAGGACGATGATTAATAAGGAGATATATTATGGGTCTTAATGATTTCTTAGATCAGCTTAAAGAGCAAGCCATCTATATGGAAGCTGATGATGATAAGAAGAAAAAGAAAGATGATAAAAAAGAAGAGGATAAGAAGGAAGATACTCCACCTCCTGCAGGGGATGGTGGAGATCCTCTTCAATCTGATACAGATGATAATGCAGATGATGCTCCTGAAGATTTAGGTGCAGGTGATCCTGATGCGGATGGTGATGGTACTGATGAAGAACCTGATGATCTAAGTGGCGGTGATGATCCTGCAGATGATGAACCAGGTGATGATGACGATGAACAACCTGAAGAACCTGATATGGATGCTGATGATGAAGGCGAAGATACAGGTGATGATGGTGATGATCCATTAGCTGATGACTCTGATGGGGAAGATGATGAACCTGAAGATTTAGAAGATGGAGCTCCTGATGAAGATAGTGATGATACCGCCGATGAACCTGATGCTGGTGACGATACCGATGATGGTGATATGGAACCAGATGACTTAGGTGATGACGGTGGAGATTCCGATGATCCAGATGCCGGTGGTGATGATGGTGATATGGAACCTGATGATCTAGGCGATGGAGACGGCGGTGAAGGTGGAGATGATACACCTGACGCTGGAGACTCTTCTGATGGTGGAGATGCATCTGGTGGTTCTGATGGCGGTGAAGAAGGAGACATCAAAGGTTTAGAGAATGAAATCTTTGAAGATCTTACTGATGAACAGAAAGCCATTCGTACTAAAGAATTGAAAGATAGATTCATTGAGTTATATAATGTAACCCTAGCTTTCAAAGAGAAAGTAGATTACGTTAAGAAGAACTCTGATAATATGAAGATCATTACTAAGGTATCTAAGTCTTTAGATAAGTTATCTGATATGATCTCTTACTATATCACAAAGACATTTAATACTAAGTCTTATATTGAAAACAAATCTGACTTCTATTATTGTCTTTGGGTTTTAGATAGATTGAATGAATTAATGGGTACTTTAGCACCTAAAGAACCTATTAAAAAGTAAACTGTATACTCTTGTACAGTATAACAATATAGTAAATATTTTGGTGTCCCTATAGATGCCTGATATAATCAAAATACAAAAAATACATTTATAATCTCGAAAGGAGAAAGATTATGCCAGTTGTAGGTGAATCTAAACAAGACAACGTAGTATTTGGTCGTGGCTATAACACTTCCAGTACTCGTCAATATGCTTCTGCTATTCGTGAAATGGCAGAAAATATCCGTCAAGAGACAGGTGCTGAATTCTATACAGAAATGAGCCGTGTAATGATGTCTCCTGAATCCAATGAAACTATGCGTGATTTCTTCGTATCTGAATCCGCTGATATGGAAGAATTCCAAGCCCTTGGCAACCCAGGTGGTTATCAAGACCATATGGCTATGATGGAAGCTCAATACGAAAATGACCGTTCCAAATTATTGGAAAGTGCAACTCTTGGTGCATACAACCCAGTTATGGGCTTAGTATTCCCATTGCACAAAAACCTTTTGATGAACAACGTATTCGATAAAGGTGCTATCAACAAAGCTGTTGCTAAAACTCCTAAATTCACATTGACTATGAAGATCCGCAAAATGGTTACTCCAGATGGTCGTGAAATCGATATGTTCACTCAACAAAATGAAATGTTTGGTGCTATTCTTGCGACAGCTCCAACTCATAACTTGTTGGTAACTCTTCCTTTGGCTCCAACTGACACAACTGCTCAAGACAAAATCCGTAAAGCAGTATTTGGTCCTCAAGGTTTGATCCAAAATATCGATAACTTCTCTATCGAATCTGCAGTAACTCATATCGTAGTTAATGCTATTCCAAAAGCTGGTTACATGAAACCTAATGCTGCTGGTGATGCTGTTGAACCTGTAACAGCTGCTGAAATTACTGCTGCTGCTCCTATCGACGTTGCAGTACCTATTCAAGAATGCCGCTTCGAACCAGGCTATGGTGAAATCGACCGTCAAATGATGACTGCTTTCTCCGTAACTGTTGAACAAACTGCAGGTACTCCTAAAACTATCTCCGGTCATTTAGCTGGTTTCTTCAAAAACAACCAATTCATGTTGTACTGCTCCGACACTACAATTCAAAAAGTAGTATTAGCAGTTCGTCGTGAAACAACTTCTGCTATGCACAACACTGTAAGCGTTAAATGGGATTCCCAAACTAACATCGTTGAAATTCCTGATGCTTACCCAATCAATACTACAATCAGCCCTGAAGAAGTAAAAGATATTCAAGCTCTTTATAACGAAGATCAATTGACTAATATCCTTTCCTTGTTCAAAACAGCTCTTGGTAACTTCAAAGATGACAAAATTCATGCTGAATTGGATGAATCCTTCTTACGTATGCCAGAAGCTAACCGTTTAGCTGAAGTATTTGACTTCGCTCCACCAGAAGGTTATGCATTGGATCAAGTAGAATACCGTCACAAAACATTCATGGATGCTTTGGACAACTACGCTCAATATATGATCCAAGTATTGAATGACCCTAACATCACAATCTCTGTAATTGGTAACCCTGCGATCATTCGCAAAATCACACCAACTACTTACACTTACCAAGCTCCAAGTTCCATTGGTCCTGTAGAATTGGACTTCACTCGTACAGTTGTAACTTCCGACAAACGTGTTTACAACTTCGTAAGCTCTGATAAACTACGCAACAACCAAAACTTGATCATCTTGTTAAACCCTCGTAATTCTGATCGCATTATCTATTGCATCTATGATTACCAATTGTACTTATCCAATGAAATCCGTAATGCTCAAAACCCTGCATTGCCTGCAGTACATGCATTCGAACGTTTCAAATTGGTAGGTTATCAACCAGTACAAGGTCGTGTAAAAATCATTAACCCAACAGGTCTTCGTACACGTTATGAAAACACTGATCCTATCGGACGTAACTTGATGAATGATTACACTACATTCATTCCTGATACTATGACAGCTGCTGGTACAGCTGGTGGTTATCCTAACGCTTCTACTTACACTAAAGTAAATGACGCTAAAGGTGACATCACTGCTCCAACAAAAGTTGAATATGTAAAACCATAATTTAACTAATTAGGATTCTAGCCTAGAGCCTTCATAGGCTCTAGGCATTTTCCTTTACTTTCAAGAAGGGAGTTCTAGTATGAACAATTATGATTTCGGCGATTGCTTAGATATTATCGAGCAACTTCGTACAAATCAAGACCCAGATCTTCTAAGACAGTTGAATCATGAACTTAACTCTTTCTTTACTGGGAGTACTTGTAATACTGTATTGCTTTCTAAGAATACAGATACTCCATTCTTTGGTGTCTGTGTAATGCCAGTGATTAAAGATAATGATATCTATGATATTCTTCTGAATGATGCATTTGAATACAATAGTGATGATTCCAAAGCTAAAGTAAATAAGTACTATGTAGAGATTGATTTTAAATTATTCAATCCAATCTTAGACTTATCTAATAGAGAGATCTTAGCATTGATTCTACATGATATCGGTGCATTGGTTAACACATCTTCTCCTATCGATATTGCTAAAGCAGAAATCGATATGTACTTAGATAAAACTAATAGCGTTATCCGTAGAGCTAATACTGTAAACTATGCTGCATTATTAGCATTTGGTTTTAAAGATCTACTTTGGAAGATTACTTCTGTTATGTATAAAGACCATGATATGCTATTAGCTGATGACTTCTTAATTGGCTGTGGCTTTGGTATGGATCTTGAAATAGCTATCAAAAAATTAAAGAACTCTGGATATATCAACTATACAAATAGTGGTCCTAGAGATACATCTACTATTATTGCTTGGTGTCTATCTGTATATAATGATGTATTATCTAATCGTATCATTACAATCAAAGGCTTACGTAAAGCAATGTCTTACACTGCTATTCGTCTAGTTAAGCGTGAGATCGAACGTGTTATTACAGCACTATCCCGAATCGATGACAATTCTCTATTAGAAGCTGGTCCAATCGATTGGGCTAGAAAACAATATAGGGACACAACGAATTCTTTCAAATATAGTGCTATCAAAGATTATGAAAATGATCTCTTTGAATTCCAAATACGTTTACGTAATATTGATGAAGAAAATGATGCATTGCTATTATTGCATTCTATCAATACTCGTCTATCTATTATCGATGGTGTATTATCTGAAGATGATCTAGATGAAAAACTTAGATCTAAATATTCTATCTTACAGGCTAAATATATTAAGCTAAGAGAAGAGTTAGCTAAACGTGAAACTTTAAGAAGAGACTATAATCGTATCTATATCAACTATCCTGATATGGAACTTAAACGTAGATAAAAACAAAAAAAAATAAATACCCCTAGGAGATTGATTCTCCTAGGGGATTTTTCTTTATGCTCTCTTAACAAAAGGTTTGAACTCAAAGTTCTTTACTTCATCATCGTAATAAGAATATTCAAATTTGACTACATCATGTGGATTCATCATCTGCAATACAGATAACAAACCATATACTACTTTTACTAATTCTGGTTTCTCTTTAGCACCAATATAATTCCGTTCTAAACGATTATTAAATGCTTCTGTATTGAAATCAATAATATTTACAGATTCCAACTCTTCACAGGATGGTTGAGATATATTTTCAATACCATATTCACCATCCTTAATATTACCATCTGTATTTACATATAGGTTAATATTAGTAACCTCCCATGTTTGATATTGACAGAAGCTAGATTCTACTGTGTCAGATGATTCAATTGCAAACCATTTTCCAGTAGGACCTTTTGTAATTTTAATCTCATTACGACCAGTACCTAAAATTGTTTTCAAAATACTTTCTGCTAATTTATTCATGATATGACTCCCTTCTGCCTTTAGGCTTAAAACAATATAAACTATATCATCATATCACCTTAATAATATATGATTCTAGATATATCCTATTACAAAGATATATTATAACCCTGATTGTAGGATATTACAGTGTAGCCTACAATAGATTAATTATTATCTTATTTTATAGGAGGTAACACAAATGGCTCTTGGACAAGGCTTATTCAATCGTACTGGTGGATCCAGTCAAAAGAAATCTATCAATGTTTACTCTAATTACCGAATGACAAACTCCAAAGATATTAAAACCTTTGGTGGTTCTTCTATTGGTTTTACATTCTGGCAAGGTACTTTGAAAATTGGTATTGCTCCATTGAAAATGGTATCTGGTCAAGATTATCCAATGCCTGATCGTGATCGTGAAGTTAGTGCATATTTGAAACACACTAAAGCTCGTATCTTGGCTAAAGAAATTCGTCGTTTCTTAGCTGGCGAATTAACTTCCGTTGGTATCACTACAGGTGCTAATACATTCCTTACAGTTACAGATGGCTCTGACTTTGGTCTAGAACAACCTGTAATTTGTATCCGTAAATTGAATAAAGATCTTTCTGCTTTAGAAGAAGAGATCTTATTCATCTGTCGTACAGACTTACACTTCTCCGTTCATAACTTTGATAAAGAATCTTTCGATGGCGATAAAGACTTCGATAGCTACAAAAATATGGACTTAGAAGACTTCGTTCTTGTATTGGAAGAATATGCTAAATCTATGACTAATGCGTATGCTTACTCTGTACATGAAACTGCTCAATATGCTGGTAGCAATACTAATGCAACTATTGAAGCAATTGCAGAAAAGTTAGGGGTAAACTCTAATGCTGGTAATAACAGCTTTGGTGGTAGTTCCTCTAGTAATAGTGAATTCAAACGTGCATCTCTAGATGACATGTAATATTATAGGAGATAGAGTCATTCTCTATCTCCTTATTTTTTTGTAAGGATACTCATATGGAAGGTAAAACAGTCGCTCCTATATTTGAATACTCAAGTTTATTCAATACAGACTTATCGATATATGATGTAATAAAGTATGGATTTAAGAACTCTAAGTACTTCATTGATGGAATACTAGATCTATCTCAATTAGATATGATCTATATCTTTCAAGAACGTACTAAACCAAATCCATTAACTGCGTTATTAAAAGAAGAATACCAAGACTCTGCTGATGATTTATTAGAAGAGATTATTAATAAGTATGGTGAACTACTTTACTTTAATACTTATGAGACTGATCTTTATAGACTATTCTATAATATTATTGGCATCGAAGGTAAGAGCTTCAATATAGCTATAGCTGTAGATAATGAATATCAAGAAACTAATCTACGGTCTATGAGCTTAAATCTAAAAAACAAACTACGTATCTATAAGAAGAGAGATATTCCTTTAAATGAATATGATGCTATCTATACAGATAGCTTATTCAGATTAGAAGATTACTCTCCTAAAGTTGAAGGCAAACATGTCTTCGCTTTACGTAATGCTATCAATACAGATTATGACTATACATTAGGTAAGTATATAGTTCAAGCTAAGTTCTATGATATGTTTCCTAAGAACTTATTCTATGTCGTTGAACCATATGACAAATTAGTTAAAATTGCGAGGTAATTATGCATATCTACTCTAACATTGTAGAGCAAAAAACTTTACATGACCAAACTATGGCAGTGTTGCAAATCATTGCTGATTCTCTAGTTACATCCTTCGGACCTTATGGGTCTGCTACTCAAATTAAGAAAGATGATATTCTTCCTAAATTTACTAAAGATGGTCATACTATCTTGAAAAATATCTACTTCAATGGTACTTTAGAAATGAGTATCCGTGAAGTATTAGAAGACTTAACTTCTCATGTAGTTAAGAATGTTGGTGATGGTACTACATCTGCTATCTTATTATCTCAACTTATCTATAAACGTTTGGCTACTAAATGTGAACCAAATAGAGATAATGCTGAAATCTATAACTGGCATTTACCACCAGCAGAATTAGAACGTCAACTTAATGAATTGGTTAAACGTGCTTCTGAAACAATTATGTCTCAAACACGTGAAATCAAAACATATGAAGATATTCATAAGATCGCTCTAATCTCTACTAATAATAATGAAGAAATGGCTGAGTTAATCTCTGGTATCTATATGGAAAATGGTACTGATGTATACATTGACGTTAAACGTTCTATGGATAGTCAAGATTACATCAAGATCTTTGATGGTATGACATTAGATGCAGGTTATGCCGATAAAGTATTTGTTACTAATGAAGCTGAATCTACTGCTGAAATCAATGCACCTAAGATTTACTTCTTTGAAGATCCTATTGATACTCCAGAAATGATTAACTTCTTCTCTGCTATCATTTACCATAATATCATGGAACCTTTAAAAGATCGTCGTGAATTAACTCCAACAGTTATCATGTGTCCTAAAGTATCTAGTGATATTGCAGCTGTAATGGATCCATTGGTTAAGACAATGATGAATGCTAAAGCTAATAACTTTAATATTCCATTCTGTCTTGTATCCGATATCTATAAAAAAGAAGTACTTATGGACTTAGCTAACTTATGTGATGCTCGTACAATTCGTAAGTATATCAGCTTAGAGCAACAAGAAAAAGACCAAGAAAAAGGTGATGCTCCAACAGTTGATACAATCGTTGATTGGTGTGGTACTGCTGATGCAGTTGTTGCAGGTTATAATAAAACTAAAATTATTAACCCTAAACTTATGTATAAAGAAGGTACTACAGAATTCTCTGACTTCTATAAATCTATCATCAATAACTTAGAAATGCAATTAGCTCAAGCTAAACAAGATGGTAAGAACCTAAATGATATTGGTAACTTACGTCGTCGTATCCATAGCATGAAAGCTAATATGGTTGACTTATATATTGGTGGTTCTACTCCTGAAGAACGTGATAATCGTTTCGACTCTGCAGAAGATGCTGTATTAAACTGCATGTCTGCTGCTGAACACGGTTATGGTTGGGGTGCTAATATCCAAGCATTCAATGTATTCCATGAACTTCATAAAAATCCTGACAGTGGAATCATTAGTGTAGTATACAACTCCTATTTAGATTTACTTGCAAAACTTTATGGTTCTTCCCTTGGTGAAGTACCTTCCTCATATTCCGAAGCATCTGATGAAGTTAAAGATATGATCAAGACTACTATCGAGACTAAAACACCTATCAACTTACGTACAGGTGAAGCCGATGGTTTAGTATTATCTTCTATTAAATCAGATATCACTGTGTTAGACATTGTTGCTAATGTGGTTGGTATGCTTGTTACGACTAAGCAATTCCTTTGCCAATCTCCAGCACACAATATCTATAAAGATTAATTGTCCAGAGCAAGCTTACTAGGGTAGGAATTGAATTCCTATCCTGGTAAGAACCTCATTAAGGAGAAGTTTGGATGGCTAAGTTAGAAATGACTTTAGATGAATATGGAAAATCTCCTGCGGGTAAAGGTAATGTAACTGGCTCGCAATATTTAGCTGAAGCTTATAAGAAAAAATTTGAAAAGGTTATGTTAAGATATAATGGGAAGATCGAGCATAACTTCTTCAATGATGGTAAAAACTATTTTATTCTCCTTAGAGTACCATCAGAGATAGTACCTAAGTTTACATATGAAGTTGTATTTAAATTTTCTCCTAAGAGTGGAACTGATAGTCACTCTAGTACTTTGAAGAATTATAAAGTACAATTCTTTTCTAATGACCCAGCTTTCGTTTTCACATTTGCTCATGTATATAATGCAAATGGTATTCTAGTAGACGAATTATTAGATAAAGTGCCCGATGAAGTGCTTAAATCTAAGCCTAAAGAACGTAACCCCTATGGGGTAGTTAATTTCGCTAAAATTCTATATTTCGGGTTCCTATACATACGTCAACATGGCTATCTAGAGAAGCATTATTATGAAGAATCTAATTTAGTAATTAGAAATGCTAAAGATTTCTTCAAATTAGTAACCGACTGTAGTACTAAAGCACAACTTCGTCTTGAAGGTGAAAAGAATGCTCAAGCTATAGATCCGTTATTTAAACATAGATTACTCAAAAAGGGAGTTAAGTCTGGTGGTAATGCAAATAAGGTAGTTAAGCATATTGGTAAAGTTAGAACTACTAATACAACTGCCGCATCAATGCAAAGCAAGGCTCTTAGTAAAAATATCAAATCGAATATTAGGAGGACCAAGACTACGAAACGAATATAAAATCATATATTATAAAGATGAATAGTAATGATATTCGTTTATGTATGAGGAGGAAGTAATGCAACTAACAGAAGCATTGACAAGTAAAACTGTTCGACGTAACATCGAAGAGTCAGGGGAAATATATGACAGAGAGTACTCTATTCGTACTCCAGAAGCAAGAACGTTCTCTACGTCTATTAGACCAGAGGATGCAATTCCGCCTATTGATGATTGGTATCCAGCATCAGAAGAGGATAAAGTATTAAAGACAATTAGAGGCAAACAGATTATTGCTCCATTGTCTCAAATGCTAACTAATAATCAAGAAGAAAGTCTTATCTTTAACTCATTTGTATTGAGCATTAAGAAATGCTATTCTTCTGAAGAACGTGTAGATCACTTTACACATTATCTAAATTACTTTGAAAAATTCTATGATCCTGAACATGAACTAATTGCTATCTATGCAAGAATTAAGTTCTTGATTGATACTGATGAATCTAATGTATATGATCTAGATACATTCATGGCGGATGTTAAACGAGATATCTTGTTTAGTACATTTGCTAGAAAAGTAAAAGCATTGAATGAAGATAACTTTATCATTCATATTAAACGTAATAAGAAGAATGGTAATGTACTTCAATATGCTAATAAACATCTTCAAGCATTAATGGAAGTAAGCATGTTTCAATTGATATTGATTCCACTATTGATTCATTATGCTTATATTAAGAAGGTACAAAATATAGACGAGTATTTGATGAAATTCTATGATATCCTTATTGTAGATATGCATCCAGATATGGATCTATATACAAAGTTGTCTGAAACAACTGCTAGTCGTATCTTACAAGATATGAATAAGAATATTGGTGCATGGGATAGACAATTCATTCGTTCCCGCAACAAATTCTCTCATAGCTTTGATACAATCATTAGTATTATCATTCAAGTTATTCCAAAGGCTGTTTATAATGGTACACTATTGAATCTAATCTATGTATCTATTAAAAACAATATTAAGAATAAAGTTGTTAATGCTAAATATGAATTCGCATTCAATCAATTATCATCTGATCGTAATGAAGGTGATGATGATGACAATTCAGAATTCGATAAATTTGAAAGTCATCTCTCTAAGAAGAATGAAGCCTTATTGATTCATAATCAAGTAAACTTCAAGAATACTATAAAGCAAATTGAAGAACGATTTGGTCCATTCTCTAAAGAAGAGATTGATTATTATAAGATAGAATTATCTAAAGGACGTAAGTCTCCAATTGTACCACATCAAAAGATGCTAGTATGCTATCTATTCTATAAGTGGTTTGGAGATCCATCCTCTTTAGGGTCTATTGACTTAACTAACTATATCAAACTTATCATTGCAGCTAAACGTATATTAGCATCTAATGGCTTATATACAATGGAAGCAATCTTATCTGGTAAGTTTGTTAAAGTAATAAAACGGGTTAATATGAATAAGAAAGAGTTACTAAAGATTACCTCTTCTAATACATATGAATCTGTTGCATCCATTTATCGAAATGAGAAGATTACTAATCTACTCGTTTCTATGCTTGCTACTATAGTATCATCTAAGTTCCAAATTATTGATTTCGATAATAAGGAGAATACTGGTAAAGCATTCGTCCCACAACAGGAGTTACTTAATGAGGAATTCTTAATCTATGCAAGCTTAATCAATAATGGTTAATATTTTAGGGTAAGAGAGTTTAGTCTCTCTTACCCATATATTTTATTCAAAGGAGGATTGAATGATTAACTTAAATGATATGCCAGAAGGATTCTATAATTTTATATTTGGCGATGTAATTGTTGAAGAATTCTTACCGAATATAATTGTAGAATGCACTTATAGAGAAGAGGAAGTAAGAATAGCTGGTCGAATAATCATAGATAAAGAGTTGAATAAGATTACATTATTAAATATCGAATGTAATTTATATAATAAGTATGATCCAGAATATCCATTGGAGACTACATACAGATTAGCTAGAAGAGATAGATCTCGTATTGAAGATATATTAGCTATTTTCAGAGAAGCTAATAAGCAATATGGCTATACTAAACCTATTAGAACTATATCGTTATGATATAGGGAGGTGAAAATAATGGTTAACTTTAATGAAATAATCGATAGCATTAGACCATTACTATTTGGCAAAGTATCTATTAATGAATATACAAGAGAACTAAATATCCTTTGTAAAATCGATCAAGAAGATATTAAGATAACTGGTAAGTTAATGGTAGATAAAAATAATGGTCGTGTTAATCTTGCATATATTAATAGTAAGACGCCAGAAGATGATAAACGATCTGTTATGCTATGTAAAGCTAATCATGTTAAGATGGTTAATCTACTCAATAAGCTTGAAGAGTATAATAAGAGATATGGTTATGATCCAACTATTAGGATTTCAAGTAGATTTATTAATAAAGGAGAAGATTAATGCTTAGATTATGTGAAGTAGAAAAGGCAATGAATAGGATACTATTCGGTAAAGTAGTTATTGAAGAGACTCAAAATACATTTGCTGTAGAATGTAAACATAAAGACGATTACTATCATATCAAAGGTAGATTCGTAATTGATAAGGAAGAAAGTAGAGTAATCTTTGCATTTATTAATATGCTAGACTTCATTGAAAGTGATAGAATCTATCCAGTCAAAGAAGTTACTAAACTTGGTAGAGTTAATGATGATGCAATAGCTGAAGTATTAGAATCATTTGAAG